AAAATCATATTGAAACAGATTCCAAAATATTACACAACAGACGTGTCATTCTTGAAGGATACACAAACATTATTAAAAACCTATCGAACGAATGCAGAACAACCACAGGCCGATTTTGTGAAAATGCTGGAATTATGGAACGAGATGAAAAACGACACGGGATTCAAGGATAAATACCATTATATAGACTGGGCATATTGGGAACACCTAAATCATTCGGAAACATTTCTGCAAATTATGAGCATGTATAGTTTAGCATCGCCTTTTTTATCCATGCTGGTCCCGCTGATCATACTCATTGTGCCATTCTTTGTAATCAAATCCAAGGGTTTAGACATATCGATGAAAGAGTACATTGAGGTTCTAAAAGTCATTGCATCAAATCACGCAATAGGCAAACTTTGCACGAATTTCAATAGCGTGCCATTTGATCAAAAGATGTACTTGTTATTGTCTAGCGGCTTTTATTTGTTTTCTATTTATCAAAACTTTTTAACATGTGCACGATTTTACAAAAATATGAAACATATTCATACCTCCTTGTGTGGTGTGCGCGAATATATTACTCGCACATTGGACGGAATGACTACCTTACTGGTGCATACTGCGCCGCTACAAAGTTACGCTTTATTCAATGAAAATATCCGGACAAACATGGCAACCTTGAAAGAATACCAGTCCAAATTGGAAAATATTCAGGGAGACAAATTCACCTTTCGAAATATTCAACAGATTGGTCAGTTGTTGAAATACTTTTATGAAATGTATGTGAGTGAAGAATATAATGCCTGTTTTTCGCATTCCTTTGGATTTCACGGATATATAGAAAATCTAAATGGTTTAATGACGAATATTAAGGACAAAAAATTGGCCTTTGCGACGTACCAAAAGAAGAAAAAGACGATATTCAAAAAGGCTTATTATGCTGCCTTGATACACGAAAAATCCATAAAGAATACGATCAAGTTGGATAAAAATTTGATTATCACGGGGCCGAATGCTTCAGGTAAAACGACGACTCTAAAAACCGCGCTGATTAATGTGATTCTAACACAGCAATTTGGATGCGGATATTATAAGAGTGCCAACTTGAATCCATACCAACATGTGCATTGTTACTTGAATATTCCCGATACCAGCGGCAGGGATAGTTTATTTCAAGCAGAAGCGCGGAGATGTAAAGAGATTATAGATATCATTAAAGAAAATATGGAAGACCGACATTTTTGTGTCTTTGATGAACTTTATTCTGGTACAAATCCAGATGAGGCGGTGATGAGCGCAAATGCTTTTATGGAATATTTAGTGAAATTCAAGAATGTTAAATGTATTCTAACGACACATTTTATTGCCGTGTGTAAAAAATTAAATAAGCATCCGCAGATTGAGAATTATCACATGGAGACAAAAGAAAGTGGTGACACCTTTAATTATACGTATTTATTAAACAAGGGTATATCAGAAGTTCGCGGTGGAATTAAAGTTTTGCATGATATGCAATACCCCAAAGAAATTATTGAGAATAGTAAATTTCAAGAGGGCAAAAATGAATAATATGTATTCGTTTTCTATGATATAAAAATATATATAGTTGTTCTAATAATGTCTCTATCAGATATATTTACTCCGTCAGTAGTAATTTCTTTAGCCATTTCTGTATTATTAATTGGATTACTAGCGTTGTATGTTAGTAATAAGTTGAGCGAGCAAAATCATAAATTGAATTCTATGTTTGATTTGGTATCTACTTTAGCAAATGAAGTAAATATGGTTCGTAGCAAATCATTCCATGAGACACTACCACATTCTATTGGTGGCGGTCCATTACCTCAGGCAGCAGCCCCAAACACAAACCATTTAGTGAATATGATTGATGTATCTGACAATTCCGTTGTGGATGACGACGATGATAGTGATGGCGATGATAGTGATAGTGATGATGATAATGAAAGTGATTTGGATGGTGATGATGAAGATGATGATAAAACTGAGAATAGCAATGATGATAATGACGATGAGGATGATGACGATGAGGATAGCGAGGCTGATTTAGAAGATGCTATTGTTATACCCGAAACATTTGATATAACAGAGAGTCATGTTGAACTTACAGAATTAGACGAATTTACTTTAGAAGAAACGACTACACCAGGCAAGAGTGAGCAACATGAATCATCCAATGTGAAAAATTTGAATGTTGTTATTGATTACAAGAAGGCCTCCGTAAATAAATTAAGAGAGATAGTTGAGCAAAAGGGCTTGGCTAGTGATACAAGTAAAATGAAGAAGACTGACTTATTGAAATTACTTGAAGTATACTAAACGAATAATTTTCTCTAGTGTTATATAAAATAATGTCTTGGGGCACATGTTATTCTGGTTCAAATAATATTCATTTTAATTTTCCGCCGATTATGCAGGATGGACGCACCTATTCATCTTATCAACCCGAAGCGGTCGTAAATCAAAGAATACAAGAAGTAAATCATATTAATACAAATTGGAAGTATCGTCAATTTTTAACGCACAATGCCAATGAAATTATGAATTTTAACACGAGTGAGGCGTGTTATGTTATGGGATTAAGCCCTCATTATACGACAGATGCAACCCCATCTAGCAATGTGCCGTTTTTATACAAGTCCACTTTTGATACACGAAGTCCTGGGTTTGGATATCAAACAAGTGATTTGAAAAACCCTTATTTAAGTCGCCAACAATTACAGGCTAGAATGATATCGCCTTCAATTACGATGAACGCGGATGTCTAATACGCATAACATAAAATAAAAATCATAAACAACTATTTATGATTTTTAACGAAGAACCTGTGGTTTAATTTATAAGTGATGTCTATATGAGAATATTAAGCATAGATGTAGGCATAAAAAATCTGGCCTTTTGTTTATTAGAGGACGATAAAATTGCAAAATGGGATGTCATTAATCTTGCGTCTCAAGAGGCTGTCGCACTTTGTTGTGACGTTGATAAAAGCGACAAGTGCATCAAACCTGCAAAATTTATAAAAGAGAATAAACATTATTGTTTAAAACACGCAAAAAAACAGACATTTCAAATTCCAACCCCGGAACTGAAAAATGCCTTTATTAATAAACAAAAAATTGCAAAACTTTATGAAATGGCCGACAAATACGGGGTCACATATACAAATTCAACGAAAAAGGCAGACCTTGTAAAGGGTTTAAATGAATATATATCCAAAACTTGTTTTGACTCTGTAGATAAAGTGGACGCATCTGAAATAGATTTAGTGACTATTGGAAAAAATCTTAAAAAGCATTTTGACGAAACGTTTAGCGAGGACGAAGTGCTGGATTATGTCATCATTGAGAATCAAATTAGCCCGATTGCAAATCGAATGAAAACTATTCAAGGCATGATTGCGCAATACTTTATTATGAAAGGCGCCAACCCGAAGATAGAATTTGTGTCATCAATTAATAAATTAAAAGACCTCGTGCCTGCTGATAAAAATGTGAAACTAACCTATGGTGAACGAAAAAAAATGGGTGTATCAAAATGTTTAGAAATTATACAAGATACCTGTGGTTATCCCGAATGGGCGGCCTATTTTATGAGCCATAAGAAAAAGGATGATTTGGCCGATTCCTTTTTACAGGGTAGGTGGTTCAAGAATCAGCTGCCATAAATCAAATATATGTTATAGATAGGATAATATATATTGTCCGCGTAATACTTAAAATTATATGTTCTAATTAATTTAGTAATAGGAATGAACGGACCAGAAATGATTGATATTTCCAATTTTGATTTTAACGAATCTAATGGTAAAAGCTTAAAATCCAGTAATTTTGGTGGAGGTATTGAACTATTAATGAATGGCAAAGTTAAGGAAGGTTCCAACAAGGTATCAAGTGATATTGATATAGATGATTTGACCAATTTAGAGAACGAATTGAATGATTTAGCAGAAGACGCCGATGAATTAGGGGGTAGCGGCGGGGGGTCTTATCAGGCCAGGTCTGATTTGTTTGGTAGTAAATTTGGTGACATGGACGATAAACACTCGGTGAAATTTAATATGCCATCATCCATTGGTCAAGCCACGGCAAATACTGATGGAGGCGATGCAAAAACATGGGACGGATACGGCAAATTCAACGATATTCCCTTGAATCCCGATATGCAAGCTAGTTCTGCACAACCACAACTTAGTAAAGAAGAGTTGCTCAGGGAAAAGTTCAAGTATCTTAGAAAGTTGGAGGCCTTGGAGAAGAAGGGGGTGGAACTTTCCAAGAAGTACACGATGGATTCGCCGCTCCTAGAAATGCAAGGGGAATATGAGACAATCATGGAGGAAAAGGCAAAGCAAAATTCAGTGAAATTCCAGGGCAACATGTTGATGGCTTGTATCAATGGTATCGAGTTTTTGAATAGTCGTTTTGACCCGTTTGATATTAAATTGGACGGGTGGGGGGAACAAATCAATGAAAACATTACGGATTATGATGATGTATTTGCTGAATTGTATGAAAAGTACAAGTCCAAGGCGTCCATGTCACCTGAGTTGAAGCTATTGTTCCAGCTGGGCGGAAGTGCTATGATGGTTCACATGACGAATACCATGTTCAAGTCTGCCATGCCTGGAATGGACGATATTATGCGTCAAAACCCGGATTTGATGCGTCAGTTCCAGAGCGCAGCAACGAGTTCCATGGGACAGAGCAATCCTGGATTCTCCAATTTTATGAGCGGTCTAATGAATCCTGAGCCATCCGTGCCTATGGGGCGCGGTCCACCCCCGCCAATGGCAACACAAGGACAAAACGCACCGCCCATGACTCGTGAGCGTCCAGGTAACAATGCCAGTAGTTATGCTAGAAGTAATTTCGCTAATGATGGAATCAATATTCGTGAAAACGTGGCGGAATCTAGACGTCCACCACAACAACAATCACAGCCACAACCTAGTAGCGGCGGCCGCCCTGAAATGAAGGGACCAAGTGATATTAATGACATCTTGTCGGGTCTTAAAACCAAGACGATTAATATCCAAGAGGCGCCGGCGTCTTCTGTGAACCAAAACGAAAGCAGTACCATCAGTATTAGTGACTTGAAGGAACTACAAGGGGATAGTGTTTTACCAAAGAAGAGCAAACGTCGTGCCACATCAAATAAAAATACGATCAGCTTGGATATTTAAGAAAAAATGATTTTGATATAATTTTATAATGATATATCAAAATGAACGAGAATCAAGATATCAACGCCAACGTCGCTTCAATTCCCACGCACACACCCGCACCCGCACAAATGTTGACATCTACGGAAAAACACTATGTAAAAAAATATGAAAAAGAGAGTGAAAACCGGTTTACGCGTTATGTACCGATTGGAAATGCTGGGCTAGCGGGCGGTTGGCTGAACCTTCCACCAGCTACTGCCGCTAAAAAATAAATATAAGGAATTATTTTGTTATTTCGTCTTTACTTCTGCCAACTCCAACTCTGTAAATACGGGTTGTTTGCAACAAATATTTAATAATTGTGCTCGATTACTGCAATAACGCGCATTATCATTGGTTTGATTCATGCAATGAATATATATCATTTTGGCGTGCTTACAATCGTCATTTTTTATCATCGTCGTACATTCATGTTGTATCATGTTAGTAACATAGCGTTCGTACGCTTTCAATGACGTTGGCATATAATATATTATTGATTTTATTATATGTCAAATAAAAACGCATAAACATTATTTCTTTGCCCGCCGCCTAGAATTACGTCTACGTTTAACCCGTGTATTTTTACGCGTTTGTTTACTCTTACGTCCTTTATTCTTGTGTCGTTTTGTACGACCGCCTTTTATCCGATTTGCATTTTTCCGGGTTCTTGTTTTAGCAGACGGAATGGGCACAGCTTCCGGGATGGTCATTTCTTGTGGAACATAGTCAACCCCCTTGATATCAGCCCGCGCTTCTTGTATATTATCAAACACTCTTGCACATTGCATACGCAATTTTTGAGCGGTAGAAATAGATGTTCCTGGATGCAAATCTAGATCGACCACAACATAATATGAATTTTTTGCCTCGGTTTTTTGCGGATCTTTTAAATAATACGATAGGCTTTTTTTAATACTATCGTCATTGTCATTCACCACCACGTCTGCATTTCTATTTGAAGTGCTCTTTGGCAAGTCACGTTTTACTATGTTTGTTATCAAATCAATACAAAGCTGGTTTGTTTCGCATACATTTAGCGGTGTTTTTCCTGCCTTGTTTTGGATGGTAGCGTTTGCATTGTATTTCAATAATAATAATGCTATATCTTCATCATCATTTTTACATGCTATATGTAGTGGCGTATTCCCATATTCGTCCTTGGCGTTTACTAGAGACGGGTCTCTCTTTAATTCATCTTCTACATCCCGTAGGTTGTTATTCTTTATTGCTTCTATTAGCGACTTTTCACCACCACCGGATTGTTTATAATGAAATCCTTTAGATGAGGAAGTATCATCATTATCGGAAACTGACGACACATGAGAAAAAATATTCATATTTTGTGGTGTTTTGGGTCTAGATAATGGTGTTTCAGGTCTACTATTAGATTCTTCTTTAACTGGGGTTAACATACTCATACGTCCTGTCACTAGCGGATTATCTGAATCACTTCCACTTTCAATACTTGTAGCATCTTCATCTGTTGTATTTCCACTTGTCCGTATTTTGAGTGGTGTTCTAGGCGGGGTTGAATTGCTTTCTTCCTCTGTGGTGTACCCTGAACTTGATGCAGGTGCAGTACTAGTTCTAGGTGAACTAAGTGGTGTAACTACTGCGGGTATTCTAGGACGTTTTGCAGGTCTATTTTCTTCAATGCTTCCCGTGCGCTTAGCTAATTCAGTTTCAAGTCCTGGTACAGAGACAGGTGCCGGTATAAGAGCAGATGTAGGTGCCGGTACAAGAGCAGAACCAGGTGCCGGTACAAGAGCAGAACCAGGTGCCGGTACAAGAGCAGAACCAGGTGCCGGTACAAGAGCAGAACCAGGTGCCGGTACAAGAGCAGAACCAGGTGCTGGTACAAGTGCAGATTCAGGGGTTGATACAAGAGATAACTCTGTTGTTGGTGTGGCGGGTGCAGGTGCAGGGACAGCAACTGATTCGGGACTTGGTGCAGGTGCAGGTGCAGGTACAGGAACAACTGATTTAAATTGTGACTCTGTAGGTGTCTGTACAGGTACCGGTGCAGGTACAGGAACAACTGGTTTAGAAACTTGTGCAGATACAGGGCCAACAGACGCAGGGGTTGTTGATTTTGGTGCAGGTCCAGGAACAACGACATATTGTTTTGCAGATACAGGGCCAACAGACGCGGGGATTGTTGATTTTCGTGCAGGTACAGAAACTGGTGCAAGTTTTTTGTTCCTTTTTTGTTGTTCTAGCAATTCCGTTAGCGCCCAAGTTGAAATGGGTTTTACAATATCATTGGGTGTAACATTAACTTTTACATTTTGAGTAACAGGTGAAAGCACACTCCTGATAGCTTTTCTAATTTTGGATCCAGATTCCAATGCATCCCCCTTTTGAGCATCAGCTGGAATGGTATCACGCTCTCTCTTAGCTTCTTTTTCAAACATTGCAAGACTAGATCTATTTGGAATGATAACCGCATAAGGTGTGATTATGGGTATTTGTTGTTGCGGTAGAGTTATATTTGGCCGCGTATCAATTTGCCAATCGCCATACACCCAGTCGTACAAGTTGATGGTATACGGAGCACCTTGAATATACATGACATTTCCATGTTTGAATAACGTGTCCAATGTCACTTGAATATTATTATCCGTGATCCCCATTTCTTTTGCCTCGGTTAAGCTATATATTTCTTGCGGTGACTCATTCAATGTGCGCAATAATAAGCTATTAAATTCATTTCGTCTGAAAAATTGCATACATATTGCGTCGTTTTGTGCAGCGGATGTAGTGGCTGTTTGTGTAAACGGAAACATACCTCCATATTGTATCGGTGCAGTAGGCTGTACATTATTTACGATGGATTGCTTTAATTTCACTCTTGGGTCAAAACACACATACGAACTATTTACACCAGGTATCGTCATTTTTGGGTCATACTTCAATATGCGCTTCCCTGGTATTTTAGTATTCATTAAAATCGTCAATGTATTTGCTAATATAGACCGATCATTAACTATTACAGGATTACTTTTCGCGGCTTCTTCCATCACTTCGGCATTAATGTTTAATAACACCATGGCTATATCATACAAATCTTTGGCCTTTGTTTCCGCTTGTTTTAGTGTTTCATCCTTATTGTCCCCATCAGCTCCTCCTGTCTGGACTTGTGTGCCTGCCTGCCTAATCGAATCTAACGCGGCTTTTAAAACAGAATCCACTACGTCCACCCGACTTCCAATACCATTGGATTGCCTAATTGCACGAATAATGACTATAGAAAGGGCTACATTCAACGCCGCATTCACTAATTTGGCAATGTGGTTTACAATATTTTTCACGCGTTCAAATCTCTCAATACGTGGATCATCTGGTTTAAGACTCTTATTATTATATAATTTGGCAAGCGCATCCAAATTAGACACTATTTGCTGAATTTGTTCAACGGCAGCTTGGGCTTCTGCAATAGAATTCTTATTTGCCCATTCATCCACCTTATTGACCCACACGATTGCACTTTTACCCAATTCGATAGAAGTCTCTTCATCCTCGGGAGTCATAGACAAGGTTTTATTATAGGAAGTTTGGATGACTTGTTTAAGCCACATTTGAAATTGCTTAAGACGCGTCGCATTATACATTTCCATAGATTGCATCATAGATTCCTTGAATGATTGATATGTTTTAAGCAAGTCATTAAATTCCGTTAACACTTTAATCGTGACATCCTCATTCGGCTCTTTCAATATGCTAGTTATAAAGTTCTCCAATGAATCATAAATTTCGGTACGTTCGTCAGTATCAGTTATTTCTGTTAAAAATCGTGAATATATATATACTAATAAAGGTTGTATTTGAGGATTCTTGTACTCCTTAAATATTATTTCATACATATACCACATAATGTGTTGATTAATTTCAGCACTAGTATCTATCTGTTTAATTAGGTCGTATGCCTTGTGAACCGATTCATTACACCATATTGGATCCCCCATCAAAAGATAGACATTGTTTGCAGAATAATCAATATATGTGATAGCATTAATTGCAGAAAAAATATATGAATCGCCGTCCACGTTTGCATAGCTCGTAAATAATTGTGCATTAATCTGTATTCCATTCATCGTGTTTTCTTTTATAGTTTCACTTACATACATAGCACCATCTAGAGCTTTCCCTGAAAAATCCCCCGCATTGATTTTTTCAGGTTCAGGTGGATTGTTACTTGTATTTAAGCGACCAACATATTGGTCGTCGCTGGGTTGAATGGAATATATTTGAAAAAATAAATTAGTTATGCTACCAGCACTTCCTTGTTGCAAAAATGTCATATATTCAAGTATCTTAGTATTGTCTGTTATTCCAAAACGATTGTATATGGAGTAGATAAAAGGTATAAGTTTCTTAAATGCTTCGTCATTATATATGGCCTCCAATTGTGCCTGGTTATTAAGTACGCTTATACCTGGAAAGATTTTTGTCAAATTTTCACGAAATTCTTCTAGGGTTGCCGATGTTTCTAACGCATCAAATTTTGTTTTATTTGATTCAAATGCATTTTGGAGCTGCACATCGTTTATAGACATTTTAGAACGACCAATATCTTTCTGCACTTGTTCATATATTTTTGCCGGATTAGGCAGTCCTGTAGCAGCATCTACCAAGTCGCGACCTAATACATCTTTATATTCAGTCGCTATATCACGAGTTTCATTCACAAAAAGATTATATCCTATAAATTTTGCGTCTATACCTGGATAGTCTGAAATATTATCCTTAGTTATTTTTACTAATTTGAATGGGTCCAACAATGGACCGGTTGTTGTATTATTAATATTAAGTGCCATACTTATAATACATTAAGAATATGTTTTTAGTTATTTGTCATATTACCCCTTTGTATATCAAAATCATACAAAGCCTGACGTTGGGTTTGTTTTAGTTTATCCTGTTTTGCCTTTTCTAATATCCGCTCTGCATTTTTTATTTCCGCTTCTGTTATTATTCCATCCCCTGTAGTGTCAATGACCTTGTCCAATATTCGATACTTATGCGGTACTATGCAAAATCGGCTTTCTTCATTGAATAAGTGATCCGACAAAACAACGAATACAGCAGTTATAACTAAAGCGGTATAAATATCACGCGTGCCCATCCAGGCCATGGCAAAAACCAATATTTGTTTGGTAACAGATAATTTGAAATACTCTTCCGCGGATTTGCTAAATTGAATGGATATAAATTTGGATCCAATATTCAACATAATCATGATGACACCCGCGAAGAACTTACTTTGATTTAAATACATAATATGGTCATGTAAATACGAAAAAACGCCGGATACACCGCTTGAATTATTTTCAGGTGTGCCGCCGATTATAGGATTTAATGATTTGTTAGACGACTTGTTAAGTTTTGCCATTACTATTGCTTCTTATAATAAACGAAGATTTTTATTATGCCCAATTATGCCCAACTAAATGTTTTTTTGAGAGTGTATATATATTCATTGGCTTGTTTGGTTAGTTTCTCTGTATACATTCGTAGTTGACGTCTTCTCGGATTATAAAATCCGCGTATACCAGAAGTAAATCCTTCTTGATCGTTATCCCCACTAAAATAAACGATTACCAATACTATGAAAACAAGTGTAATTAAAATATGCATGTTCTTACGATTCATCCCTCTTATATAGATAAAATATTTTTATTGTAAAAATGTAAAAATATTTTTCAGTTGTTATGATTATTCTTCCTCATCATCATTAGACGATGCTGCATCAGCCGTAATCAAGGCAGAAGGGCTACTGGACCCCCCATCAGGAGGCGACGAAGTATACGTCTCCTCTTCAAAAGAATCCGGACTACTATACCCCATGTAATCACCCAATTCATTAGTTCTTTCAGGCCTGGTAACAAGTCCTTCCTTATATTCTGTCGTTTTATACAACATAGTGAATACGACTGCCGCGGCTATTCCGTAATTTTTATTAACAAGTGTCAACCCGATTATGGTAAGAACCACTATGATTCGTCCCAGAAATGTATTTGACAGAAAGGCCATTTTTTTGCCAGACATAAACAAAGTAATACCAACTAAAGTAATTGATACAAGAATAGAATAGTTTTTATTCATCACTATATAATTATACCTCATATTTTATTTCAGCAGTATTTGATAATTTATTATCTTAATTTTTATTAAGAAGAATGTCTTTAGCAATGAGTGCTGCTCCCTATAATGATAATGAAAATAATAATTCAAATTCGGCCATAAATAATAAGCGGACTGCAACACATAATAGAACACAAAAAAGATTCCCGAATCAATTAATAGATACGGACAAAATCAATAATGTGTTACAATCGATTCATAATTCTACCGAAAATACGGATGATTCGAGTGGTCTAGGAGATTTTAATCCGCCATCACCGCCTGTTTCTGCAGGGGTTCAACGGACGATAGATGCTGTACCCACGCAACCTCCTCCAGAGATGGCAAAAACCTTGGGGAAAACGCCTGCACCCGCACAAGAATACAATGACGAAAAATTAGAGTTGAATAACTTTAGTACAAATTATGGCAGTAAAATTACCAATGAAGAATACTATAAACGATTTATCCCAAATTTTGCAAAACAACAAATAGAAAATGAAAAAGTAAATCGTCCTTATTATAATCAATATCCTTCACAATCATATGTAGGAACAACCGACAACAACATGCTAATTGAAAAACTAAATTATATGATACATCTTCTTGAAGAACAGCAGGACGAACGAACGGGTTCAGTAACAGAAGAAGTTATTTTGTATTCCTTTTTAGGAATATTTATTATTTTCCTTGCAGATTCTTTTTCTAGAATTGGCAAGTATAAACGATGATTGTGAGAGAACTTAAGTATTGTTATAGTTATGTTGCATAGTACAAATAATATTATGCAACATATCGTGTATAGGCATGTGTGCTATGTGCCCAATATAAACACCTTTTCAGGATTGAAGACACCATAGGCAAAATTGTAAAAAAAATAGGCAGTGGGCGAAGAAAAAGTGGGCACCCCGGACATTTTAAGAATTCTTTTGTTATGAGAGATTTCTTCCATTAGCAAGTAGTCATATTTAGGCTTGATTGCAAAGAGCGACAACATAAATCCTTGTAGGAATAGCCCACTATCGTTGTTATCCGACGCACATATGCTGGCAATACAACTGACACATGGGTGATTATCAATGGTCACGCAGGTCTTCTTGAAAAAATATGCAGAACGAATACTATGTATAGCGTCACTGGTATCCATCAAATAATAAATATAGTAGTTGCCGGTTTTGATCAATTCTAGAATATTGGAAAGCTCCGGCGTAATGCTTATATGAAACTGCTGACTCACATTTGTTTTCATAAAATCCAAGAGAAACCGAATATTTTGCTTGTTGCATTCCACGATGGAATAGTTGGGTGGCAGTGACGCAGGTTTTATCCAATTGCCCGTATAAAACCCAAATGTAGAATAAACACAAAGCGGGACGATTCCAGTAAGTTCGCCTTCTCTCTTGAACAAATCTACATGAATCTTTTTATTCATATGACGCTGGTTATAATAATGCGTTTGAATGACTTGGGGGGCAGTGCCTTTTTTTCGGTTCGCTTTATCCACACACAAGTAATCCACGTAATATGCGTAGAATGCAGCGTCTTTACACCCATTATAAATCGTGACATGCAATGGTCGGGCAGTCATAACGGCGATGATTTTATTATTTGGAATAAGTTCGGTTGTTTTTGTATCTTGAATGAGCTGTTTTTCGTTGTAAAATGTAAAGAAGGACGGATGTTTGTGACCATGAAAATACGGGGCGATATTATTTTTTTTAGGTAAAAAGACATTGGTGCCATTTCGTAAAAAATGCACCTGAATAAAATTGACAAATTGTGTCAGCTTATGTGTAGTGCTAATCTTGTCAAAGAAGATGGTTTCTATGTCAGTTAAATTTGTGTATCGGTTCTTTTGTGGAAGTTCCTTGTTTATAATTCCGCATGGGAACAGATAATAATAAAAATCATAGACATGAAACACTGGTTGATAATACCAAAAACCATAGGATAGACGAATATATATATATACTGCAACTATCATGAATACAATACCAAGTATGATGTATGGATAATATTCGTACATGTACATGTCGTAACTGATAGACTATAGTGTATTTAGATAAAAATCTGCTATTTTGAACACGGCCTATTCAGTTCCAAAATATGAAATATTCTTCTACACCTTCATATGGCGGTCTACCTCTTTTTTCTCTCGATTGTTTGATGGACAACATGCGTTGCTTTTGTTGCACATAGTAATTGCAACATATTGACCAATTTTTACAATCATTATCAGTATATTTTTTGTTGCATAATTTCAAAATATTGTCACAACTCTCTGCCTTCAACACTACCTCGTTTTGTTTCATAGTAATATTGATATAACCCAATATTATTATGGTATTTGTTCAACTAATTGGGCTTTACGAATATATACAAGTATTGATATTCATAGCCTACCTTTAATAAGTCAATCTTACCTTGCAAAATAAAGCCAGACTCTTGTGCCATGGTAACAATGGCTTTATCCGGCTCCATATAAAATATATGCTGGTTTTTGCGTACCTTGTCTCCATCATTTTCCTTAAATTTCTCTGTAAAGGTGGCCATATTTTTATCAGTATCTAAACTGAAATTGGCGATATATTCCATATTGTTAAATATCACTCTAGATTGCGTAATGCGCTCCTTTGCATACTTTTGCGGTGATACTAAAAACAACGGATTTGCAGGTGGAAGAATGGGGTCAAACATGTCTCTATCAACTATATGTACGACTAAAAACCCACCTGGCATGAGCCATTTCATGGCATTATTAAAAAAGATAGTCTTGTCCTTGAAATAATAGATGCTAAAGTATAAACAAAGGATATGCGTGTAGGAACCCGGCATAAACAACGACGAATCCATCACGTTTCCTTGAACAAAGTCAAATTGAGGATAGTTTTCCTGCGCCTTTTTCACCATGGCGTCGGATATATCCACCCCGGTTGCCTTGACACCTTGACCTTCAAGTAATGCTACATGATGTCCTGTGCCACTCCCAATGTCTAATACTATACTTTCACTCGTTGGTTTAGTGGCATTTAATATTTCACCAATCTCATATTGATCTTTCAACTGGTTATATACTAAATGATCATATACATTTGCATAAAAGTCGTCATAAACCGCAGGGCCTTCTTTTAAAGTAAAGCTATTAGATTGTTCAAATCCCTCGAGACTGGTTGATTTATTTCTACGCATTATCGTCTTGAATAATACTACAACAGCCAGCAATACAGCAACAAGTATTAATACTATTGTCCAACCAGACAACTCATTCAACATGGATGTTATAGAATTATTTTTCATTTATATATGTTATAGTCATATTTTTTTTGTATAAATTATATTTAATGAATGCCGATTCAGAAATTAATGATATGCGTGAACAAAAGGACTTTAAAGGCATTACATTTTCTGGGTTCAAAAAGGCAGAGGTCAGAAAGGAATTACTAAATAGTTTAATTAATTCAAAACTTGAGCCATCCTGTTATTGGAGCGCTGAATTAATATGCGCTGGGCATTTTGCCGACTTGTGGGAAATCATATTTTTCTTTTATAGTAAACATATCCATCTAGGTAACCCAAAATTGGCCATCTATTTGGAGATGCGTATCAATCAATTCAAAGATATTGTTACTGGAGGTTATAATGGCAATGAGATATGCATGAGAAATAACGATAAACTAAGAAAATTAATGTGCGAAATAGTTTGTGTATTGTGTGAAGTAGAGAGAAAACATTCCTTTGAAGAACTAAAAATTAATCCAGAAGATTTTGACATGACGCATTTAACCGACAAATTAAAAGCACCCAATGTATTGTACGCAAACGATGTTTTTCAAAAAGACGACCCCAAAGAATTGTACATTGCGATAAATGAATTGTCGTATAATGTGTCTAAAGATGGGAAAAATACTATAAATGCGTGTTATTGGATGGAATGGATTATGGAGTTCAAAAATATATGTAAGGCAAAGCGTGAACAATGCATTTGTGATCGTAGAGATTGGGCGCCTGTAGACAACAAAGGACAGATAGATGTTGTTTGGATAATTTGGGACATTTTTATGAGAGAAGCCGACCAACGCAAAAATCCGCTGATTAAAAAGATTATCAATAGCCTGCTAGCGTTGTTTACCTTGAAATATTCAACAACCACCTATAAAAAGCGCAAGTTTATCATGTATTTTATTATATCCTTGTTGGTTGAAAACCCAAAAATAAGCGGTGAGCTAATTAAAGAGCCAATCAAAGAGAAGATTTCTCTCGTCGTGAATAAAATCCATCTTGTTTACAAACAAATAAAACGAAATGAGCGGCCGCCAGAGAAGGATAATTCATTACATAATGTAAAGCACACGAATTTAGAAAGGACGATTGAAAAATTGGATAAAATAAACAATTTTGGAGAGACATTTATACCCCGAATATAATTATATTTTATGGCGTATATATAAGATGAAATCTATGATAAGAACTAGACGTCATAAACAAACGCGCAGACAACGAACACGAAAACATTCCGGAGGAAAATCCACAACATCGTCATCATTGCCTGCGTTTGAAAGTGAGATTACGCATAAATTTTTAGAGATGTTGAACACAATTAAGTTGTTTCATTGGAAAACATATAGCTATGCAACGCACAAGGCAACCGACGATTTGTATGCTAAACTAGGTGATAATATCGATAAGTTCATCGAGGTTTTACTCGGTAAAGCACAGAATCGTATCCAATTCAAGCCGAAGAATATTTACTTGAAGGATATCACTAACCCACAAGAGTTCAAGAGAGAAATAGAATCCTACAAGAGTTATTTAGTTGGATTAGACAACCATAAAGGACTTAAAACTATGACTAACACGGATCTGTTCAATATTCGCGATGAGATTTTAGGAGATTTAAACCAATTCCTTTACTTGTATACCTTGAAATAATAATTGAATAAATAAATAGGATCAAATAGAATCAAAATACATATATAATGAAAATTTAATATATGTCTTTTATTTATAATGTTTGCTTCAAACAACGATTCTTTTCCAGAATTACTTACGAATAATCCGGCCTTGGAAGTTGAATCCAGTGAAAGTATATTTTCTTCGTGGTGGGTATGGTTGTTCATCATTTTATTTTTGGGCTTTTTAGGGTTTAATATATTCACCTATTTAGCAAAGGGTGAACAAGGTGTGAATAATATTCTATCACCTTTTTGGACATATATATTGTCATTCTTCAATTATACGCCAGCATCAATTACTGCATCATCTTCCCCTGTCGAAACGGATGTTGCAACGAGTGTGAAGGAAACAAAGGATGCACAACCTTCCAATGCATCTGTCTCCAAGATGAATCCTGATACGACAGATTCCCCAATGCATGACAATGCACAAAATAATGCATTGAATCGAGCCTTAAACATATCGAAACACCAAGAATTGACAAAGCAAGATTATGTTGCAAATGATTCATACGACAGCACGCAACAAGGCAAGGCGGGTTGGTGTTATATTGGAAGCGAACAAGGGTATCGTAGCTGCAGTCAAGTTGGCGAGGCAGACACTTGTATGTCAGGCAATATATTTCCGACACAAGATGTTTGTGTGAATCCCAGCCTGCGTGCCTAAACATTTATAGCCCACTGGAAATTTATTCCCGCTATTTGTCATAATATATCGTTGTCTAGGATAATAGGTTGGCAAAAAATCATCATAGCACAATTCCGTAATCGGCCCAGGTACATCAGAACTAGAAGTCGGGTTGCAATTATTACTAGTTTGCGTAGATGATATAATTTCTCCAGTGCAAATATTTTCCGTGATGTTGCAAATGAGATTTCCGCCATCTGGAATTACCACTCTAGGAGGAGTAGTCAATGGCGGATTAATATAAGGCAAATCTTTTATAATTTTTGTTGGGTCTGGGACTATTTTAGGAGGTAATGCAGGTGAAGGATCCACATTCCCACCACCACCGCCACGTATGTCAGCAGGATTAATGTATATAGGACACTGAGGTATGATAGTAGGATTCATTGAAATATTGACTATATTTACAGGATTATTTGGGTTAACCGGTAATTTTTTAGGACGCGTTATTACAATCGGTTCTGGGCAAGTAATGGGTGTATTCGCAGGTGCACCATTGTCCAAATAAATAGTCTTGTAATTGACGCGTCTTAAACTTTGTGTATTTGGCATCGAGGTGGTTATGGTTTGTGATGCCCAGGTTGTGTTACGATTTACCCATTGGCCTTTAGCTATTTGTGAATAACGCTGATTCTTGGTAATATTGCTGCTATTATTCTTATATTGGAGTACGTTACCTTTGTTTAACATGGCAAATAGTTCTGCTTGTTGCCCAGGTTGATATATATTATTTGTAGTATCTGTTGAACATCTTCCTTGAACCCTACTCCAAACACGCGGTGGACGGGGGGGTTCACCATTAAATGCAAAGCATGCCATTATATATAACCGGGTATTTTCTTTGGTTCAAGCACATAATTGCAACGTATAACATGATATAGCATATAAATATCATGTTAGTACATAAATGAACAATGTGATTACGGGTTGTACATATCCTCGTTACCAAAAAAATACCAACGTAAAGACAAGTAGTCGGGCTTCTTCATCTCTAAATCACTTGAAGAATTATCCAACAACTTACGATTGGGTCCGCGGTTAAAAAGCGCCAATATCTTGGAAGCTTCCAAGGCAGTATTATAGTACCATAAATTAGAGACATATCCAGAGAACCCTCCATTTGCACAAAGCCATACGTCCCCATAATTTTGTTTGGGAACTCCTACCAATACAATACTTTGGGTGATGACACCATTGATGTAAATATCCAACGTAGTATTCTTGCATCGAATCACCACATTGACCCATTTATTGAGCGGTATATCTGGAATAGTAATTTCTTGATTCATATCGTTGAAAGTATTCATAATCACCACAAGAGAATTGGTGTTGGGAGCAAGATATAATCCTGGGGCGTTATTCGGGTAAACCTTTCCGTCTTGCGCAATCTTGGAAGGGTCGTCCCCTTTATGGAAAATATGCTTATATTTACCAGGGTTATACATCAAGTCTTTTATATACACCCAAATCGACCAAGTAAATTCGATGCCTTCTTCTTCGTTTTGTGAACGACCAATAGTTTTAGAACCACTCATAGCAGGATTTTGACTAAATACTCTTAATTGATTGGCTTCTTGCATTCCGTCAATTAATCGAGGCGAATTATTTGGTCCAAACCACCAACTGAGCAAACTAATTCCTAAACGTAGGAGTATAACAAATATAAAAAAGGTGAGTAATAGAAATGCTACTTGTGCTACTAGACTATTTGATTCTAAAAAATCTTTGGTAGCATAGGGTGAAGAACTGATTGAGAATTGATTATACTTTGAATTATTATCACTGAACATATCCATAATATATACTATATAGATAATTAGATATTATAGATAATTAGATATTATAGATAAGAATTATACAAAATCTAGATTGTGAATTGCGCCTTTTCTTGGTTATCCGTCAACAATGCAACTTTCACCTTGTATTTACCAAACAAATTGGCAAATAATCCTGCACCATAACCATTCATATAGGTATCCCATGCCATTTGTGGGTTAGAAGCAGAATTCCAATATTGTAATTTGCTGGTCCATCCGTTAAATCCACCATTCGGTGTCAAGTACACCTTTGCATTGGGAGATATTTTGGCCGTGCCAGGTAAAATACCAGTGCGCACAAGTTTACCATCTATATATACATCTAAAGTTCGTCCATATACACTGAAGAACAAATTGACCCATTTTTGAATAGGAATATTGACTATTTCTAAATAATGAACCATGCCTTGGGAATCAGTAGAAGCATTTGTATAACATGTAACTGCAATAGTTAGGTTATTTTCTTTACCACCTAATATGACAAACGGGCAAGGCTGCAAACTAGACAAATCATTTGGGTTGTTGCTTTCGCTCGAGTTAGATGCATCAACGCCATTAGTCATTGGTTCAGATGCCAATGCAGCACCCGATCTACCTAAAATGATTTTTTGCTCACCATAACGATAATTCCAATCATTAATATAAAACCAAACAGAATAGGTAAAGTTGCCAGAGTTCATATTGTTTGCACCAGAACTGGTTGGGTCAATCATGGTCATAACATTTCCCGCCGTGATATTGGCGTTTAAGGTATCTCTTTCCTTTGTAATGTAATGAATAATAATGTACAATAGAATTAGAATTACAAGTATCCATAAAATTGTTTGCCACTCCATATTATAATATATATCCGCATAAAAAAATATTAAATTATATAAAAATATTTTTTTACTGAACATTCTTCTTAACCAGTTCTTCATTGGATTCTGCATATGAAAGCGTCGGTGGCGTTTTATTTTTTACAGAATTGTATAACATGGATATTTTACTTGCATCCAGCGTATATTTATAATATACAACATTACAGATGGCTCCATTAATACCATTTGCATCACCAATAGTGATCGTGTCAAGTTCCATATACGGCACAATATTTTTAGCGGATTTCACAAGTTCTCCATTGTAAAAGATATCTAAAATACCGCCGCTATAGTTAATCACAAGGTGATTCCATTTCTGTAATAATACATTTTCTAACTTGTAAATAATGACGTCACCATGTTCATCCATATCCATGTTACTATGTTCTGCCATGTCTTTGGTAAAGTCTTTTATTTTGGCAGTAATCATCATGGTATTATTATCTGCCTTGTACAATATGGCCGGTTTTCCGCCGTAGTTAAATACGGGCGTATATTTATTAAACGCGGCACTTGTATTCGGGGGTACTGCATCCAAATATAACCACAATGACATTCCATAATTGTAGACATATTCCGGATTGCTTACTTTGCGGTCGATATCATTCAACGACATGTATCCCGCAATCGTATAAGGTTGATTTAAAATTACGGGCTCATTTAATAGTATTTTGCCGTCTTGTACCCACTGCATTAGAAGTGGGACACAATAATACAAGACAATTAACAATATGCTTATACCTAGCAAAATAACCTCGGTGGTGTTTGTTTTTGCCTTTTCCTTGTAATAAAATGCAACCAGCTTATCCAAGACGCCTGCTAGAATGCATGGAATATACAAGAGGGTATTTACGATTAATCTAAACCAGGGTGAGCTTTGAATAATAGGACTATTCATTAACATTTTATACACCAATGTAAGAATCGTGGTAATAAGTAATATATTAAATATAATAGACAATGTATATGAAAATGTGGAGGAATGGGCAGATGTATTAAAACTGATTACAAAGACGAATAATACTATAAGGGCTATATAGGACATTCCTATAGCGAATTTAAATAGGTCAATCACATTCTTTGGCACAGGATTTACAGAGGCATATATATCCGTTTTGGAATATACGATAAAATAATATAGAACAACCGCAAACAAAAAACACCCTATAATTAGAGATGACAAGGTAACCGCGCTGAAATAATTGGTGGTTAAATGCAATAGGTCGTAATAATATAGGATGAATACCAGGACAAGAAACAGAAATAATATGGCTGAATATTGCAGCCGGATGGCGGTCAATGTGTTATAAGTGACATATTTGAACGGATTATATTTATAGGTCAACACAATGAGCACGACAAATACCAGAATAGCTATAAAATCACTACTCATTGAATATAAATTTGTTTTGGTTGTTTGATTATGTTGATTATCTATATCTATATTGTCCATTCTTATTATATATATACCAATAAAAAATATATATAATTTTACATTAGACTGGCAAATATGAAACAATATATAATTAATTTGTCGTAATCGGAAGAATCGTATTATTGCCGTAACATTCACGGAATTTATAATATCCAATAAATACAGATGCCGCTACAGTCACCACGTTGTTGATAATCATAAGCGTGCTTTTCACTTCTGCCGCATATACGACCCATATGAAATTGCCGACAATACGTAGTACGATAAACCACGTATTGAAATCTCTCGTTGATTTTGTTCTATATGTGTGTATCATTTGAGGTAAATTGTAAACTACATTGATCACATTCGCAATAATTAAAAATACATTCATTGTGGGTGACACATCTGGATCCATTTGTCGCTGTATTGGTATACAACAATATATTTATGTGTGTTCATTATATTGATTATGTAGTTACATGCATGATTACATATTTTCCATGGCTGTTTTTTTTCCATGACATTCACGGCATAGTGCCACTAAATTATCCACCTCATTACTGCCTCCGTATTCTAACCGCGTTTTGTGGTCTACCTCGAACCAAGCCGTCAATTGATTATTACAATCACCGCATTTCCAGTTTTGTTGTGATGCTACAAATTTTTTCTTGGTCTCACTTACAGAACGTTTTGTGGCGCGTTTCCCCGATTGAAGAATTCGTTGCTCACTTGGTGTATTTGTCTTCATAAATGAGGACATGAAACCACCCGTTTTTGTTTCGTTGTCACCACTCCCTCCACTTCCACCACTCTGGTCATTCGTTGTAAAATCCAGTATAGGATTGATAAGATTGAGAGACCTCTTGTCTACGGGCATGTATTTAACAACATTATTTGCATGCATTAACATGTTTTTACATTGTGCTGGGTTGCGTTTCAAAAGTAAATAAATGCCGACTCCTAAAATGCCATAAAAGGCCATTTGATAATATTTTTTGCCTGCCATGAACATTTTGGTGTATTTATTATCATGATATGTGTTGTATATTAAAAAGCCAGTGACCAATATTAATACTATTTCTATGCGCATCTATATACTGCATATAAAAAGAATCTTGCAAAATCTGCAAAAAATTAAAACATATATGTGATATTTGTTGTCTTATCATATTTGCTCATCAGTCCAGTACCGGCTATATGACCCCACATGGGAATAAATATTTCAGTAGCTTTGCCTAGATACACTGATGAAAAGCAATATAAGCTTCTAGAACATATTACTACATCACATTCACATAATAAGGACAAATCAAGGTCCATATCCTTGTTACGATATACTGGATAGGGTAAGTTGTTGATAACCCCCAAGGGTGATGCTACTATAATGACCTCATGCTCAGGGTATTTTGCCTTGGCCGCATTGATAAATTCTTGTACTCTGTGCTCTGCAATGGGTGCCTGACAATCGTGTGTATTATAATGTCTACCCCATCCATCAATAGCAATACCACGCTGCTCAAAAAATCGTCGTTCTTCTTCCAAGTCAATATTTATCTTCCCACTATTCAATTTATCACAATAATATTCACTTGACACACAGCCGTCATAGTCTTGTCTGGAACTAACATCATCTAAACGTAAATGCACCGCAATAGTTTTATTGAATGGAATGTTTGGAAAAGTGAACTCTTTTTTCAATATAAGCGTATCTAATATGTCTCTCATTTTAGGATAAAGGTGTTTTTTGAAATAACTGACTAGATCACATTCTATTTTTTTACATACTTTCATATTATTTCCTGGCCAGTCCTGTTGATTTTGCTCTACAAAATGTTCCGTCCATAAATGGTCATGACTACCAAGTTCTTCGCCTAGTTCATGATTATATTTATGTATGAATGTTCTAATCATTTGCATATAAATGCTGTCCGAAAACATTATCCCTGCACTATCATGAATAAACCATTTATGATAATGTGCATATATTATTTGCATAATATACCAAGTTAGATTCGCCCCCATTCTGTCCGGCCTGCCTATTAAAATAATAAACATTGCTTATTACAAATAATTTTTATAAAAAAAATGGATTTTATACAAATTAAACAACAATAACCCATGTAAAATGAGCTAAAATAAATGGTTCAAATCTGTTACCAAGTTATCTATAACAATGTTATGAACGGGTGTTTTAAATAAATATGTTATGATCAAGTTATTAATTTTATGATTGTTAGACCCAGTTTCTGTTTCTAAAAACGATGAATAACACATTATAAATCCCCACAGATCGATTAGCTTGAGAAATACGTTTTTAAAATATCCAATCATGTCAAACTGGCCGTTTCGCGTATATTCAACTAACACTGCCGTTAAATAAGGAATGATGATATCATCATGAACATGCAGATCCTTATTATTTGTGATTAATTTCCATACAGATGTAATCGTACTCATATGTCCTAAACCTCGTACATGAATCCACTTGTCAACATACGTTTTTAAAAATGCACTAATTGAAGAACTATTTAATTGATCGCTGGAATTTAAAAAATCAGCATACATTTGCTTAAATGTATTATTAAATAAGACTATTGAAAATGGCAAATTATATTGGAAAGGCTTGTCCTGCATAATATCTGGTATGCTGTTTCCAGTTGTATATGTGGATAATCCCCAATCAATTAATCTTACGTTGATGGTCTGCATATCAACTAACATGTTTGACTCCTTGATATCCGCGTGATATATATGAAGTTTATTCATAGGCAATATGCCGTGTACAAGAAGATCTATCATATGGGTATTTAAAGTTTGCATGTCATCGAGGGATAATCCAGAATCAATATATTCTCCTAATTCAATGCCCCCATCTGGCAAATTTAAACTATACACTTTTTCAAGCGATTGGTTAATGTTTTTAAGAGTAATATTTCGTTTTTTAAGTGGCTTGCAATTTAGATTAAAGTTACTCAAGTCCGCTTTTGTCAATGGCGCAGGATGACAAAGATTTGCGCCTTCAAGTATAAAATATCTAGTATAATGCGGTATTCTTTGTAAAATGGGCAAATATTTCATAATACCTGAATATTCTCTCTTGGCATGTTTTACCAACATTAATTTGGAAATGGATTTGGAAGAACGTTTTCGGCGTCCCTTGCATTTCAATGCAGGACGAAATACACACCCATAACCGCCTGACCCTATAACGTTGCCTCCATGTCGTCTACGCGTATGGATCCTTCGTTTTCTTTGTGTTTTTCTATGTTTTATTGTTTTCATGAATGGATTATTATATTATATTATTGTGATATAATAATTTGAAAGTCGTCTTATTTATCATATAGATAATATATGATTGACCCGACCAGTAAAACCATTGCTATATATGCCGCCTTTTCTCTCAACCGATAATATTCACGAAACTTGACATCTTTTGGTTTATACGCTTCATAATATTGAACGTAAAATTCACTTAAACTAATTTTCGGTTTTTCTAGTTTTTCATTGATTTTATTATGGATAAAATGCATCCACCTAACGAAAGATTCTCGAGAATCTAAATAAGGTGTCAACGGATATTCATCTAACAATTTGCTAAAATCCGTAGCATGTTTTTCAATAGGAATAAATAAGGGCAAGCTTTGTATGAAATCATAATATTTTTTTTTGGTGACCGCATTTGGATATATCGGATAATTTAATGCAATAGTATGTAAGAAAAACCAATAATGTGGTCCGAAAACTTTTGGATCTAATGCCATTATACTAAAAGATATATAAAAACATTACAAGATAAACATATAATGTTTAAAATCATGACTCATACTCAATGTAACAATTGTGGCAAACAAGGCCATTCTTTTCATCAATGTAAATTACCGATAACAAGTTATGGAATTATCGTATGCCGACCAAGCAGTCAAGGGATGCAATTTTTAATGATTCGGCGTAAGGATAGTTTTGGATATATTGATTTTATACGCGGTAAATATTCTCCGTATAATATTGAACAATTACAAAATATGATTAATGAAATGTCTATAGTTGAAAAAGAACGAATTTTAAAGGAGCCGTTTAATAAGCTATGGGCTATGATGTGGGGGAGCACTACGGATACTCAGTTCCGCAACGAAGAAGCTATTTCTATCAAAAAATTTGAATTAATCACAAATGGAGTTTATATTAATAATGTAAAATATACGTTGCATGAGTTGGTCAAGAATAGTGATACAACGTGGACGGAGACTGAATGGGAATTTCCAAAGGGGCGTCGCAATCCACAAGAGAAAGACCTAGATTGTGGGCTACGTGAATTTGAAGAAGAAACCGGCTATTCCCAAGATACCATTTATATCATCGAAAATATTTTACCTTTTGAGGAGATATATATTGGATCAAATCACAAATCTTACAAGCATAAGTATTTTTTGGCATTTATGAATGAAGAAAATAATCAAGAAAGTGACGATGTATTCAATATGCAAAATTATCAAAAATCTGAGGTCTCCAAATTAGAATGGAAAACATTCAACGAATGTTTAAAATCAATTCGTCCATACAATTTAGAAAAAAAGAAAATCATAACAAATATTCATAACTTATTACAACAATATAAATTATATTATTCTACATAGTATATAATAGTATGGCACATGAATTAAAACAGGAATATGATTTGAATCAATGTAATAAACCTGGAAATGAATATAGCAAAGAGTGTAATAATTTTCTATTAAAAAAGGAAATCATTGAATCCAATTATTTATCTGAACATCCCAATGAAAATGCCTCTTTGTATCCGTCATTAAATGATCCCAATTTTATCATTAAAATTGCGGAGAAAAAGGAATTCAATGATACCAAGTATGATGGAGAAGTCTACAAAGATATACAAGCTCGTGCGGATATATTGAGTAAAGCGGAGTTTGAATTGGCGCCTCATCAATCATTTGTTAAAAACTTTTTATCGTCGTATACACCCTATAATAGTTTGTTGTTGTATCATCAATTAGGCACAGGTAAAACATGTAGCGCCATTGGGATTTGCGAAGAGATGCGCGCTTATTTAAAACAAGTTGGTATCCAAAAACGGATTATTATCGTGGCGACGCCGAATGTGCAAGACAATTTTAGGTTGCAGTTGTTTGATGAGAGAAAGCTCAAATTAGTGGATGGCTTGTGGAATATTCGTGCATGCACTGGGAATAATTTAATCAAGGAAATTAACCCCATGAATATGAAGAATTTGCCAAAAGAAAAAGTGATTAATCAAATCAACACACTAATCAATACATCATACTTATTTTTGGGATACGACGGATTTGCCAATTATATTACAAAGGTATCCAATATGAATAATGATAACCCTAGCGTAGCGCAAGTCATAAGAAACTTACGTGCGGAATTTAACGGAAGATTAATTGTGATTGATGAAGTCCACAATATAAGAATATCCAATGACAATGAGAATAAAAAAGTTGCCACGTATTTAATGAAACTCGTCAAGTCAGTTGACAATTTGCGTCTATTGTTGCTTTCTGCTACACCAATGTATAATACGTATCGTGAAATAGTATGGCTTTTAAATTTGATGAATGCAAATGACCGCCGCGGACTCATTGATATTAGGAATGTGTTTGATAAATCTGGTAATTTCAAGCCAGGTGGTGAAGAGCTGCTGATACGAAAAGCCACGGGTTATATATCCTATATACGCGGTGAAAATCCATACACGTTTCCGTTTCGTGTATTTCCAAACATATTTAGCCCAGCTAATACGTTTCTTGATAGGATATACCCAAAATATCAAATGAATGGCAAAGTAATTGCAAATGAGAATGCTATTCAAATATTAAAAGGGCAAATTTATCTATCAAATATTGGTACTTTTCAATCCATTGTATATAAGTTGATTATAGACAAGTTACGAAAACAAAAGACAAATGCCTCTGACGATGCAAGAGAGACAAATAAAATACCAACCTTTGAAAATATGGAGACATTTGGTTACACCTTGTTGCAAATACCGCTTGAGTCGTTGAATATGGTATATCCAATGGATGGGTTACAGGAATTTGCATCACAGATTCTATCAATTGAAAGGTATCCGGAACAGGATATTGAGAGTGTGAGTGAAATAAATATACCAATCACAATAGCAGACGAAGTAGTTACTATCAAGGCAAAACGATGCCCAAATGGAACACGACGAAACAAAAAGACAGGTAATTGTGATAAAATCGAAAAAAATATTCCGTTACCCGCACTCACAGAAGATATTCAAGAGGATATAGTAATTGAGAGAGAACCTGAGTCCTTGTTTGAATTGAAAAAGGATTTTATTGTGGATGCGGATGTAGATGCGGATGCGGATGCGGATGTAGAAGACAACGCACCACAGGTGGATATTATAGATCTCTCTTCAAGTGAAATTTCTATTCCTGATGCTGAAGACGAAGAAATTGTCATTGAGGAAGAATCCGCACCTATGCTAGATATAACATCGGAACCTTCTAGTGAAAGATCCATTACAACTGCTGGCGGTGATTCAGCATCTCAGCAATCCTCATCAATGTTTAGTGATAACACATATATTAATTTCCATGATTTAGTCGGTAAAAGAGGATTATCTAGAATAATGACCTTTGTAGATAAAACGTCACCCCCTGAAAAAGGATCCTTTGCATACAAAACGGAAAAATATGGTAGAATCTTTGCACCAAGCGAAATTGGAAAGTATAGCAGCAAAATTAAAACGATATGCGATATTATTTTGAAAACTGAAGGTGTCATATTAGTTTATTCTCAATACATTGATGCAGGTCTAATACCCTTTGCTCTTGCATTAGAAGAACTAGGATTCACGCGTTATGGCAGCAAATCTTTGTTCAAAGATGCGCCAACTTCCCCAATAGATTCCATCACGATGCAACCGAAAAATGCATCCACCACGATTTTTTCACCAGCTAGATATGTGATGATTACAGGTGATCCTCGTATTAGCCCAAACAATCAAGACGAAGTCAATGCAATCACGAGTGATAATAATATGGATGGTAAGAAAATAAAGGTCTTGTTGATTTCTAGAGCCGGCTCAGAGGGATTAGATTTCAAGTTCATAAGACAAATTCACATACTTGATCCGTGGTATACCATGAATCGTATAGAACAAATTATTGGACGCGGTGTGCGCAGTCTTAGTCACAAGGATTTGCCATTTGAAAAACGCAACGTGGAAATTTATTTACACGGAACCATGTTAACCGATGAACAGGAAGAGTCCGCCGATTTATACGTGTATCGTGTGGCAGAATACAAGGCAGTACAAATGGGTCGTATTGCGCGCATATTAAAAGAAACCGCCGTGGATTGCTTGTTAAATAGTGATCAAACTAATTTTACTCAAAAAAATATGGACATTAGTGTAAAACAAGTATTATCTGATGGAACCATCATACAGGAATTTCCAGTGGGCGATATGCCTTATAGTGCTACTTGTGATTATATGGCAACATGTGAGTTTAAATGTCAACCTTTTAAAAATATTACGAATGCTGATATTAATAACGACACGTATAATGAGGCATTTATCATGATGAATTCGGATAAATTAATACAAAAAATAAAAGAATTGATGAAAGAAAAGTTTTTTTACAAGAAGAATGAGCTCATTACCAAAATCAATACGCCCAAGCCGTATCCATATGTGCAAATATATGCGGCATTGACACATCTAATTGAAGATGGAAGCGAAGTCATTGTTGATAAATATGGAAGAAACGGATATTTGATAAACGTAGGTGATTACTATTTATTTCAACCCACTGAATTGAATAGCACAAATTCATCCAATTTTGACCGGTCTGTACCGATAGATTTCAAGCATAATATGATTAATTTTGAATTTAAAGAAGGTGTTGCAGCAAAATCACCCAAAATGCCTCTCGCCAATGATAAGGAATTAGAATCTGCCGAAAGGATGGATGATATGCAAACTGAAATAGAAACAGAACAAGATGCAGCAGCGGTTTCTCTCGTTAAGTCATGTAAAGCGGATTATGACCTTGCGCTCAGTTTTATAAACGAAGAGAGAGTGCCGCGTGGAGACGACAATTGGTACAAGCATTGTGGCGTGGTAATGGGCAGATTGATGAAAGATTATCCGGACATATCACTTACCGAGTTAAAGGGATACTTGTTAGACCACATATTGGATTTGTTATTGTATGAGGATAAATTATTATTATTAAATTATATTACCAAACAAACTATAGTGGATGAATCATCATTTGAATATCTAATCAAATCGTATTTTGATAAATTTTTGATTGAAGGCGCCGGTTTAACTGCGATTATTTTGTACAACAAAGACACCCAAAATATATTAATATTAAATAAAGCCACAGAGTCTTGGGTAGATGCAGAGCCAGAAGATAAGAAGGATTTGTTTAAGCCTATTGAAGATAAATATAAAATAGATACAAGTAAATTGAATCAATATGTTGGTTTTATTGGATATGAAAATACCAATAAATATCTCGTTTTTAAATTGAAGGATATATTAGCCAAACGAACTTTAGGAGCACGCTGCGACCAGGCGACCAAAGCAAAAAATATTACGCTTTTAAATAATATCATTGGTGAGCCAGATAAATATACAAAGGATAATCTCAAACCGCTCACGGATTCCAGTGTATGTTGTTTACAAGAATTATTACTACGTCATTATAACCAGCAACAAAGAAATGACAAGGTATGGTTTTTAGACCCAAACACTGCAAAGTTGTATCATTTCTAGTCACGTACTGCGCAATAAGTGCAAACTATATAAAGACATAGTTATATAAAAAAAATGAAAATTAGTTAAAAGAATTGTCTATATACTATATAATGATGGCAATGCAACAGCAACCTTCTAGAAAAAAGAAGGAACAAAAGTTAAATTCCATTTATTCCAGATGTCTAATAACAAGACAAATCAGTTTGCCAATGGTCTCTATTGGTAAAAACTTGAAGGAGAATATTGAACATAATATTAAATATCTTATAGAAGGTAAGTGCATAGTGGAAGGATTTGTGAAAGTTGGCTCTAGTAAAATCATCACATATTCAAGTGGTATTATTAATGGGGGAAATATATCCTTTGAGGTGGTGATTGAATGCGAAGTATGCTTTCCAGTAGAGGGTATGCTGATTAATTGCACTGCTAAAAATATTACCAAGGCGGGTATCCGTGCAGAAAGTGCAACCGATTCTCCCAGCCCAATTGTCGTGTTTATTGCAAGGGACCATCATTATCAGTCCAAACAATTTGCAAATATACAAGAAGGTGACAAGATCCTCATACGCGTCATTGGACAGCGGTTTGAATTAAACGATAAATACATTTCCATTATTGCAGAATTAGTTGTAGAAAAAGAAACTCAACTTGTAAAAAAGAAACAATTGGTGATTGAGGATTGATTAGTCTTGGCTGCTATAGACAAAACACAAAACATAAACAATATAAAAAGATGTTCTCATTCTTTTTTATGGCAGACTTGACTATTATCCGCGATTCTATTGAAAAAATGTCCAAATTCAATCAAGTTGAAATTTTACGTATTTTACATAAAAATGCAAGCGTTAGATTAAACGAGAATAAATATGGTGTACATGTTAATTTGACAGATTTGGCAGAACCTGTATTACAAGAGTTGAAAAAATACGTGGATTATGTAAATACACAAGAACAGGCGCTTAAGCCTGCGGAGAAACAAAAGGAAACATTTAAGAATATATATTTTTCGTAAAAGATATAAACGATAAACACGATAGTAATTAGAGAACGATTATGAATATAAATACAAGCAAAATTATGATTCAAAGTCAATTCAATTTTGAATTATTAAACAAATATATGTTGAACGAGACAAATTTAAATAAAATAATAAAAAATGGTGCAACATATGACTCTAGCCGTAAAACACTGGCGGCTGTTGCAAATAACCATAACCATAACAATAACCAGCCAAAGGAGAATAAACCAAAGGACGACACCTTTTTTCCTGTCGAACATGATTCACTTTTTTGGTCTTTTTATATACTAAAAAATGGACAAGATGCTTATGAATCACTTGGTAAAATTAACATTGTGATTGAAAGAAAAATCAAAATTGAATACATTGAGCGAATACGGCAAAATAAACAAGTTTTAAAGGCACATAAGACCGCACCTGTCACCCATATAGAAAATGCCTTGTTAAATGAGTCACAAATAGACATCAAGACGTTTATTGCATTGTGTGTGTTAGAAGGTATTAGTTTCATGTACATTTATAAAAACACCTATTATGAGATGAACATTGATACAGATGAAAGCACCGAAATCCATTCAATTACGCGGATGGAAATGCCTACAAGATATGGATATAAACTTGTAAAAGATAGCAAACATATTCGTGAGACCTTTTATAAGATTGAAAATCTGGGTAAGCCCTTAAAGGCAATGACAGCCTATAAATTAGACGAACTTGTAGTCTTCTGTAACAAGTTAGGAATTAATCTTGAACATGATGCGAAGACAAAGGTCCATAAAAAGGATTTATACGAGAAGCTTGTTCAATATTTTGCACTATAGATTCGTATTATAGAAAAAAATGAACAAGAATATAAAAATATGTCTTATTATTATACAAGGAATGTCTACCGAACTTTTTAAAAGGCGGGAAGAATATAATAATAAGAAGAATAAACCCAACAATAGACAACATGATGATTCAAGGGTTGCACCAGCCATATTATTTAATCGGTTAGTTGAACGTTATTATGCGTCAAAACCATTTATAAAGAATGTGGTAACCAATCACGAATTGGAAGTCAAGTTTGGAACAAAGGGGATTAAACCTCTTACAAAGATTGACTACGACTCGGTGATTCGTAAACTGAAATCGTTGGGGTTTTCGTCCGCAAATGAACAAGGGGCTTATATGTTGCGTATGTATTACGAACATTTAGATAAAAGCGGGCAATTTAAGGAATCTAATATTAGAACAGAGGTGGCAGGTTTCCGTGCCATTCAAGAATATTGCAAGGGCAATGATATCTTGAAATTATTTAACATGGAAGAACATCAGCGTTCCGTCAAATTCATAAAGAAGAATCGTGTCTATGAAAATGATGAATTGGTCCGGGATGTAAATTTCAACGATTTCAATTTCCGTGTTTCTTATCAAACAGAAGAGGAAATATCCATGTCAAATATCATAATACGAAATGTCACGCAAAATTGGACCCAAATGAAAAAGTCGTTTCGTTACATAAATCGTGTCACGTTTACGCATGATAGTCTTCCAATTAATGTGGATATTAGCATAGTAAAAAGTTCACACCGAGAAGGCTGGGATTTAAAGAAGACGTATACCACAGATGAAGCGGGTGTATTTTCCAATATAGAAGTCTATGAAATAGAACTTGAGGTAGATAACTCAAAGGTGGGACCAGGTACTAAATTTAACAATGCGGAATCTATTTTGACCGCTTTGCGCAAGACGATTAAATATGTTCTCATGGGCTTACAAGGTACCAATTATCCAGTATCCATTGGCGAGCAAAAGAATGCGTTGCAATCATATATGAAATTATTGCATGGAGAGAATTATGACGTAGAAAAGCGTATTTATCCTAAGAATTTCATTGGCCCGTCTTCATATACCTTGCAGATTGAAAACATCATTCCAGTAAATGAGAATATGAATGTGCCCAATATCCGCAAGAATTATGTTGTGACGGATAAAGCAGATGGTGAACGACACATCATGTATATTTCTGGCGCAGGTAAAATCTACCTGATCAATATGAACATGGATACCATCTTCACAGGCGTTGTCACGGAAGAGAAAACGCTATTTAATTCCTTGTTTGATGGCGAGCTGATTTTACACAATAAATCTGGACAATTTATTAACTTATTTGCGGTATTTGATGTATATTATATTGCCAAAGAAGACGTTCGTGCACTTGGATTTATCACGGAGAATGATGACCAGAAAACGCGTTATAGGTATCAAATTATCAAGGTTGCGTTGAAAATCTTGAACCCAATGTCCGTAATGAAGGATGAATCTGTCCCTATGCGTATTGAGGCCAAGAAATTCTATCCAGAAGTGGTTTCAACTAATGCTCCAGACTCGGCGATATTTGGCGCATGCAAGCATATTCTTACAAGAGTAGAGAATGGTTTATTTGAATATAATACAGACGGCCTCATCTTTACGCCCGCATTCATGGGTGTGGGTGGTGATGCGATTGGTAAAACCGGCAAGTTGACCAAGATTACATGGGAATATTCCTTCAAATGGAAGCCGCCGCAATACAATACGATTGATTTCTTGGTAGTCACCACGAAAAAAGATGGCGAAGACCTCATCACACCTATATTCCAAGATGGCGTCTCAATGACCGACCTCAGCCAATACAAGACCATTGAACTTCGTTGCGGATTTAATCAGCGTGTGCATGGTTATATTAATCCGTGCCAAGATGTATATGACGATAAGTTGCCCGATTTTGGGGATAAAGAAGACAATGACCAATATAAGCCAGTATTATTCTGTCCAACGAATCCATATGACCCCGAAGCAGGCATCTGTCACATTATGTTGAAAAAGGATGATACTGGTGTGTTGCAGATGTTTTCGGAAGACGGGGAAGTGTTTGAAGACAATACCATAGTTGAATTCAAATACGATATGACACGCGATCGTAAATGGAGGTGGATTCCTATTCACGTAAGAAATGACAAAACCACGGAATTGAGACAAGGTGTTAGCTTGAATTTCGGCAATGCATATCATGTTGCAGAAAGTAATTGGAAGTCGATTCATAATCCCATCACACAAGAGATGATTACAAGCGGAATGAATATTCCAGAACTTGAGGGCGATGAGGACGTATACTACAACAGAATGGTTGCTTCAAATAATACAATGAGATTACGTAATTTCCACAACTTCATTAAGTATATGTTGATAAAATCTGTCTCTAAAAAGGGCGAAACCTTGATTGATTATGCTTGTGGAAAAGCCGGGGATTTCCCCAAGTGGATTGAGGCACACTTATCCTTTGTGTTTGGTATTGATAAATCCAAGGATAATTTGGAGAACCGAATTGATGGTGCATGTGCTCGTTTCTTGAATTATCGCAAGACGCGCAAGCATATTCCATATGCGTTATTCGTTAATGGTGATTCTTCTTTAAATATTCGTAATGGAATGGCCATGTTAAACGAGAAGGCGGTTCAAATTACCAAGGCGGTATTTGGAGAAGGGGCAAAAGACGAAGCCAGACTCGGGTCAGGGGTAGCACGACAATTTGGAAAGGCGGTGGATGGATTCAATATATCATCGTGCCAATTTGCGTTGCACTACTTCTTTGAGAATATCACCACATTACAAAATTTTGTAAGGAATCTTGCAGAATGCACCAAGTTGGGTGGGTATTTTATTGCGACGTCCTATGATGGCAAGAATGTGTTTAACATGTTGAAGAATAAGCCCTTAGACGATGGCATTAGTATCATAGAGAATGGCACAAAAATATGGGAGGTTCGTAAGCAATATCGTAATGTGGAGTTTGAGAATAATTCTACATGTCTTGGCTATAAAATTGAGGTCTATCAAGAATCCATCAATAAACTAATCCCCGAATATTTGGTGAATTATGACTATTTCACGCGCGTGATGGAGAATTATGGTTTTCAACTTGTATCACGAGATGAAGCCATTGAGATGGGACTTCCAGAAGGTTCTGGATTATTTAGTGATTTATACACCTCACTAACCAATGACGCGGCAAAAAATAAATCGATTGATAATGAATACAAAAATGCATTGAATATGAATAGCAATGAGAAGAAGATTTCCTTCTTAAACAGATTTGTCGTTTATAAAAAAATACGAATAGTAAATGCAGCCAAGGTCATCTTAGAAGTCACCGAACCAACGGAAATATTTGCACCAATTATTGCAGAAACTTCGGTGGTTCCGCCTGCTGAAAAGAAAAAACGAACTACACGAAAAATCACGAATGCTACCGCAGTAACAAATGCAAAACCTAAAAATGCGCGCAAACTATCTAAAAAATTGATTATAGTTGAAGACAAAGATACCAGCACAAGTAATGCGTCTGCTGAAACTACAAAAAACAATACCCAAGGAAAAATTGTCTTGCAAGATGATTCTGATTCTGACTAAAAAGACAAATATAACACACGGCAACACAATATACCATACAAATGAATTATTACTTAAATAAAACCTTGATGTATATATAATTACACTCATATGAGTTATTATATATTACCTAAAATAAATTCTGAAATTATTATTGACCCATGCTTACATCTTAGTATGGACATAATAACACCACATATATCTCAAAGCTTGATAAATTATTTAACAAAAACAACCACAAGTTTAAATCGAGATTTAATATCTTATCCGACATATACTTTAAAATTTCTTAGTCAATTAACTAATCCTTATGAGTATCTTTTTTCTACTATTCCAAATACAAATATATCAGTTTGTAAAATAAAGCCGACTTCTAACATATTTTATGATATTCTAGAAATTTATAATACACTGAAATTATCCGAATGTTTGCCTAACAGGAATATGAATGCCTTTTATTATGGCATTAATGGTGCATCTGTGCTAGAATGTATGCAACTAGTACGAGAGCAATACGACGACAATAACATTTTAATTGAGCCCATCTTACCAGTAAAGCCTGTTATACAACCAAATAATATTTTAAATGAATCCGCAATAACTGAATTAATGTATACACCTATTCCTGATACTATAAAAGGGATATGTGATTTTATGTATATTGAATTACCCGATAAAATCTATTTGGACACAAATAAATATATACTTGGATTACTAAAAGCAGTTCTATATATACTCACATATCAATCCGCACAAGGCAATATCATGATTCGGCTAAGTCATATATATTACAAACCAGTGATAGACATATTGTATATTATAAGCGGCTTATACAATAAAGTCTACATAATCAAGCCCAGCACAAGTAACAACATGAATGGTGATAGATATTTGGTCTGTAAAACATTTACAAATAATTTACGAAAAGTTTCAAGTTATTTGGAAAAGATTGATAAAATATACACAATTTGTTACAGAGAACGAAACGAAATCAATATTCAATCCATAGTGAAAAATGATATAAATATGTATTTCCTGAATAAAATTGAAGAATGCAACATAATTATTGGTCAGCAACAAATTGATGTTTATGACCAGATGATTAATTTAATTAAAAATAAGAATAAACAGGATAAGATTGAAAGTATACAAAAACACAATATTCAAAAATGTATGCATTGGTGTGATAAATATAAGCTGCCGTATAACAAATTTGCAGACCGGGCTAATATATTTTTGCCAATTAGTGCGTATGATAATGAATATATGCCAAACATGGATATCTCAGTAAATAATATTGACCACGATGATGAATATGAGCCGAATCTAAATGAACATATTAGCAAGAATAGTATTGTTAATATGTATCATGAGGAAGAGGCCTTTGAAAATATTCTTAACAAGGACCTAATCCATGAGATGGATTATGGTGAATAAAGAGTGTGTTAAAACGGACTAGTATTGTATATGACAATATCATTTGTTTTTTGGTGACACATTCTCGGGTTTTGAAATGTCCCAATGTAATTACCTGCTTGGCATGTCGGTGCCTTATTTTTGAATCTATAATTCTTTGACAAATGAGCCAAATTTTTCTCAATCGTATCAACATTTAACTTCAAGTTCAATGTGCTACTTGAAACAGCGCCTTGTTGAGCAAATTGGAAATTATTCGGTTTATATACCACCAATTTACAAGCAAGTGGATCGGTGGGTCCGGTGATTGGCACCCCGCTATATGGGTCTAATACAAAGGCATCATATACAAGGATTGCTTTAGCTTTGTTTGGTTCAGGAAGATTCTCAATGAAGGTAACCAATGTCTTAAAGGTAGTGATTTGTTTATAAATCAGCTTGGCAGCGTCATTGGAAGCAATAATTCCTTCATTTTGAAGAATGAGCAATATTTGCGCAACGAGTGCTGCTTCACTTGTAGTATAAATCTCACCATTCGGCTGGCAATTTGCAACATATGTATTATATTCAGCAGCAGGACTTCCTGGTTTTGCATCGATGTCACTCAATGGCACAAGAGGTCGCACGAAATTAAAGGCGCGTTGTTCATAAGTCTTGCATCGGTTTTCCATATATTGAATATGCGTCGTATAATAATTTTGTTTTAAATTGGTGGATGCAGGAAGAACACGTCTGCGAGCCTTTTTTTCCTCGTTGCAGCAGAACCTAGGCGAAGTGGTAACCGGCTCTGGATTTTCAGTTAAATATGGAATATTTGGATACAAGTTAGCAGTAACGCATATGCCTTGGCAGTTTTGTGGAGCATTTACTAATGTATTTTGCTTTACGCTATAACCTCCAGGGTTATCTATCATTTGTTTTACTAAAGTTCCTTGACTTGAAGACCTAACTTCACGATTGGTATTTCTGTCTGCTTCGATATATTCATATTCATCAAGGGCATGTTCAATAGGAACTCTAGGAATGCTACCTTTTCGTGCGTGTTTAATCGGGCGTGGTTTACCAAATGGTGCAGGATAGTAGTTTCCATAGTCTTTATTGGTTAATGGGCGAATAGTGCCTGCAGTAATACCAACAGGTGTTCGTGATAATCCAGTTCCCTTCCAAGTGATGTATTGTTGAGGAAAAGAACTTTTATGATTATAACCAGACGCTGGGGTTGGTCTCATACCTAATGGATAGAATGCTGAAGACATTATGTATACTATTATTATAGAAAATAAAGTATTTGTATATTTTATATTATGCTGGTTAAGTTACTTCTCCTATTTTTTATCATTCTAATTAGTTATCAAATATATGCATCCCAGACAATCGTGGAAGGTTTATGTCCAGATGAATCTTTGAGGGATCATGATGCAATTATTGGTATACAGGCTGAATTAAACAATAAATATAAGCCACTAATTACAGATAGTGAAGGTAAACCAGTGAACTTGTTATCTAGAGTGGCTAGTTTAGAAGCAAACGTAAAAGTAATTACAGACCAAATGGTGCAGACAAGCAAGTCGCAAATAGCTGAAGTTCCACCTACGCCCAAGGTGGAACCTCTTCCTGCTGGAAATTAAAACAAACTAAAGTTGTTTCGTCAAAATATTATATATGTATAGTTTAAATATATAATATGTCTTTTTATGCAAATGCTAATTCAAATCCTCAAGGTGTACAAGATAGTTTGTTAGGACCTTCTTATAGTTATAAAGATCAAATTAGAAGTCCTGAAGAATTAGGAATGAGTGACAGGGGTACTATGGATGCGTTAGGTAATGATATAACCGGATTAATTGGATATGTTTCTCTACTTGTGGACGGCGGTGGCAATGCCTCTAAACCAGGCGGACCTTTAGGAAATAAATTTTTCATGAAAACTGGTGCAATGTGCAATGATGTTAATACAAATAAAGATGTTGACCGGTATATTTATGTAAATAACGTGCCAAACCCGCCGTTACCTGGTTTAATAAAGGGTGTTACTACTGGGCTGGACACTTTAAATCCATTTCGTATAATGGGAGCATTTGCAGAGGGTACAAAACCTCCATGCAAAGAAATTACAATGGAGGTGATTGATGTGAATAATCAACGTTCTCAAGAAACGCATTTTGTCACTCTCTCTGATATTAATAGTCTAGAAGGGTTTTCAAATTATAATTTGCAGAATGCCGCACCAGTTGACTTGCCAAAAGATATCGGGATTCAGTTATATTATATGACTTTATCCGGGTTAGGTTTGTATTTGTTGTATAAACTCATGAACAAATAATATGTAATGGTAACATATACACGTGTATACACATATAATTATTATACATCTTTACAAGACTAACTTATGTATGATTCTTGACATATTGATCGATAATATCAAAATTAACATGAGGCAACACGTGCCAGAACCATTTATGAAAGATCACCTCATACGGATCAATTGATTTACCATAAAAACTGCCCGCTCTAGAAGGATGTATATTATTGTTTAATGTGTAGTTTTTTGGATTCGTCCAGTCTATGTTTTGATATTTACGTAACATACAATCTATAGTATATCCATTTTGTAATATACATGTAGACAATCCATATTCACCATTGACTATTGCGCTATATTTGTCTTTATGATTACAAAAAATAGTTCCTTTATTTTGTAATAACGTTAACCCAGTTTGGTCAACCATAAAAAAGAACCCTTCCACCTTGGGTCCATACCCTCCAGCATCATGATGCGGCAAACAAACAATAGTAGTCCCTACTAATTTTACCCGATCGTTGATTTTTTTTATAAAAACATTCGTCCAGTGTGTTTCTGCAAAATTATTTGGGAGTATTGGGCCTATCACACCACTATTCATAAAAAAATAATAATCATATGTTTTATTGTTATTTTTAATATATTCCAATGCACATGCATGTCCACCGAAATCAAAACCGATATTATTTCTTCTTAATATTGTCAAATTATCTAATACTGGAAAATGAATACTAGCGTCATAATTAATTCCGTTAATTACTATGATATAATCAATGTTTTCCTTGTAGGATAATTCTTTTTTACTAAAAAAGGATAAATTGTAATTACTTGACGGCGTCATGTAATAAGTATAAATAACAACAGATTTCATTCTTCAGAATATAATATAACAACCGACAAAAATAAAGACAAAATTACACATAACGGATGTTCTTTAAGTTCTCCAAGAATATACATTATTCAAAATTGTGTGTGGGGAGGGGCAAAGTTCCCACCCTCAAAAACCTTGCAAAAATACGATTTTTTGTTCCAAATCCTTTTTCAGAAAGTAAAAAATGGACAAAAATAAATGTCCATTTTTGGAATTCCCAAAATACTTTTGGAAAAACGATCATTTGTGACCATAATGAAAAATTATCGTCTCAGCACAAAAAAAATAATTCAAATTTTGTGACGCTAATTTTTTTTTATTTAAGCTCGGTTTTATTTAGGAAACTTTTTCTGTTGTCAATATAACAACGAAATGACAACTAAAAGTATCCCCGAAGTATCCACTAAATATTTTTGCGAAACATGTAACTATTTTACGTGTAAAAAAAGTAATTATAATAAACATATATTGACAGGAAAGCATAACAACGACAACAAAAACAACAAAAAAGTAGCCAAAAGTAGCCATGATTGTGATATTTGTAATAAAAAATTCAATGACCGCGCAGGATTATGGCGTCATAAAAAAAAATGTGTAGAAGGTTCCTCACATATGAATGACGACGAACAAATACAAACGAATCTCATACTTGAATTGGTCAAGCAAAATCAAGAATTCAAAGAGCTGCTAATACAACAAAGCAACCAGTTATTTGAACAAAACAAACAATTATACGAAACACATGAAGTGAATATGGATTTGCAGAAACAATTACTAGAAGTGGTTAAAGACGGCAAAACAATCAATAATACCATCAATACTTCCAATAGCCACAACAAAACATTCAATCTACAGGTCTTCTTAAATGAGACGTGCAAAGATGCGATGAATATAAAGGATTTTATACAATCTCTTGAATTAAACTTGACCGACTTGGAAAAGGTGGGCGAATTGGGCTACGCCGAGGGTATTTCCCGGATGTTTATCAAAGGCTTGAATAGTTTAGATATCACAAAACGACCTATCCATTGTAGTGATGTGAAGAGAGAAATTATGCATATCAAGCACGAAGATAAATGGGAAAAGGACAATGCCAACCAAGACAAACTGAAAAATATCATCAAGCAGCTCACACATAAGAATATCATGATGTTGGATGACTGGAAAAAGGCAAACCCAGGTTGCACGGAATACAACAGCAAGAAATACGATCGTTATTTGAAACTCACCCTAGAATCCATGGGTCCGACGGACGAAGACACCGAAAAACGTGACTTCAACAAGATAATTCGCCGTGTAGCAGAAAACACGACCATTGATAAAAAGTATTTGGTTGTATAAGCCATTCAAAAAATATATAAATTTAATTTGTGGGACCAAAAGTTCCCACCCTCAAAAACCTTGCAAAAATACGATTTTTTGCTCCAAATCCTTTTTCAGAAAGTAAAAAATGGACAAAAATAAATGTCCATTTTTGGAAATCCCAAAATACTTTTGGAAAATCGATCATTTGTGAGCATAATGAAAATTTATCGTCTCAACACAAAAAAAATAATTCAAATTTTGTGACGCTAAAATTTTTTATTTTGTGGACGCGGATTCTTTAGGCGATTTTTTTGTAGCCATATTATATCAACTATGGCTACATCCGGCGATAAATTGCAGACACCGAATTATGTGTGTTCTGATTGTGACTATATATGCTATAAAAAGAGCGAATGGATGCGACATACAGCAACAGCTAAACATATAAATGCTACACAATGCTACATAAAGGCTACAGACAAAAAAAATACGTGTGACAATTGTAATAAATCATTTATACATCATTCGAGTTACTATCGTCACAAAAAAAAATGTACAAAAGTACATACCATATATGAAACCGCGTCGGCGCCACCAACTCAATTACATCATTCATCGTCAGACGATATGCAAATGTCTCTCATATTGGAACTTGTTAAACAAAATCAAGAATTCAAACAATTATTGATAGAGCAAAATAAGACCATTATAGAAGTCGCAAAAAATAATCAAATCAATAATACAATAAATAACAATAATACAAACAACAGCCACAACAAGACATTCAACCTCCAAGTCTTCTTGAATGAGACCTGCAAAGATGCAATGAATATTAAGGATTTTATACAATCATTAGAGTTAACCTTGACAGACCTGGAAAAAGTGGGCGAATTGGGCTATGCCGAAGGCATGTCTCGTATCTTTGTCAACCGACTGAACAATCTAGATATAACCAAACGCCCCATCCATTGTAGTGATGTCAAGAGAGAAATAATGCATATTAAGCACGAAGATAAATGGGAAAAGGACAATGCCAATCAAGATAAACTAAAAAACATCATCAAGCAGCTAACACATAAGAATATCATGATGTTGGACGACTGGAAAAAAGCAAATCCGGGATGTACAGAATACAACAGCAAGAAATACGATCGTTACCTAAAGCTCACACTGGAATCGATGGGACCGACAGACGATGACGCAGAAAAACGTGACTTCAACAAGATAATTCGCCGCGTGGCAGAAAACACGACAATTGATAAGAAGTACTTGGTAGTGTAGTGATATATATTCTTTAAGCCCTTCAGAAAATATATCAATTTAATTTGTGGGACAAAAGTTCCCACCAGCCAAAAATACGATTTTTTGTTCCAAATCCTTTTTCAGAAAGTAAAAAATGGACAAAAATAAATGTCCATTTTTGAAAATCCCAAAATACTTTTGGAAAAAGGGTCATTTGTGACCATAATGAAAATTTATCGTCTCAACACAAAAAAAATAATTCAAAAATTGTGACGCTAATTTTTTTTTATTTAAGCTCGGTTTTATTTAGGCCTTTATTTTGTTTCCTTATAATATAGGACATGGAAACACAAAATAAGACACATAAATATTATTGTGAACAATGTGATTATATATGCTATAAAACAAAGCATTATTCACAGCATATAGCAACCCAGAAACATTTAAAGAAACAAAAACTAGGAAATGGAAACATTAAGGAAACAAAACATAGGTCATTTAATTCGTATATATGTAATATATGTGATAGTACATTTCAAACACGTTCAGGATTATGGAAACATTCTCAAAAATGTTCATACCAAATACCGCAATGTCAAGATACTATTACATCATCACACGACGATATACAAACGAACCTCATACTTGAATTGGTCAAGCAAAATCAGGAATTCAAAGAGCTGCTAATACAACAAAGCAACCAGTTACTTGAACAAAATAAGCAATTATATGAAACACATGAGGTGAATATGGATTTACAAAAACAACTGCTAGAAGTAGTCAAGGACGGCAAAACGATCAATAACAATAATACCATAAATTCTCATAGTAACAACAAGACGTTCAACCTGCAGGTTTTCTTGAACGAGACTTGCAAAGATGCAATGAATATCAAGGATTTTATACAATCCCTTGAATTGAACTTGGCCGACTTGGAAAAGGTGGGTGAACTTGGCTACGCCGAAGGCATCTCTCGGTTGTTTATCAAGGGCTTGAATAATTTAGATATCACTAAAAGACCCATCCATTGTAGTGATGTGAAGAGAGAAATAATGCATATTAAGGATAATAATAAATGGGAAAAGGATAATGCTGCACAGGACAAACTGAAGAATATTATCAAGCAGCTTACACACAAGAACATTATGATGTTAGATGACTGGAAAAAGGCAAATCCAGGTTGCACAGCATATGATAGCCGGAAATACGACAAATACTTGAAACTTACCCTAGAATCCATGGGACCCACTGACGACGATGCAGAAAAACGTGACTTCAACAAGATCATCCGTCGCGTGGCAGAAAACACTACCATTGATAAAAAGTATTTGGTCATGTAAAAATACACAAAATCATATATGTAATATATAATTTTATAGTTTGTTTTATTTACTGATTGGTTTAACGTCTGCGTTTGTTTGTGCGCTTACGTTTATTATTACGTCGTTTACGTTTGGTAGTGCGTTTTCGTCTATAACGGCGTCGTCCGCCTTCTTGAGGCATCTCCTTATCTTTTTCATCATTATCATTTGCAATCATGTCAGCTTGTACAAGTGGTTCATATTCCAACGAGCCAGTTGATGGTACAGGCGGTTCTTCTACAGGTACAGGTGGTTCTGGCATTGGTGCAAGAGCAGGTGGTTCTGGCACGGATTCAGTTGTTGTGATTGTGGTTGAATCAACCTCGTTAATAGATGGGGCGCTACTAGGAAATATTTTTTGTTTCAGTTTTGTGAAAACATGAACATCATCACCAGGGCTAGGATAGAACCAATAGCCCCCGCGGTGTCCCCGACGACTATATCTGTGTTTTTTTATGTTTTTTCGTACTGATTTATTATATTTTCTCATATATTATAACGCAAGAAATTATTGTTATAATATATTTTTTATATTTTCTAAATGAATCACATGAATTAATAATTTTGTCTAACAAGAGAACCCCATGCACATGTTTGTCCATTGCGCAAGCTATCATTAAAAATAGATCCCTTTTTGGCAGGCGCCGTACAACCGCCAGACCTTGCACGTTTAATCGTGGATCGAACCCCACTGGGATAATAATTTTTGGTAGAATAAGGCGCTGCTAAAGGAAGCCCCACTTTATATCCGCTTTTACCAACGGCATTTGACCGGAGTTTCTGTGTTCGTAAAGAAGAATCCATCGGGTTGATGTAATTCGTATGTCCAGATGTGTGATGTGCAGTGCCAGTTGAATAATTAAAACTGAAATTACGATACGTTTTCTCAACTGCACGAGCTCGTTGTATTGCTAAACTTGCGGCTGATTCTGCTGTTCTAAAATATTGATGGCGTGAGTTGGTATTTTGGTCTGCGGCTACAGGTTCCTGAGAGGGATAAAACAAGGGTGGGTTGGGACTTTTACCAGGTAACACACCTGAATTATGAGAAGGTGCAGCATATGGATATTGATTTGTACTAATTGGACCATAAGTAGGGGTTACAATAATATCAGAAAATTGTGTCATGTTTATTATATCTTATATATACAATATAAAATAAAATCTATTTCTTTTTATTCGGTGGTTGCCTTGGCGGTTTCCTTTTTTTGTCTGGGTTTGGTGGCCTTTTTAATGACTACATTTTGTTCTGGGTTTGGTACAGGCACAGGCACAGGCACAGACACAGCTGCTGCAGGCGTAGTGCCTTTTTTTGCGCGCGGTTTCTTTTCCTTAACCACTGGCTCCTGTGCAGAAGTAGGTGGAGGCACAGGTAATGAATCAGTGGTTGTAGAAGTTGCAACCGATACAGATGCGGTGACATCATGTGACATAGATGCACTATTCATAGCGGCTTTGACGGCCTCGGCAATCTTCATCTGCATAGCAATTTCATGAGCAAGATTTTTTCTAGCTTGTGCCTCACGAATGCTATCTCTATATTCATTGAACATAGGATCATGTTCACTAATCAAAACACTAATAATTCTTGGTTTCTTGCTATGAATAGTGGATTTATCATCATAGTCATCCGTCCAATTATCGCACAACATATTATACTGCTTGTCAATCTTCTCTTGGTCAAACCAAAGCTTTCCAAATGGCGCGGTTCCAACGACAAATACTGTAGAATCATCATAAAATTCCTGAATAATCATCTTCGCCTCAATAAAATTTTGCTCAGTAGTAATATCAACCGACATCTTAGTTAGTTATAATAATAAATAAATCTTTATATTATTTATCATATGTAAAATATTATTCCTTAATATCTACGAATTGCCCGCCAAGCACTTTGGGCGCCAGAATTGTTATTACCCGCATTGGAATAATCGTTATAATTCTTGTTAACTGCCTTTTGTTTCAAATAAGTAATATAATCGGAAGAATCATATACATATTTAACATTGCAGGAGGAAGGCGGGATGCCGCTACCATCACAATTACTTTGGATTGCACCAAAACGGCCACGAAGACCATTCAAACCAGGACGGCTTTGGAATGATTGAACACCGCCACCACAAGAATAAGACACACGGCATAAAATATCACCAGAGTTGGTAACAGCGCGGAAAGGAGTAATAATGCGCTTTTGATTGCCAAGCTGGCTGACATATTTGGTGTTCCAACCATTTCTTAAGGTGAAACGAATCTGTGCGTATTGGTCATTATTATCGGTGTCATTTACACCTCGTGCAACGAATCCTGGAATTCCACCTCCAAGGAGGGGTCTGCCAGCTGCATTGTTGATAATAGGTCGGCTTGGGCCACCGCAACTACCATTAATAGGATTTTGAAAACCAATAGAAGTCATTTATATACATGACTGAGAAATTAAAAAATCGTCGTCTAAATTAAAATTTATTTTTTACGTCAATTTTTTTGTGTACGACGACTCGTATTTAGAAATGTCTTGATAGGTATGAATAAAAATAAAGTATGCGTTTATAATAAATGCAGGTCATTTTGATAAGTTCACTTATACTAATTATCTTAGATAGCATCTATTTACATGTATTTGGTAACTATTTCAAGAAGCAAGTCAAGGCAGTCCAAGGTAGTGATCTTAAGTTGAATTTTACAGGCGCCGTTGCCTGTTATGTATTTATTATTTTCGGCTTAAACTACTTTATTCTCAAGAATAAAAAAAGCGTAAATGACGCGTTTTTATTGGGTATGGTTATTTATGCGGTTTTTGAATTAACTAATTTAGCATTATTTAAGAATTGGTTTATGTTATCAGTCATCATAGATACATTATGGGGCGGTATATTATTTGCCTTAACAACGGCTATCGTGTATAAATTACAACAAATTAAATTATTTTAGTGTAGGGTGTGCATAGTGCCTAATTTTCAGTAATCAGGCGTGTAGAAACATTCATCGTAGTCAATTCTTGCATCATCAATTTACATGCATAGGGTAACTTCACAAATGCAAAGTCGGTCCGGTTTCCGCATGTATTGCACAAGTGAATATGCAGCTCATTATTATAAGACGCAATCAACCCACATTTCTTACAAACATGCACTTCATATTTGTCAGAAACATCATACAATCGTTCCTTTGTAAATCTGGAGGCGCCATGACTAATCATGCAATCCCTTTCCATCTCTCCAAAACGAAGACCACCATCACGCGAGCGCCCTTCCGCTGGCTGACGCGTCAAATTTACCATGGGACCAATAGAACGACTATGCGTCTTATCATTCACCATGTGCTTCAATCTCTGGTAAAAGACCGGACCTAGGAAAACGCTGCATTCCAATTGTTCACCAGTTAAGCCATTGTACATGAGCTCATTTCCATGGGCTTCATACCCCACTTTCAACAATTCCTTGGAAATGTCTTTTACATGGAAATCACCAAAAGAGGTTCCATCACCAAATAATCCAAGCGATACCAGGGTTTTACCCAATACAGTTTCCTTTAGTTGTCCAATAGTCATACGAGAAGGAATTGCATGTGGATTAATAATAATGTCTGGCTTCACACCTAGACTGGTAAACGGCATATCGTTTTCAGGAATAATATTACCGATCGTGCCTTTTTGTCCATGTCTAGAGGAGAACTTGTCCCCAATGACGGGTTTTCTTACATTGCGGATACGAACCTTGGCAAAATTGTATCCATCCCCATTTCGGTCAATGTAATTTTTATCAATATATGTTTCCTCGTCTGTGCGGAAGATGCGGCTTTGGTCTTCATACTTGATTAATTTGGTATGGTCGTTTCGGTTCTCTTTGATGGGTGTCACTTTAGCAATGATAATGTCTCTGTTTTCAACAAGGGTATTCTCAGGAATGACACCCTTATTATTAATCTTGTTGTAATTTCCAAACTTCATGCCCTTTGTCTTGGTCTGGTCCGGTTTGCAACGAATTTCTTCATCACCATTAATCTTTTGCTTGTCTTCATCTTTTTCTGTATGGTAAATGGTTGCGACGAACAATCCTCTATCAATAGACCCCTTATTAATCAAGATCGAATCCTCTTGATTATATCCTGAATGAGTCATAATAGCTACGATAACATTCGTGCCAGACGGGATTTTATTGAGTTGAATCATATTCATCACGCGTGTGTCTACAAGAGGTCTAGTAGGATAATTCAACACATATGCTGTCTTATCCATACGATTCTCATAATTGGTAACATATACACCCATTGCCTGTTTGCCTTGTGCACATTGATAACAATTTCTAGGGGATTGATTGTGTTCAGGGAAGGGAATACAAGACGCAATAATACCAAAGATGGTGCTCGGGTGAATTTCTACGTGAGTATACCTGTAAATTTGCGTATTATTTGCAGCGGTGCTACTCAACAATTCATGTGGCTTGGTTGCAATCAACGACCAACTTTGTTCATCCGGGTCAATATATTCCAAAACGGATTCCGGTAATTTGCAGTTGGTAAGCAAGTCGTCCCAAACCATTTCACCCTCTTTTAACTTAGAAATGGTATCTCTTGTTAGGGTGACCTTGTTATCTTTCACTCTTAACAATGGACGCGTTAGACGCCCACTATCATTACATACACGAAGCTCTTTCAACTTGTAGTCAAACACAACCGATGTGTAAATGTTCAAGATTCCAGTATACTTTTTTTCTTTGAGCATATGATACAACTCATTTGGGGTTTCGGTGATACCTACCCATGCGCCATTTACAAATACTTTAACAGCGTCAAACATCTCCGTAGGCCGCATGGTTTGAATATCAGTAATGTGCGGCATGACATATTCGTATAACGGCGCCGAATTTGAATGAATCGTAATATGAGCCATGTAACTCAAACTTTTAACAAGACCAACAGATTGGCCCTCTGGAGTTTCCGCAGGACAGAAGTATCCCCAACTGGTATTATGGAGCTTACGAGGCGGAATCAATTTCCCGCTTTTGTCCGCCGGTGTGGAAATACGACGCGCATGACTTAAACTACTCACATATGTCAACCGGTTCAGTACTTGTGCAACGCCGACTTTATTACTGCTGGAATGTTTCACACCAAAATCACCCGTAGAAAGCGCGCGTTTAAGGCCGTTCTCAATAGTAGTCGATTTTATAATCTTGTACACATTCGTCAAGTTGATGATGCGTTCATAATCATCGGTGGAACGCCAGGAACCTCCATTGATTTCACGAATCACCTGCTTCTCCATGTCCTTGACCAACTTGTTGAAATAGTTACGAAACAAATTGTTTAAGAGTGAGCCAGTCAAGTCAATACGCTTATTAATATATGAATCGCGGTCATCTGCTTGAATATGTCCAAAGTTGGCCTGTAATAACTTGTTTGTCATGTATCCAAGAAAGAACCTTTTCTGGGTACTATTTTGGCAGTGCGGAAATAAGTCATTTTCCAAAATATCCATGGCAAATTCGCGCTTCTTAATTGCACCTGTTTCCTTGTCCATATTAATCGGCGTATACATGACATATGACGTAATATATTTAATTGCCTCATCCTGTGTAAGATATTTATTTGCATCCATAATAGATGCTTGTAACGAATCGCATAATTGCGCTTGTTTATCATTCTCCACATTTAACAGAATATATTCGCAAATTTCCTTGTCCGACTCAACGCCAATAGCACGAAACACTATGAACAATGGCACTGGAATTTTAACACGTGGAATTTGTAAAACGATGGAATAACCAAAGCCGTTGTTCTTTGAACTAATCATCATATTAATTTGTTTTGGTGAAATGCATTTGAAATCAGGGACAGACTTAATTTCAGCCATCCACGTATATTTTGTGCTATTTTTACTAATGTTGAAACAATACACTTTATTTTCTGCAGCGCGTTCTTGGCCCAATACAGTCTTCTCCGAACCATTGATAATAAAATATCCACCAGCATCATATTTACATTCGCCTGTATGATCATGATTCACGTGCTTGTACTGACTCAAAACACAAATATTCGATTTTAACATGATGGGCAACTTGCCAATATGAATATTCGGCAACGTTTTATAAAATATTTGGCTATTTTCAAGGTCCTTACCACTTCGCACGACGTATTTTATATTCATATCGACATTCATCGCAGACGAATAAGTGAAATTACGCAAACGCGCTTCTTGAGGAAACATCAACTTTGTTGCACCATTGTTTTCATGTATTTGGGGCCTGTATAAATGAAAGTTTTCAAATGTCACAAATATTTCTAATGCGTACTTACCGCTCTTAGCATCATAATCGTGTTCAGAGGCAATGTAGACAGGGTTAAACATTTCAATCGTTTTAATAATTTGATACGACACGAAATTATTGTACGATTCCAACTGATGTCTAACCAGACGCTCAAGATGGTGTCCTTTGAAATACGATTCTATAATACTCCATGGCTCTTCAATATATTGACTTGTTTCGATGGACATGATGTCACCTTTTGTTAACTCCATAATTGAGTTGCTATTATAATCAATTTATTTTTATATTCGTTTCATATTAGTTATGTTATGTTTATTTATGTATAGAATTCGTTTTATTTGCTAATTGCATTTACCATTAGCAAATAAAACATAACTTTAATTCGTATACGTATAAACATACAATGCGACGTCTAAAACAAATACAACAACTATGGTAGTTATCAACCACAACATAAGTTATATATTGAAGGGCGTAAAAAAGAATATAAAAAATATCTCATATAATTATTTATTAACCAAATATGTCAATATATCATCGTCTTTCTAAACGTAAACGAGTTACTACGATAGTTGATTATAATAATCGTTTACAAAAATTAGATGAAATACAAAAACCATTATACTATAATAGTTCTTATACTAACTTTGATATGATTATGCGCGCATTTGAGCAAGATTTTAAAAAGGCATTTACGCCAGTGAATCATGTGGTTGAAAAGATTCCACCACTAATCAAACCTAAAACATCTGTTCATATTCATGCGGAAATTACAAGCATTGAGGATTTGCTGAAACTAACTGAGGATTACTTAATAGATGATCCCAGTGTAGAATATAATATCAATATGAAAGCCATACATGACATTAAAGCGCCTTTAACCAAATTAAATAACATGATTGGAATGAAAGATTTAAAATGCAACGTGGTGGACCAGATTTTATATTTTGTACAGGATTTGCATAAGGGGGAGGGTGATTTTATGCACACGGTGATATATGGACCGCCTGGTACAGGTAAAACCGAAATTGCCATGATAGTGGGTGACATATACAGCAAAATGGGTGCGCTTCGTAAAAATACGTTTAAAAAAGTGACACGTCATGATTTAATCGCTGGATATTTGGGACAAACGGCGATCAAAACAAGTGAAGTTATAACCAGTTGTTTAGGAGGTGTATTATTTATAGATGAAGCATATGCGTTGGGGAATACTGACAAGAAGGATAGTTTTTCTAAAGAATGTATTGATACCTTATGCGAGGCATTAAGTAATCATAAAAATGATTTAATGGTGATTATTGCTGGATATGAAGAAGAATTGAACGCATGCTTTTTCAAATATAATCAGGGTTTAGACTCGCGGTTTGTTTGGAGATTTAAAACGAATAATTATAATATGACTGAACTCTTTCAAATCTTTGTAAAAAAGGTAACCGATATTGGATGGAATTTGGATGCGTCAATTACCAGCAAATGGCTAGAAAATAAAATGGTCTATTTTAAATTTTATGGGAGAGATATAGAATCATTATTATTAAAGACAAAAATTGCGCATAGCAGACGCGTGTTTTGTAAATCAGCTGAAGAAAAACGGCAGATTAATCTAGTTGATCTGGACAGGGGATTTGAAATGTATTTACAAAATGACGAAATAAAAAAACGCAAAGAACAAGAAGGATTTAATTATGCAATTTCAAGTTTATATGTTTAGTTTGTAAAAATGTTTTTCTAGTATATGGTATGACAAATAATAAAACTATAAAGATTAACCCTGAATTATTCTCATTAGCTAAACAGAAAAAAAATAAAGACGACAAGCCTGCGGCAAAGACCAAAAAACAAGCGATATTTAAGCCGAATAATTTAAAAGCGAAATTGTTGGAGCGTATTAAAGCGCACAAAAATAAAGAGCTGGAACCAGCAACATCTGCATCTGTAAATGAATTTGATGATACCATGGTTACCGACAATGACGAATTTAATGATTCAATTGCTTACTTGTCTAGTCTTGCAAAACAATCAAACGAGCAGAGCAATAAAGAAGCATATATGCAAAATACACAAATTGCAATGTCGCATGCAAAATCCAAAACTATGAAGAATTATAATCCGCATATTCATGTTGAATTGGAATTACCGGAAGGGTTGAAAGAAACGCCCATGATATTTAATGTTCCTGCGAATGACCCACCTATACTATTAAAACCACAGACAAATTACCCGGTGGATAATAATGTTCCGTATGGTTGTTTAAAAGGTGGAATTAAACCAACTTATAAAGCATGGAATAAAACTATCAGACAACATCCACAACTACATCCACAACTACAACCACAACCAATAAACCCTTCTATCAGTAATCCTATGAATAGTACCTTGAGAGAAACTAAAATGAAAGAACTGAAAGACAAGTTGCGTCAAAAACAAACTATTGTAGCAGACCCAATGATAACACAGACCCTCATATCTGTACCGACACAACAGCCGCAACCATATAAAAGTCAAAGTCAGCTTGTGCAACAATCTAACGTACCCACACAAGTATCAACAGACGTGATGAACTCTATTGTAACAGAACTATCACCAGCTTCATCAATTTCTACCCATGATCCTGAACCCATTCCTAAACCGAAAAGAATTAAAAAAACAATTCGACGTACTTATACGTTGGGTAAATCAAAAATACAAAAAAAAGTCGGTGTATTGATCAAGGATAAGAATACTAGAAAACGAGTGCTACAAGCACAGCGCGACATTAAACGTCAAGGAATAAACGAAATTAAGCAATATTTGCGGACACATGGGTTGATTAAAGCAGGAAGTAGCGCGCCGAATGATATCATACGAAAAATTTATGAAACATCAATGTTATCCGGTGAGATAACAAACCAAGACAAGGATATTTTACTTCAAAATTATTTGAAGGAAAAAGAGGAATAACTAAGAGCTTTTTACCAAATATACAAGTATACTGATCAACATACTTGTATATTACAATTTGTGTTAGTACTATGAAAAATAAGCATTACACACATAATAATTTAATTTTTTCCATGCCGTGAAACCTAGCAAGAGTGATAAGCGTGCAAAGGCGTGCAATTCGCCATTACTAACTTGATTTTTTTAATGTCGTGAAAACGGCGTTTTAGATTACCAAGGGTGTAATTCAAAACAATACATCATAAATCCATACACGTGGCGAAAATTTTGCTAGTAACCAAGTATGGATCACAATTCGCGGCAGGTCGTCTATCTTCAAAATAACCGCATTGATTTTTTATGGTGTCATTTCCGCGTCTTATAGACGCCCCACGATTTGCAATGCCATCCGTGAAGACGTCGTATGACGCGGTCTCGCATTCGCCTGTCATACGAAGACGATTGTCCTCGCCATATACTTCCATATGTTCCGCATGTTTATGCGTCAATCTTGTAATTGCCTCGTCAATGTGCTCAAGTCCAGTCTTGTTGTCCCCACCCTCACGCATTTTTTTTGTGCTGAAATTGGCATGACACCCAGAGCCGTTCCATTTCTTGAACAAAGGATCCGTATTCCATCGTTTAAGCAATGGCTTGGGGTGAAAATCAATAATAATACCATACTTTTCAGACAACTTATGCAATAAATAGCGCGCCATCCATAAATGGTCGCCTTGTTCAATACCCACGCATGGACCAATCTGGAACTCCCATTGTCCTGGCGCGACCTCCGCATTGATTCCGCAAATCTGTATACCAGCCATTAAGCATACACGAAGATGTTCTTCTGCAAGTTTACGTCCAAATGCATTCCCCGCACCTGCACTGCAATAATATTTTCCTTGTTTAGCATTGTCGTTTGCCGGAAATCCCAATGGGAGATTCGTTTTACTATCAAACATGAAGTATTCTTGTTCCAGTCCAAACCAAGGTTCTTCTTCTAATGCTTGATCAAAAATTTTCACAGCTGCATTACGATGATTATTTTGTGTTGGTTCACCATTTGGCAAAAAGGTTTCGCATAATATTAATTTGTGATAAATATTATTTTTAGGTTTTACCAAATCAATGTTTGCAGATTCAGAAAAGTTGTAATCAAACATGCAGCATGGCTTCAAAATAATTTCCGATTCACGTCCAGTAGCTTGATATGTAGAACTTCCATCATAATTCCATAACGGAACCTTTTTAATAGTTGTAACTTTCGCATTAATAACACGAGTTTTACTTCTTACATTATTTTTCCCATCAATCCATACATATTCTAAAAGGGTTTTCTTCACCATAAATATGATACATTTATTATTTTTATGTAGTTTTTGTAAGTACATAAAAATATCATGACATAATATATGTAAATGGAAAATAATAAGGATAACACTAAAATCTCACAAAAAACTAAGAGTAAACTTAAATTACCATGTACTATGACAACTTAAAATGGTCATTGATATCATTGTACATCAAAGAAAAGAAAATATACCTTGATCAAAAATAAGAAATAAGAATATAAATTTTCAAACCAATCTAAATATATAGCCTATTTTAATATACTATATATTTTCTCTCATGGTTCTTCTTGTAGAAGAGTATTTTGAATTAACCAATAAATACAAGGCAATATATGGCGAAAACACTATTGTCTTAATGCAGGTGGGTGCTTTTTTTGAGGTTTACGGCACAAGAAACAATACAACATCAAGTTCCATCCACGATTTCTCTCGTATCTGCGATTTGAACATTGCAAATAAAAATACATGTATCGGTCAAGATTCGGTAATTATGGCCGGATTCAAGGAGAATTTTATTGAGAAATACCTGAACAAAATTCAGGCCGCTGGTTTTACCGCCATCGTCTACGTTCAAGATGAACAAGAAAAGAATACTACGCGTAGTTTGGCCGGTATTTTCTCTCCCGGTACCTATTTTTCAACAGACCCATCCATTCTTACAAATAATACCATGTGTCTCTGGATAGAATATTTTGAACCCAAAATGAAAATTCTTCGTGGGAAACGAATTGACGTCGGCATGGCAAATATAGATATTTTCACGGGTAAGACCAATGTGTTTCAATTTTCCGAAATGTATGCCAAAAAGAACCCGATAACATACGACGAATTAGAGCGTTTTATCTCTGTATACAACCCAAACGAGATTATCATTATCACTAATATGACGCCTCATGAGGTGGAGGAAGTCATTCAGTATGCCAATATTGAAAGCCGCTCTATACACAAGGTCTTTTTGCAGAGTGATGTAGACACAGAACCCACCACAAAACACGAAACCATGGCAAAGAAGTGTGAGAAGCAGATTTACCAAAAAGAAGTTCTTCAGCGCTTCTACCCGAAAATGGATTTCAACCAGTTTATTCAACTCTGCTACGAAAACACATCCTCAATCCAATCTCTCTGTTTCTTGTTGGATTTCGTGTTTCAGCACAATCCATTCTTGGTGAATAAAATCAGCGAACCCGTGTTTGAAAATATTTCTGAACGCCTCATCTTGGCAAATCATTCCTTGAAACAACTCAATATTATTGATGATAATTCATTTCACGGCAAATTTTCGTCTGTTTTGAAAATGTTAAACATATGTGTTACGCCCATGGGAAAGCGCGAATTCCATTCTGTCTGTTTGAACCCCATCTCAAATAGCACCAAGTTACAAGCCGAATACGATATTACTGAATATTTGTTGGAATATAACCACCCCTATAATGAGTTGTATGCATTACTGGATGATATACAGGACATTTCAAAATGGTCACGTCAAATTATTCTACGAAAAATCAGTCCCAAAATATTCTATCAGCTTTCCGAAAATCTGTCAACTATACAACGCATGCAGACCTTTGTATTGAAAGACAAGCGTCTATCGGCGTATTTGCGCAACAAAATTGGCGCCTCATTTGATAATATTCCATCGTTTTGCACAAATATTCTCACTTTTTTGCACAAGAGCCTGGACTTGAATCTGTGTAAAGACATTGACGACCTGCGGAATTTTGAAGTGAATTTTATTCAACAAGGGGTCAGTATCATGTTAGATGAGCTCTCTCAAATCTACCTAGAGTCCGTAGATAAACTAAATGCCATACATGCTTACTTGAATGAGGTGATTGGGGTTGCAGAGAAGAAGACAAAAACGGCGACCGAGTATGTCAAAGTGCATGAAACAGAGAAGAATCAGTTTAGTTTGGTTACGACCAAACGCAGGTGCACATTGCTATCGGCAGCATTGCCAAATACAGACGTTGAATTAAAATTCATTTCGTCCTTTAACCAAAAAGAAATCAAGTTTACGCTGGATTGCATGAAAAATGTGGTGGAATTTAATGCACAAACCGCAGCGAATAATAGTATCACATCACCGCAAATCGGTCATTTATGCAAGACGATTACCAGTATCAAGGGCCAGCTGAAGGATGCCATAACCAAGATATATCTGGAATGTATTGAAAAGGCCGAGGGATATTTGAATGATCTGGACATATTGTGCCAGTTTGTCACTTATATAGATGTTCTCTATGCAAAAACGGCCATTGTAAAAAAATATAACTTGTGTAAACCGAGTATTGATGTGTCCGCAGAAAAAGCATATATAGAAATAAAGGATTTACGTCATTGTTTGATTGAGAACCTGCAACAAAATGAGTTGTACGTTGCGAATAGCATTGCGTTGGGCAATCAAAAAACGCAAACCGATGGTATTTTATTGTATGGAACCAACGCAGTGGGCAAGACCAGTTTCATTCGTGCCATTGGTATTGCGGTGATCATGGCTCAATCCGGATTATATGTCTCTGCATCTAGCATGGTCTACAAGCCATACACCTCTATTTTTACGCGAATTTTAGGGAATGATAATATATTCAAAGGTCTCTCTACGTTTGCCGTTGAAATGTCCGAATTGAGAAATATTTTGTTGTTGGCAGATAAAAATAGTCTTATTTTGGGAGACGAACTTTGTTCAGGTACAGAGAGTGTGTCTGCCATCAGTATTTTTGTCGCTGGAATACAGCACCTACATAATGTTCAAAGTAGTTTTATTTTTGCAACGCACTTGCACGAGATTGTGAATTATACGGAAATCACTGAAATGAAGCGTTTGGCATTGAAACACATGGAAGTGATTTACAACAAGGAGACGGATACGCTTGTGTATGACCGCAAACTAAAAGATGGCTCAGGCACGAATACCTATGGACTGGAAGTATGTAAATCCTTGAATTTGCCACAAGCATTTATGGAGCAAGCGCATTCCATTAGAATGAAATATAATCCCGTGACGGCGTCTATTCTCTCTTTGAAAACGTCACATTTCAATTCGAAGAAAATTATTGGTCTTTGTGAAAAATGCGGTACTCAAATGGGAAAAGAGGTGCATCATTTACAACACCAATCCAAGGCAGATAACAACGGGATGATTCGTGCTCAAGATGGCGGCGGTTCCGTATTTCATAAGAATCATTTGGCCAATTTAATGACCTTGTGTGAAGCATGCCATAATTCAATGCACAAGGAACATACGGAACATGTGCGACGCCATACTAATAATGGGTCTGCAATATATGCGTTGGATATATGTTCCTAACCCAATTTTCTGGTATAGAATGAGGATTGTAAATGTAAAAAAATTGATAGTATTATGTATTTGTAGATGAAATACATAATATAATATAATAATAATGATTGAAATGATTACTCAAATAGTCATGTTTATTTGTAGTCTTTGCGCAATTATGATATATGTAGTTGTTCGAATTATAGTAGGACCGCCGCGTCATCGCGTCACATAAAAAGTGGCTTAGATTTGTTTATGAGGATAACATGTTGCTGTAATAATTTGATTATACCCATCCAAAGTATGAATGTCAGTTGATTGTTTACTTGTATTTATTTTTTCCACAAATACGGGCATAATATTTTCACGCGTCTGCGTTTGCCAGACACCACCATTGAAATGAATAAAACATGGATATGTCTTTAATATATTATTATAGACTCGTCCGCCCCTGAAATCAACTTCTTTCCAAGAAATCAAATGCATATTTTGAAATACGTCGGATGTATAATCCAGTAAAACTGACTCTTTCATATAATTTGCTAGATAATATTCAATAAAATATGCTTGGTCGCTTCCACAACTGCATATAAATTCTATTTCTTGAAGTGATTTCCATGTTAATAATTTATGAACACTTTTTTTATATCCAATGTATCCTCCTGAATTTATATACTTATTTAGGGTGTTTAAATTTAATATTTTACTCACATTATCCATTTGAAGTTTGTATTCCGAAGGAAAACAATTTAATTCAGCACCAATTAATAAATTGCATCTATATGATTTAAACTTATCTAAAATATCGTAGACATTTGAATTGATTAATACATCATATGCATCTATGAAACATACAATATCGTCATCTGGTATATCTTTTATTGTATCAAGCATATATAATATTTTATCAATATAGCCGTTCCATGATGAATTATATAAATACTTGATATTTACCGAATGATTTTGCTGTGTTTGTTTCAAGTAGATCAAACGATTCTCATCTGTATAAAATGTAAAAATATGTAACATTTTATATAGTAATTATAATATCTTTATACTAATTTACGTGCATATTCATAAAATTTATGATATTCATTTTTAATCAATTGCCTTAGAAATACAATACCCAACACCTAATCCAAATAAACCAAAACAACCAATATAACTTAAATTAACATTAAAAGACGTCGCATATCTACCCCATCGTAGTGCCTTTTTTTCAGCGGCGTAGTAATACCCTTTGTACATTCCCACTATAGTTCCACACAATGGCAAAATATTTTTGTTATATATAGAGAATATACTCATATACTGAAGTATATACATATTATTTATATCATTATCATTCCAAAATATCATTTATACCGCCGAAGATTTGAAATGAGACGCCCTTGGGGGCGTCATTCCAAATCTTCGGTGATATCTGGCCCTTAAAGAATGAAAATGTCCCATTTTAAATCTTCAAGGGTGTAAACATATGGTAAATATAGTTATTTTGTACGGCGGTTACTAAGTCCAGCAAAAAAGACGCGAAAATAAGGTACTATGTGTTTATTTTATAGTTTGACACAATTCAACAAATTTTACACCATTATTACCATACATTTCAATAAGAGTTGCATTGTCTATATTATTCCATTTTCCCATATGTGGACGAGCATTTGCATTTTTCCAAAGTTCTTTTTCTAAAATATCCAAATGTGAAAAATAATTCGGGTCGCGTATGTCCATATCAACTATGACCCATGCATAATAAGTGGAGGTTCCATTTAGCGGGCTAATCCATGGTAATGTATCATGGCTTGTAAACCTAATAAATACGTCGCCAAGTATACTAGGATTATATTTCTCTATCCACAAATTGATAGTATTCAAGGCTATATGTAATTTTTCAACTGGTACAACTTCTTCGAGTTCTGCGTATGCGGGTATGGCTTTTGGGCTTTCAGTCTGTTTTTGGCACATTCCATATCCTGTAGTATTTTCCAAGCTTACATTTGGATATGACAGCCCAAATTGCGTATCTAGTTCAGGTGAGTAATTAATACCATATAATAATTCTTGACTTTGCCATACCATGAAATTATTTTTTATTTTACAATCAAATAAACTAATAACATCGTTTTCAGTATTTGGGATTCTGACTATTTGTTCCATGGTACATATGTCTGTACTTGGTTTCCAATATACTCTTAAATAATCTGTTTTATTTATCAGCTCCATCATCGATTGTAGAAATAATTTACGTTCAATAAATGAATTATTTTGTTTTAACCAACTTATCGGTGTCGTATTTAAAGTAAGCTGAGATACTACACCAAGTCTTCCTAACGAAGATGCATATGCGCCTAGCAAATGCTGTGGTACTCGTCTGCATTTTGTATATCCAGGTAAGATATAATACATATCAGTAACTAAGCCTGATATAGTTCCTGCTTTTAATGATGCACCATGAGAACACGTTGCAACCGCTCCTCCTATAGTGATATAAGGCGAGTTTGGGTATGTTGCAAGGGTTCTTTTACGGATTCCTAAAAAATGTAATAATTCACCCATTGGGGTGCCAGATAAACACGTGACCGATGAAGTGTTCTCATCATATGATATATTACCTTTAAAATCAATTAAATCAATACATATTGGTGTTATGTTTGATTTTGATGTATTTGTCCCATCTATATATCTACTCGGTGACCAACTATGACCGCCACCACTTATAATAACTTCTGTACTTGGTGCTAAATCTTTCATAATTGATTCTAATTGAATTATAGTTGTTGGCTTGTATATTGTATCAAACTCACGCGAAGCATTATCTGACCAATTACTCATCAAATTTGTTTTGTATTCTAACATATTTTTTAATACACAAATTACTAACAACACAATAAATATAATAAGTATTTTATGGACATTTTTCATTCCTTTGAAAAACATTATATATTATACAAAGACTAAAAAGAAAAATGCTGATAAAGTAAAAGTAAACCACCCAACGTGGAGAGATTAGACATGAAAGAATAATAATTTGATCCAAAAGGTGGAAAATGATAGAGGAGTGTAGCTAAAATAGTAAAAACAATTAATCCTAAAAGAGAGAATTTTGTGTATGTATACAATCTCGGGTTAGAATTATACGAATAAAGAGATATAATAAATGGCGCAACAATTTCTAATAAAATCACACCCGTAATAATTATTTTAGAAAAAGTAACTGGGATATTCGTTTTGGTCATAAACCCTTTGACGACTTGTTTAAAATCTTTTATTTTATGAAAACCGCTTAGGAAAAAAAGTAATGTGATATAGATAGTTGCAATCCAAATCAAGTTCATCCTGATAGTTATAATATTTACTGAGTTAAAAATTATAAATTTGTAAAGATTTGTCCAAATATTGTAATAATTATTTGCGTGCTTTACGCGCCTTACGCGTTTTTCTAGAAGCAACGATGCCTTGCGCAGCATTTTTTGCTGTGGACATGGTATAACTGGCAGTATTTTTCAAAGTGTCAAAAATTCCTTCTAAACCCTTTTGTACGGCCGGTGCTGATTTTTTAGCTATCATTGAGACATTTGAGCCTACTTTTTCCGCACTGACCTTTATAATACTTGCACTCTTTTTAACTATGTTGGTTCCCATAGATGCACCCTTTTTAGCTATCCTAATAGCATACTTGGATACCTTTCTAATAGTTTTTCTTTTCGGGGTTCTACTTTTTTTCATTGAACGAGTTTTGCGTGATTTGCGTGTTATATGCGCCATATATAGTATATACATATATTTATTTTGTAGTAATATTATAATGGGAAATCAACCTTCTATCCTACAAAATATGGTAAATCAAACTATCGCAAAACCACCACAACCAGTTGTTACACCGGCAAAACCTAAAACTACGCAGGAGCTTCCACCAGGCCCCCCGGCTGGATATGATTCAAGTATGGACCAAGGTAGCTGGTATATATATAGTGAGCTTCAAACCACTAAGGAAATGGCAGGACTGCAGCTAGATTCATATAATAGTTTTTGTAAAACAAATGCAGCATCCAGCCAAGATCTAAATACAAAATGCAGTAATTTAACGGAATACAACTGCAAACGCGTAGGATGCTGCGTATTTACAAGTAATAATACGTGTGAAGCTGGTGGAGCAAATGGTGCAACATATTCTCCTAATCTAGACTATTATTATTATCAAAATAAGTGTTATGGTAGTAAATGTCCTCCGTAATGGTGGCGCTTTTTGAACAAATCAATAATATCAAATAAAATTGATTTAGATATATAAAAAATATATCATATTATATACAGGTGTAATGATTATCCCAATAAAGTGTTTTACTTGCGGTAATGTCCTTGCGGATAAGTACAGATATTATTTAGAAGAAGTGCGTAAAAGAAAATTATCAGATAAAAAAATGGAAAATATTGAGGTGGATCGAGTTTTATATTTGACCAAGGAGTTTCATGAAAAAACCCATGAAGGCGTGGTTTTGGATGAAATGGGGCTTACCAAGATGTGTTGCCGTCGCCATATGTTGACTCACGTGGATATTGAATAAAATAAATTTTATAAAAATAACAATTTTATAAAAATAAAACTATGAAAAAGTAAGTGTATGTTCATATTTATTTCTTTTTTAATATATATGAAGAAATCCAATAAACGTAGTAATAAACGTAGTAGAAGCTTAAAACGCAAACATCATAAAACGCAAAAGGTATGGAAAATGCGCGGATGTTCAGTGCATTCATGTGATTGTAAAATGCATCACCACAAATGTGGTAAAAATGGCGTTTGTTCAGTATGCCATCACAGATGCTACAAGCGAGGAAGAACCTCTAAATACGGGGGTACCGCAGATGCAGAGTTGGCATATCCATCCGCCAATGTTCCTACCACACCTAATCCTCATTTTGCATATACTGGTGCCCAAAAAGCAGGTTGTGATACTTGTCAAATGGGCGGGTCTTGTGGTACGATGTGCCCGTTAAATCAAAACGGCGGTGGCTATGTGGATGTGCCATCACCGCTAGCTCCTATAAATGCTGTTGCTGTACCACAACCACCTTTTGTAGGTGCGCCATGGGGACCAATGGTATCTCAATGGCCCGGCGTATCAGCCCCACATGATGGCAGTCATTTAGCAAAAAATTCTTATGATATTCAACCCGAAATGAACCCTATAGATGAACGCACTACGTCCAATAGAATGGCAGGTGGTCGTAGACGACGAATCAAGGGAAATAAGTCCATGAAACGCCGCCACATGAAAGGGGGTGATTATGGTATTTTTTCCCAATTGGGAACTGATATCAGAAATGTCTACCGAGGATGGAATGGCGAACCTGCGTTACCAAGCCCACTTCCCTACAAAGATCAAATGTTTTATGGAAGAAACGCGCAAGATAACTTGAATTATCTCAAGGTTGGATAAATATATTTTATCTCTACATATTTTATAATATGGCACCTTTTCCTACAAAGCTAAATCAATTATGCACACCGGCGGCATTCTATTTTATAATTTCTATTTTTGGGTTGATTATCATCACGTTTCAAAATGTTGGAAATAAAAAGAGATTAAATTTAGGGTGTTATTCATGCAATGTTCCAAGTACCCTTATGATTTTGGTTGGTAAATTGTTATATATTTTATTCTGGACATGGGTACTTAATTTGATATGCAAAGATGGTCATTCCACCATATCGTGGTTACTTGTATTGTTACCCTTTATTTTTGCATTTATTATTTTAGGTGCTATCATGTTACAGAAAATGTAAACATGTCTGTTGAATATGAAATTATTGAATTCAAAATTATATTATAATATTATAAAAATATATTATAAGATGAACTCTGTAAAAAATGGAATATCGTATGAATTAAATGGATGGAAATACATTTCAATAAGAGGCACTGCGAGAGAACGTGGTTATGCCCACGGATATTTAGCCGCCAAGGAAATGAAGGAAATCCAAGCCATGTTGCGATTCAATGTATTTCATGAAACCGGTGTAACATGGGAATATTACATTGACGCGTGTAAACATGACTTTAATCAAAAAATATTCGACATGTTTCCGGAGATTTATGAGGAAATGCAAGGTTTAACGGAAGGATGCAATGCCGCAGGAACCAAGATTACTTTAGATGAAATGATTGCATGGAACAACTCCATTACAATGCTTGGCTATTGGCGTCCTGAACCGAGTGAGCGTGAAGAAGGCGTTGTTGGTGCCAAAGAGGGTGGCGGCGCAACTGATCATTGCAGCGCATTCATTGCCAATGGTGATTATACCACCGACGGCAAAATCGTGTGTGCTCACAATAGTTTTATTACCTTTGTAGATGGTCAGTATTATAATATTATATTGGACATTCAACCAAACACTGGACACCGAATGTTAATGCAGGCATTACCTTGTTACGTATGGAGCAGCAGTGATTTCTTTGTCACCAGCAAAGGTATTATTGGAACAGAAACCACGATTGGCGGATTTAATAAATTTCAAAATAACTTGCCTATTTTTTGCCGCATTCGACAAGCGATGCAGTATGGTGATACTTTAGATGACTATGTGAAAATTTTATTGCACGGCAATTCAGGTGACTATGCTTGTAGTTGGATGTTTGGTGATACGAACACAAACGAGATTATGGTGCTTGAATTAGGACTTAAATATCACGATGTTAAAAGAACCCACAACGGATATTATTTTGGATGCAATGTTGCATTTGACCCGAAAATCCGTAATTTAGAATGCACAAATAGCGGGTATTGTGACATTAGACGTCATCAAGGTGCCCGTCAAGTAAGATTGCCTGATATCATTGATAAATACAAGGGTAAGATTGACATTGAAGTTGCCAAAATTATCATAGCCGATCATTTTGATGTTTACTTGGACAAGGTGAACCCGTGCTCACGAACCATTTGCTCCCATTATGAACTTGACCAACGTGAATACATGTCACAAGCAGATAGACCAAAACCTTTTCAACCACGAGGTGCTGTGGATGGTGCAGTAGTGGATACCAATATGGCAAAGAAAATGTCTTTTTGCATGAGATGGGGATCCTCTTGTGGAATACCTTTTAATAAAAATGCATATTGCGACCAACACAGGCAATTCGCTTACTTGAGACCTTGGTTAAAAGACCGCCCCGAACAACCTTGGACCGATTTTACTATTTATACGGGCAAAATAGGAAGCAATGCAAAGACCATTAAAAAGCGTGCGGGGCCTGCCAATAAACGACAAACAAGACGTACTAAATTGTAAATCAACCATCAATCTCATATTCAAGTATTTGTAAAATTCACAAATACTTGTATTGTTATAAATTGCATTCTATTTGCGTTTTGTGGTTCTTCGGCGTTTGGATTTGCGTTTCTTTATTTTTCGTGTGCTTGGCGCTTTTCTGCTAAGGCGACGGATTCCTCTTTTTCTTTTTCTAGATTTACGTGCTCCGCCTGCTGTAGCATTTGCTGCGGCCGCACGAGCTGCAAGAACTGCAGGAGATTTAGGTTCTACGCCCGCTGGCATAAGATATCTTCCTATTTCCGTTGCCAACTCTGGAGGAAGCGCTGAACGCGTTTTTTTGGGGGGTTTACCTAGTAATCTTCCAAAAAAACTTGGTTTTTCATACACTGGTTTTCTTGAAATCATCGCAAATCTATTAATTTGTTGTGCCCTAGAAACAATTTTAACATTATACTTGCCATAAAAATTATTATTTTCACCAAAACGTAGTTGTGGGAGGGGTCTAAATGGGCTAGGATTTACAGCCGCTAATGTATTGTGCCATATAGCATGACTATTTAATCTATTCATAGCAGTTTCCCCTATAGCTACTAGTCTTAAACCACTTCCTCCAAATGCATCATACCAAATGCGAGTAATTTTAGAATCTTGTTCAAATGTTATTTCTCTCAACGCTTGTGTATTAGCAAACGCCCTATCTCCAATCTCCCTTACCCCCGCTGGAATCCGAATCGTTTGCAAAGCTGTTGCGTTTTGAAACGCACCTTGTCTAATCTCGCTTACCCCCGCTGGAATCTGAATCGTCTCCAAAGCTGTCGCACCCATGAATGCGTAATCATAAATGCTCATAAGAACAGAACCTTCTTCAAAGGTAACTTCTCTTAAGCTTGTCGCATTCTCAAACGTGCGAATCATAAGTGTATCGACATTTGCTGGTATACGAATCGTTTGCAAAGAGCTTGCATTACGAAACGCTTCTTCTCCAATATGACCGACACCCGCTGGAATCTGAATCCTTTGCAAAGCTATAGCGCCAGAGAACGCAGAATCTCCAATGAATTCGAGTTGAGAACCTTCTTCAAAGGTAACTTCTCTTAAGCTTGTCGCATTCTCAAACGTGCGAATCCTAAGTGTATCGACATTTGCTGGTATACGAATCGTTTGCAAAGAGCTTGCATTACGAAACGCCCTATCTCCAATCTCCCTTACCCCCGCTGGAATCTGAATCCTTTGCAAAGCTGTGGCGCTTGCGAACGTCTGAAGTCCAATCTCTTCGAGCTGTGAACCTTCTTCGAATGTTATTTGTTCTAAACCAGTTGCTCCAAGAAACGCACCATCCCCAATGTGTGTAACTCTCGCTGGAATATTAATTCTTTCTAAAGCTTCAGTAGCTGCAAACGCACCATCTCCAATAAATTCAAGTTGTGAACCTTGTGCGAATTCTACTTGACGCAAGTTTATTGCACCATTGAACGCGTCCTCTTGAATAGAACTGACAGATGCTGGAATAAAAATCATCTCCAAATCTGGGTTGTCCGTGAACGCTTGCTCTTCAATCGTGGTCCAACCCTCTGCTAGATGTAGAATTGTCGGCATATCATGCTGTTCCCAAACCTCCAATGTAAATGTTGTATCTTCACCTGGGCCAGGTGCTGGAATAGTATAGGCATCCATTATTATATATAACAAAAGATAATGATTTATTTGCAAGGAATACTAAATACTTGAATAATAAATTCCATATAAAAATAACTATCGTATAATAATATACATGGAGTCCATATCATGGAAAATCATTGATACATATTTTAAAGATAACCCGAGTAGTTTAGTGGCTCATCATTTAGAGTCCTATAATGATTTTTTTAATGGTGGAATTAACCGCATATTCAAAGAAAATAATCCTGCCCGTTTTATTGAGCGTGAAACGGAAGATAACAAAATCAGTGGACGTAATGAATGTTTATTATATTTAGGAGGGAAAGATGGCTCCAGGATCTATTTTGGCAAGCCAATTATATACGACGCCAATCATGCGCATTACATGTATCCTAATGATGCAAGATTACGCAATATGACCTATGGAACAACAATACATTATGACGTGGAAGTAGACATTATCTATTACGACGAGGCACTCAAAGAGAGAAAAACCCAGTCCATCGTTTTGGAAAAGATTTATTTAGGAAGATTTCCAATCATGCTCAAGTCCAACCTATGTATCTTGAACAAGCTCTCACCCGAAGTGTGTTTCAACATGGGCGAATGCCGTAATGATTATGGCGGATATTTCATTATTGACGGAAAGGAAAAGCTGATTATACCGCAGGAAACGTTTGCAGACAATATGCTATATGTTCGTGCAAATAAGCCCGAAGATACATATAGTTATTCCGCCGAAATCCGGTCCGTTTCAGAAGACGCGTCCAAGCCGATTCGTACGACGTCCGTTAGAATGGTGGCTCCTTCCTCTGTTCTCTCTAACAATCAATTGGTAGTAGATGTTCCCAATGTTCGTAAACCAGTCCCCTTGTTTATTTTGATGCGTGCATTGGGTGTAATAAGCGACAAGCGTATTATAGAGACTTGTTTATTGGATATTGAGAGAAATTCAAAATACGTGGATTTGTTTATACCTTCTGTCCATGATGCAAGTAAAATCTTTGACCAAAAAACGGCGCTTGAGTTTATAGCCACATTCACAAAACGCCAGACCATTCCAAGTGTATTGGAGATATTGATGAACTATTTTTTGCCGCATATTGGCACAAATAATTTCTTAGACAAGGCGTATTTTTTGGGCACCATGGTGAATAGACTATTGCGCGTATCTACCAAAGAAGATAAACCTACTGACCGCGACAATTTCAAATTTAAACGAATTGAGCAGACGGGTAAACTCATTTATGATTTGTTCCGTGAGTATTATTTGATTCAAAAACAGGAAATTATGTTGGCAGTTGATAAGGAGTATTATTATAATCGCGGGGAATATAAAGCCACTTTTTCTAGGTTGATTGAAGCAAATTATCGTGACTTTTTCAAGCAACGTTCCGTTGAAGCCGGCTTCCGTAAAGCATTCAAGGGGAACTGGGGTTCTCAAGAACGCACACGTCGTCTTGGGGTTGTGCAAGATGTAAATAGGCTTAGTTGGAACTCATTTATCTCTCAAATGCGTAAGTTGAATTTGCCGTTGGATGCAAGTGCAAAAGTAGTTGGTCCTCGTCATCTGCATGGCTCGCAGTGGGGTTACATAGACCCAGTGGATACGCCCGATGGTGGTAATATTGGTTTACATAAACATTTGTCCATTAGCACACAGATTACAAGCGGATTCTCGTCTTATCCATTAATTCAATGGTTGCGTGCATATACGCCGATGAAGATATTGCAAGAATGCACACCGATTTATTTGTCACAGAACACAAAAATCATTGTGAATGGCAATTGGATTGGTGTGATATCTGAGCCGATTGAAACTATAACGTTGTTGAAACTGCTAAGACGAAATGGTGTGCTTCCAACGTATATGAGCATCAGCTTTGATTATGCTACCAACGAGATTTATATGTATACCGACGCTGGACGATTAACGCGGCCCATTTATTATATTGAAAACAGCAAGGCCAGTTATGATAGAGCCGAGTTTGTGGACCAATTAAATAGCGGCAATGCCACGTGGCAGCAAATCGTGTCTGGTTTCAAGGAGAAAACCGACGAGAATTTTGACATTAGAAACAACAAATTATATGCCACGATGAAGGACCTGTATAATAGTGACCAGGTGGATTTGAATAAATTCAAGGCGATGGTAGATTTCTTGGATACCTCGGAGGAAGAGGGTGCGATGATTGCCACTTATACAGACGAATTGAAGAAATCAAAGTATTATACGCATTTGGAAATACATCCATCACTCATCTTGGGCGTTATGGGAAATATGATTATTTATCCTGAAAACAATCCCTATGCACGTGATGCCTTCTCTTGTGGACAAAGTAAACAAGCTGTCTCCATGTATCATTCCAACTATCAAATGCGCATAGATAAGATGGGTGTCATCTTGAATTGCGGCCAGATTCCTCTGTTGAAATCGCGTTATTTGGATATTATCAATAAAGAGCAGCAGCCCTATGGCGTGAATGCCATCGTTGCTATCATGTCATATACGGGATACAATGTAGAAGATGCCATCTTGATTAATCAGGGTGCCATTGACCGCGGTATTTTCAGGACAACGTATTATTCCATGTATGAAGCACGCGAGGAAAGCACCAAGGTAGCCGGCTCATTAGTAAATGCGTATTTTACAGATATATCCAAGAAGGAGGTGTCTGGACTCAAGGCAGGATATGATTATAGTTACTTGGATAAGTGGGGGATGATAAAGGAAAATACACCTCTAGATGACAAAATGGTGCTCATTGGAAAAGTAACAAGTAGCGGTGACTTGAATATAGATGATTCTGTTACGCCCAAGAAGGGACAGCTCGGTTATGTGGATAAGTCCTTTATCACGGAAGGTGAAGAGGGATTCCGTCTTGGTAAGGTCCGTATTCGTGAAGAGCGTATACCGAGTATTGGCGACAAAATGGCATCTAGAGCCGGACAAAAGGGTACCATCGGTTTGATTATTCCGGAAGAGGATATGCCATTTACACACGACGGCGTTCGTCCGGATTTAATTATTAACCCGCATGCGATTCCAAGCCGTATGACGATTGGACAATTAATAGAATCCTTGTTTGGTAAGGCGTGTTGTGCATATGGCGGGTTCGGTGATTGCACGGCCTTTACTACAAAGGGTTCAAATGCAAATACCTATGGTCACATGTTGACGAAAGCGGGATTCCATTCATCCGGCAATCAGTTGCTCTATAACGGCATGACCGGAGAACAATTGCGGTCAGATATTTATATTGGACCAACTTATTACATGAGATTAAAACACATGGTGAAAGATAAAATCAACTACCGCGCCCGAGGACCGCGAACGGCGTTGACGCGCCAAACTGTTCAAGGACGTGCCAATGATGGTGGTCTGCGTGTTGGAGAGATGGAACGCGATGCAGTGATTTCTCATGGTGCGTCGGCCTTTTTATCAGAGTCATTTTTGGTTCGTGGCGACGAATATTACATGGCGGTTTGTAATAAAACAGGCATGATTGCGATTTATAACCCGGCCCAAAATATCTTCTTGAGTCCTGGTGCAGATGGACCCGTTAAATTCCACACTACTATGGATGGAAAGATGAATTTGGAAATGATAAGCCAATATGGCAGGTCATTCAGTTTGTTGCGCATTCCTTATAGCTTGAAACTATTGATTCAAGAGTTGCAGGTGATGAATATTCAAATGAGAATTATTACAAATGAGAATGTAGACACATTAATGTCCATGTCTTACTCGGATAATATTGTCAAGGTTACAAATGACGAGGTTAAGTTTCAGGGCGGCAAAGGCAAAGAAGGTGATGATTATATTAATCAATATGTTAGAGAATACAAGCGAACCATAGATAGGTTGTTTAATAAAATATCCAATAAGCGTGCGCCCGAAGAAATACCGGCGTATGCTCCTTCTACGGAATCAAGCCCTGTATATAATCCAAACACGTCATCTGAAGGCAAGAATAATCTTGAGACACCACCATATGCGCCATCGTATGGCAGCGATTCGCCCAACTATCCCCCGTCGTCTAGTGATAGCAGTAGGCCTCCTCCACCCAATTATTCACCGCCATCAACGCCACAATATGATGGTAGTAGGCCTCCCTCACCAGACTACCCACCGCAATCTGCAACACCACAATATGACGGCAGTAGACCTCCTTCTCCAGACTACCCACCGCCATTTGCAACACCACCATCATCGTCCACTGACGGAACCAAACCACCCCCACCGGCATATACACCAAGCAACAGCAACAGCAACAGCAGCAGCAGCAGCAATTTTGGCAGCCAAGAATTAGATGAATTATACAAGACGTTATCAGAAGACGCCAAACAAAAAATTAATAAATTACCACGCGAAGAGCAAATATCCGTTTTGCAAAAAGTATATGTAAAAAAGAATGGAAGTGAACCCGTAACATCCATATTAAATGTTGAAGAACCACCTGAAAAGGCAGATGAAGATAAAAAAGATGAAGAATCCGCCGGACAAACCAAAAGCGTTAGTATAGACGCAGGTGAAACCAAACAAGTAAGTCTTTAGATTTTAGATTTTAGATATAATTTTAAAATTGAAATAAATATTTAACATTATATAATATATTATAGTATCATGCAGAATTCGAGTAATATCATTTCATCTATTTATAAGGCCAGACAAACCATTATTAGTCTAATGAGGAAATTGGACTATAATGTGGCAGATTATGAGCATTTTAGCATAAATGAAGTGAACAGCATGTTCCAAAATAAACAAATGGACATGCTACTTGAAAAAAATAAAGAAAATCCAAATACGGGAAGAAAGAACAAGGTATACGTCTTGTTTTATTTAGCAAAGGCGATTCGTCCAGCAAATATACAAGAAATGATAGATGATTTGTTTAATTTGGAGGAGACACTCACCAAGGAAGATACCTTATTAATCGTTACAAAGGATGAAATGAACGACACACTCATGTCCAATTTGAAGCATATTTGGGAAACGGACAAAATCTTTATTATTGTGCAGAATATTAAACGTTTACAATTTAACATACACGATCATATTCTTGTTCCGCCGCATCGGGTGATTGACGATGAGGAATTAACGACGATTAAAACAAAATATAACATTACGGATGATAATCAATTGCCGGATATTTCAAGATTTGACCCAATGGCCCAGGCGATTTGTTTACGTCCAGGTCAAGTATGCGAAATTATAAGACCTAGTAAAACGGCGATTCAAAGTAAATATTATCGTTTGTGTGTTTGAGAGAAAAATTAATCACATGATATAGTAATGACTGAACCTATCAATTTTGGAAGTCAAATTGATGCATTACAACAACCATATGCTGGATATTTAGATAATTTTAAAGAGTATTATGTATTGACAAAACAATTTCCCAATGATGATTCGTATACACGAGGGTATGCAAGTAGTAGAGCAGATTTACAAAAAGCGTCGAATGATTTATTTCTTATAAATAATAATATTCAGCGTGAAATAGAAAAAATAAAGACTAAAACAACCACATTAAATCAAGGTATACAAGATGAAAAGGCGCGAAATGCGGAATTACAACAAAAATATGAAAATGCGACTGGAGAAGTCGGTGGTGCTCAAACGATGATTAGTGATTTTAAAAAAATATATGTGTTGCAATATATCTCTAATGTCACCATTTTTTTAGGCATAATAATGTCGGGGATCATACTTTCCAAAACATTTCGAAAGATGTAAGATCTCTTATTTTGAACGAAATGGCTCAAAATAAGTGTAAAGTGTAAAGTGTAAAGTGTAAAGTGTAAAGTGTAAAGTATAAAGTATAAACATAAGGCAAATAGCGTTATTTATGAAAAACAAAATGTTATAATATAACAATAATGAGTTTTAACACGCTTAATTCAATGTTATTTAATTATCAACAGAATAGTATAAAAAATAAAAGTTTACGATCCGTAGTTCCCAACGAACCCATTTGGTTGGGGGGTGATAATATGCAAGAAAAAAAAATCGATGCAAATATTTTTTTCAAAACGGACATTGATAAAATCATTCAAGAGAGAAAAGATGCACCATTTAATATGGACACGTTGAATAATGCCACTATAGGCGGGTTCATATTTGGCGCCTTGGTTGGATTTTGTAGTGGTTTTTATCTTTATCGAAAAGTTTAATTCCTTCCTTCTAATTATTTCTCTTTTTTATTTCTCTCTCTATATTAATGGCCTTGGAAACTTTGGAATCATTACAATTAAAATATGAAACCAAAATGAAAGAATACACTCAACTATCACAAGATTATAAAGAGCTTCTGCAGACGGGTAGTAATGAATACGTACAACTAAAAGATAAATTATATATTGGTACATCATTTTTGAAATTTTCTCAGGAGGATAATATAAATAAATGTCAAGCGTTATGTAGTTCAAATTCAAAATGTTCAGGTGCAGACTACGTACCTAGTTGGAAACTTTGCGCATTAAGTACAGGAAAGGGAAGTGTTACAACATTTCCAGATATTTATACTATTATGAAAAAGATGCATTACATAACGGGTAAATTAGAGGAAGTAAATAACCAATTAATTATATTGAATAAGCAAATTCAAGATGCAATTAAAAATAGTCCGGCCAATAATTTAGATAACTTGGTCGACAAAAATAACAATATGCATGATACATTAATAACAGATTACAATAATCTTGTCTCTCAACGACGTGAACTCAACCATTTGTTAGTTGGCTATAATAATGTAAATGAAAATATGAAAGACACATCTTTAGTAGTAAATCAGCATATGCTTCAGTATCGTTTACATACTATCATTTTGGCGTTAATATTATCCTTGGTTGTGATGATATTTGGTAATATGACTATAAGTACAGCAATTATTCCATTGTTGTTGGCATTTATATTATTTGTGTTAAATTTCACATTATTGTCGCTTTTAGTTGTTATTGGCGTTGTATTGTATTATATATATTCTATTCCAATGGAATAAGCTGTCGATAGGAGGAGGGTATATGCCAATGCTGAAATACAACAAAAAACAATAAAAAACAATATAAATATTTTTGTAAAATACTATTTATATATGAGATTTTTTCAGAATTTGATGAGTCTTGCAAGTTTTGTATGTACTACCGAGGTATGTCATAATACTAACAACAATTGTTTAACCTTCTCGGTGAGTTCTGGCACTGGATGTGCGTGGATGTGCCAATATTGTGCTACAAATCTTGGAACAAACAATTATTACTTTACAGATGGAGTATGCACGTATGAAGAGGGTACTGGATGTGTAGGAAATCCTATTGCAGGGAAGAGTTATACCTGTTGTGCTGCCTAATCTCTATTTTATGCATAAATCAATAGAATCCAACATTTTTTCTATTGAGTTATATTAATGAGCAGTATATCATTAAATCAGGGGAATATATTTAAACAAAAACAGGAAAGGGTTACTTCCAAAAAAATACAAAAAAGTAAATATAAGAACCCTGATTTGAGCCATAATAAAGAAGGTCTTACAACCATGAATGGAGTATCTTTAGAAGGTTCTAATGAAGCACAAATATCTAGTAAAACATTGTCTAAAACAGAGGTAAATAGTCAAATGTTGTCAGACCTAGAAAAATTGAACGCACAATACAAAACGGCTATTCAAGCCACACAGGATGCGCAAAACAAATACAATGCAGGCATAACCGATTATATCTCTCGTACAAACCCGCTTATAAACAAGAATTCCAATAAAAATGTGAAATTAAGTGACGGAACTATTGGATATATGACAAATCGTGGAGTTTTCGAGCAATATGATGATATAAACAAAACCGCAGGCATTAATGGCTGCCCAAGAGCAAGCGATATAACTGATTTAGGTTTTGGACTTGCAGATATAATAAAGCATCCAGATATGATTGCGTTTGGTCCAAATAAACCTGTTGGGACCGCATGTGGTAATGAAGGCACAAATATATATGTAAATAGTGTTCTTACCGAAGCAGATGTGAAATACTTGGGTTGTTACACGAATTCACCCGGTGCAATGACTGCAATTGATGCGGATAATTATGACGACTGCAAATTATATGCAATGAACAACGGATATAAATATTTTGGACTGGTAAATGCAAACCCATCGACGCAACAAGTCACATGTGTTGTTGGTAATGATAAAGCCAAAATTACGAGCAAGGAATTGGGTTATGTATTTAATGAAAAGGTATTATTCAGTATTAGTAGCGGAGGTTCGATTTCAGCTTTATTAACGAATGAAGGGCAAATAGTATTATTAAGTGCCTTTAGTGGCACTGGAACAGTCTACACAAGAGTACCAGCTAGTCCCGCACCCAATTGTCAACAAGGAGGAACCATACGCATAGATAATGCCACATATGGCAGTAATTGTAACGCATATACAAATACCACAACAAATCAAGAATGTTTAGCGCGTTTTTTTGGTTATTGTTTTTATTGGAAAAACGTGTCTAGTCAATCTCCAAGGTTCCCATTTGTTGCTGGAAACAACGTACAGGGAATGTTAAAATATAATTTAGAATTTCCGCCAAACAATAGTCAAAATTCACCTGTAACTACTATTATAAATGATATGGTTGATACCGGGTTATCATTATTTACAACAGGCGTGAATACTAATATTTTCGGTGACCCTGCTCCAGGATGCAATAAAAATTTCATTGGCAACTATTATTGTGGTGCGACATCAAGACAATTAAGTGCAAATGATAATGGCAGTATTACGATGGATTGCACTGACGTAATTGCCACGTGTCAGTTTTATTTAATACTTCAAGACGATGGAAACATGTGTATTTATAGAGGAACTGGACCAAACGATAACAAAGGATTAATCTGGCAAAGTCAAACAAATGGACAACAATTTACACGAGGCAACCCAAAATCATTGGCAACCTTGGGTAAATATGGACGCAATTACATGCGTGTTGGTGAATACTTGAATCCAAATGAATGGATAGGTTCAACAAATGGTTCACTGAAACTAATGATGAACCCTGATGGTAGTCTTGTGCTATACACCACGGAAGCATATGATAGTTGGATTACTTTAAATAATGGTAAAATTGCAAGCGTAAGTGATGATTTTACTGCAGTGTATGAATTATCGAATGTGGGAATGCCCGGTAATTTGGGTAAGATGGGATATATAGATGATAATGGGGCGTTGAGTGAATATCCTAGCAATATGATTGGTCCTGGTACGGGTTACAATGCGTTTAAAAACATAAATAGTCCGTATAATGACCTTAAAAATATGCCGATTATAAATAGTAGTCCTGAATCATGTGCCAGCGCATGTGATTCTAATGTGGGTTGCTTTGGATATGTATATGATAAAAGCACACGTAATTGTTGGTTGAAAAATAAAAATGTATTGCAAAATAATACAAATAATAATCCTGCTACAGACTTTTATTTACGAAACACAAAAGTAATTGGTTCTGAACCATCATGTGATACACCTGTTATAAATGTCGATTCAACCAGATGGAGTCAGTATAAAACAAGTGGAAATGCGATGACTAACAAGACACCTTGTAATAAGTTTGCCAATATGGAAGAAATGCCTGTTCTGGCTTATAAACAAGATTTTGAAAATAAAAAGAAAGTGTCAGATGATTTAGCCGCAAAAATAAGTGCAATGAATAGAACATTACAAAACCGAAGGGATATGCAACATACTCAAATTACACAAAATACCAAGACCGACGTTCAAAACAATTCAGTTTATAATATCACGACAGATTCCAAAATTCCAAAGGCAATTGAGGTTTCGGTAAATAAAGAATCTTTCACGAACTATGATGACATGAATTCACCCTCACAAAGAGCAAAAAGTGTGCAATTCAAAAACATTGATGCAATAGTAGAAGATAGTGATTTAGTGGCAGTACAAGAAAATTACAATTATATCTTGTGGTGTATTTTAGCCCTTATGACGACGATTATAGTTGTAAAATCGTTGAGAAGCCAGTAAAACAATTCCAAAATAAAGCCTCTTCTAAAATATAATATTATCTTACTATATTTTATACAATAATGAGTAATCAAGCAACAAACATGTTTCAGCAAAAAAATACTGAATTATCAAATTATATTGACCAATTATCCAATGTAGAGCAGGATTTAATACAAGAGATTGGCAACACGACAGACCAAAAAGAGCAGTCGCGTTTAACGAATCTGCTTGTGTTAATTCAAGAGACGCGCACAAGTTTAATCAATTCATTAAGTAGCATAAATACCTATTATACTCAAAATTTAATTGGGTCATCACAGACATTACAACAACAAACCGATGCAGTTGCTATTATGGATAAAGAAATGATGCAAGCAAAGAAACGTTTAGCATATATTAATGAACAAAAAGAAAATAAGCTCCGTGTTGTAGAAATTAATCAGTACTATAGCGCTTCTTATGCTGAATGGACTTATTTGGTTAAAATATTAATTGTCACGATTATTGCGTTCACAATAGTCATTAAAATGAAAACTTATTTCTCATGGTTTCCTCAAGCATTATACTCCTTACTCATGTTTATTATTGGTGTGGTTAGCATGTATTTGATATTTACAACTATCATTTCTATTTATTCAAGAGACAATATGGTATATGATGAATATAACTGGAATTTTAATGTAAATAACGCGCCTAAAATGGATACAGGAATGTCATTTAAGAATCCGTTCAAGCTATCTGATATAATTACTTGTGTTGGGTCGTCTTGTTGCCAAGATGGAACGCTTTGGAATAACAATATCGGTAAATGTGTCCCTCAAGTATCTACGACTACTAGTCAGTGTTCTCCGGCTAGTGTGAATTCGCCTTAGACGATACGCGTTCATATATAATAATATCGTTACGATATGATATGATTATATTTTGCTATACATCTTCTATGATATTTTGCTAATATGTTCATAAAATGCCGCGTCTATAAATATGGACAAAATCATGGGAAATTGCCAAGTATTAAAAAATCCGGCGTATGTTTTGTCTTTGAATAATATGGTTATTATGAAAATATATCCGGTTCCAATGGTAGCAATGAGTAAACAAAGCAATATGATGGGTACCAAGAAACCTCTAAATTTCATATAATATATATTATTGATAATTTTATTTTTGAAAGGATTTTTATCGTGTTTTCTACATTTTTTATCTTAGTTTCTTTTTTTACCTATGCAGATTTAGAGATCCATATTTAATTAAGTATTTATCTGAGAAATTAAATATTTATGTGTGTAAATAATCATATTTATTACCATTTTTTATCTAAATAATAAGCAGACAACCATCCTATTATAGCACCAAAAGTATCACCAACACTATTTATAATAGAATCAGATTTTGGTTTTCCACCAGGCCAAAATACTATATATTTATTACACCGACTAAAAAGAAAAATGAGACAAAATCCCATTAAAAATTAAAGTGATGTAAAATCAATAGTAAGGAATTACACCTTACGATTGCCTAATTTCATGTCCTGCTTTTACTTGCGTAATACAGGGAGTAGGCGGATGCTGGAAGCAAAACTCACTTGGTCTGGATTGGGTTTCTATCCATTCCTTCGTTAGTTTCATTATTGAAATAGCAGAGTTTTTATCCCGTGTTCTAAATACGCCATTTTTGTTTTTGGAACTCACGCAGTTAGAACAACAGAATAATCTGTATATTTCCTTTCCTCTTGTATCTTTACGAACCTTTACTTTCTTGTTTATGTGATGTTTCAACTCCTTATAACATTCACAACATTTTTGGGAAGTGTAATATTCGTTGATGGTAATAGTATCATATTTATTATGAATTAGTTTTCTTAATCCTTTATTCATTGTAGGCATTATATGTTTCATTTGAGTGCTTCTACTCCAATTACCATAACCAATTAGGACATTCTCACCAAAAGTTTCCTTGATTTTATTCAGGAATGTATCAATACTTTTCTTACCATAACTATATTGACGAAACTTCATTTTCCTCCAAACATCACGCTTGTAAAACTCGGTTGTTTCTTTATTCAGTTTATCCTTTTCTACCAGAAACACCTTGAACTTTTCATAATCTACCGATTTACTATTTTTACTGGATAAATGAGTTTCCTTTTCTATGATATTATTCCGTTTCTTTTCTTGTAATAATATCCTTTCATTTCGCTTCCCATAACTTTCTATCTTCCTTTGTGATGCAGTATATTGAAGTTTGTTTCCTTGACTATCCATCATATACACCAATGAATGTTTACCAGGGTCGCAACCTACGATATTCCGTTCTTTCAAAGTATCCAATTGTTCTATGGATAAATCTTCTATGTTATGGAAATCTTGGTCTTGTAAAGTAGGAACTCTGCTTCCCCATTTCTTATCTTTCAAATCCTTACGAATAAACAACAAAGAACAACTAATCCCATCCGTTTGGATTTGATAATGAAATTGATAATGTTTGCTTTTGAATGTTTTGTGTTGTAGGTTCAGTATATTATTCCATACATCGTGTTGATTTTCCTTGATTGCTTTGAATAATTCTGTTTTCGTTTTTCCTTCCAACGAAAAAATATTGACGATACACGCAGTATCCAAAATGATATGCTTGGGAATAATGTTATTACGAAGTGGTAAAGGTTGAAATAATTTATGTTCTTCCTTTTCCAATACAGCATTCATATACAACATACCTTTCAAATAATCAAATGGTTTAACTTTCACATCATAATGAACTGACTTCATTATATTTGTAGGAAGAATATTCGGTAAATGAGTGCGTTTCCAATCATCAAACATAGGTTCTGTTGCCTCATTACAATCCAACAATTGCTTCTTGAACTTGAAAAGGATTGCTTTGTCTTCTGTTATATTAGTTGTGGTTTTATTGATAAAACGAAGAAAATGCTGAATAAATCGTTCTTGTGTATTATTAGATAAGGAAGTATGAAGTTGTGTTGCTAAATACGGAAGCATATTGGACTTGTTTTTTAAAGATGTTTTTTCGCGATTAAGTAAAGGTTGATATTCTTTATCATAAAACTCTTGTAGAGTTTCTAACATAGATGTGTCCTTTTCTGGTCTTCCAGAATTCGTTTTTTCTCCTAATACCTTGATACAATACAAAATAAACTTCTCATTTATTTCAGGCAATGATTGATTGTTGTTATAACATTTCAATACATACAACCGAATAAACTGGTAAGAGTGTATCATCAAATCATTCATTTCAAAAACCAAATTGGTTATAACTGGTTGGACTTCTGTGTAGTTATGTAATACAGATTTGAGTGTGGTTTTGATGGTAGTATAAGCAGATTTCTCTGTGGAGCGGAACTCTTGGAAAGTCTCTTTCTTCTTTTTCACCATCCTATATATTTACTAAACATTTTATTTTTAAGTAATTTACCGCAATTATTTAGTTTCCCTAAATATTATATATTTAATTGTTTTTTTTGAAACGCTGTTTATTTTTATTGTATAATCATTTCCAATAAAGTTATAATTTTGCTGTCGTAATATACTCCTAACAATATTCAAATATGGTCTTTTACAATCAAAGTTCGGTTTAAATGATGATATGGTAGAACAAGCAAAATATTTTTGTATCTCTTCTTTCATCTCTATAATTTGATTTTGTTTTTCTGTATCATTATCTAAATCACATAATAAAAAGGATTTGTTATCATCTAATTCAATTATGCTAATCAATCTTTTACAAATATCTTCTCTTTCAGTTTGATATTTTTCACTTAACTTTATTCTCATTATATAAAGTTAAGCAGTTTATATTTAATTCGTTTTGTCTCATTTTTCTTTTTAGTCGGTGTAATAATATTCATACCCATTTGTGTATTTTCTAAAAATTCAAAAATAGTATGTAAAATAAACCAGTTTAGTATAGAAATACTCCAGAAATATACTATTATGCCTACAGCAAAATGAAGATATGTATACTGGTCAAATAAACGAATCCCCATTATAATTATATAATATAATAAAACATGACGTTTGAAATGTTCAAAGGTGTAAACGATGTAATTTAGACGTTTCATTTTGCAATAACAATAACAATATATAGTAAAAATCTTTTACTTGTATAATATAACATGTCGTGTGATGCTCAAACCGCTAAATTATTAACTGAACAAGCTGAAAAATACGATAAAATTATTGCAGCGACATCTGCATCCGCTGTGGGAAATGATTTTATTAACAAAGCACAACAATTTATGGATTGTGGAACTGATTGTCAAGCCTCAAACAAAGCCCAAACATTATTACACGACTATCAAGTGGCCCAAATGAGCTTGTTTAATGGAACGAATAACTTGGAATCTAGCTCTAAAAATTATTATACATTTGCCAAGGGGGACCCCGCCTATAATGAATTCAACAAAGGAAAACTCGGTGATGTGGCTGACAAAATCACGAAAAAGTATTCAAATATGTTTAATGAAATTGCACAAAATTCATACATTTTGAACAACGTGTATCAATCCGATTTTGTAAATGTGAACCATGCAAAAGAATTACATCAGGAGCTTGTACAAAAAAATAGGACTCTTGAAACGAGCTTAAAAGATACCTTAAATGATATATCCACTAGTGACCGAAAAAGTTATTATGAAGACCAAGAATTGACCGATTTGCGTTGGTGGTACTATGTTTATTTGATAATATACATTCTTTTGTTGGTGACCTTTGTGGCATCATGTTTTTTGGTTCCCACTGAAGTTTCAAGGTATAAAAAAGCAGGTATAGTTGTTTTTTTAATATTGTACATATTTTTGGCAAAGTATGCTGCCATAGGATTTCTCAAATTGTTGAGTTATATTAGCTCATTCTTTCCAAAGAATGTGTATTTGTCCATCTAATTTTTTGACACACTTGCTTATTTACACCTTTGGATATTGGATATTATTATCTATACTCAATTTATGGAGGCCGATAAATTTCGTAATTATGATAACGCAACCCCTCGTGTAGTTGAACATTATTTGAATATGCGAAGCAAGCAAACTATTGCACATTATGATAAAATGGCTGCAAAATATACATTTAATGACCCAAACAAACGAATGACGATTTTAGATGCATTTCATAAACTGGAATCATACGTAGATGCGTCTGACCCTGATTTGGAAATTCCTAATTTATTTCATTTATTACAAACTGCAGAAGGTATTCGAAACGCTGGACATCCAGAATGGTTTCAACTTGTTGGATTATTGCATGATGTTGGCAAAATAATGTTTTTATGGGGAACCGATGATGACGGACAGAATGGCTATGATCATCGTGGCCAACAATGGTCGTTAGGTGGCGATACATTTGTATGTGGTTGTGCAATTCCTGAAGAAATTGTGTTTCCTGAATTCAATAAGTTGAATACAGATATGTCAAACGAATTATATAATACAAAATATGGAATATATTATCCACATTGCGGGCTTGATACACTGAAATTTTCTTGGGGGCACGATGAATATATGTATCGAATGTTAGTAGCTAATAAAGCGCTAATTCCGTACGAAGGATTGGCCATGATTCGATACCATTCAGCATATTCTTGGCATACATATAACGCATATGAACATTTATGTAATGAAAAGGATGCTGTAACAAAAGAATGGGTTAAAAAATTTAATGTGTTTGACTTGTATACAAAGAGCAGCGATAATAAAATAGATATTGATAAAGTATGGCCATACTATGAAGCGTTGTTGAATAAATATGGATTAGGTGGACAATTATGGTGGTAAAACGTGAATGATTTGGCTTTGAATTGGTCAAACACATATGCAATTATGGTAATATATATTGATTAATAAAGCGTGTTCGTTCTTCTATCGTCAATAATCCCCAAATTAGTCGTGAAATACGTGTTCTATTTTCTACGTTGTTGTTTGAATAATATTCTGTTTGGAGGTACATGTCTATTGCTGGCATATTTGAAATGAGTTTATATTGTTGAGAGGTGAAATATTGGACCATACAAAAATTCACAAGATCTGTCATGAGTATCTCGTCATTGAAATCAAAGGAATATACATTACTTACAATACGATAATCCACAACAAAACTCCGTATATCTGCCAATAATTCTCTTGGTTGTGGGAGGTATGTATAGGGTAAAATACATTGCTGAACTAAAAGTTCGGGAACACCTATTAAGTTTGCTAACATTTTTATCATGAAATATAAATGCTTTTAATTTAATTTATATATTATAGTTGAGCTATACTATATATGGTCTTATCTTTATATGTATTTACAAAAAAAATACACGTATGTATTTTTGTTGTTTTGGTTTGTTGTTTTATTTTTGTGTTGTTTTATTTTTGTGTTGTTTTATTTTTGTGTTGTTTTATTTTTGTGTTGTTTTATTGGTTTTTGATTATGTCCTGGTTTTCAATCCACTATTTCAATCAAATCATCCACCTTTTCAGGATATGCAATCTTAATGCCTGACCAACCCGTCGGCTTCCATTTTCCAAATTTCTTTTCCATGTATTCATACAATTCAGTACCTTTTGGCATCTTGCGCATGCCTTGAGATTCTTGAAACCACATCTTAAACTCATTTGCCAATTCCTTCTTACAAACCTTGTCTGCCTCATTATCAGTCTTGATAATCATTTCATGTACAAAGGCGGCAATATGATCCTGTCCTTGACGATACCTATTCGAAGAGTCCTTTACCATATCGCAATCTTCAACATGTCCATTTGTTTCAAACGCACGTTGAACTAGCATGCTCGTAAACAAAGGCGCCCAAACTACAATCTTGTTATCCAAATCCTTGTCCTTTAGAAAGTGATATGGTTCATTTTCATCCACCTTATCCACAAACTTGGACATAAAATCGCAAATACGAATACGTCTCCATGTGCCGTCATCATTGCTATTAATTTCAAACAAGGAATTCGTGCACACACATAACTTGAATTGTGGTGTAAATGTTTCACTCGCAGAATACAACGCACGTGCTTGAATTTTGTCTCCACCTGTCAACTCCTTCATAACACCTTCATTAATACGCGTATCTTTGGACGGCTCTTGCATAACGGCATATCTCAATCCCTTCAGCTGGATAACCTCACTAGATGTTCCACCCACACCAGGACGTTTATCACTCACCAATGTAATTGGCACAGTTCCCGCATATTCACCCAAGGCATGATTCATAAATTCCACTAATTTACTCTTTCCATTGCTGCCATTACCACGATAAATGTTAAACGTTTGATTCAAGTTCGTGCCAATTAAACAAGATGCTAAATGGTCCCACATATATTTGCATAATTCCTTTACTGGGAAGAGTTGCTGCATAAAGGTTTGAATACCCTCTATTTGTTCTGCATCGGCGACAGCATCTACTGGACGATAAGCAATTCCAGTCGTCTTCGTAATATAATCTTGTGGATATCCATCACGGAAACACTTATTCTTAAAGTCAACCACACCATTTGTAAAGCAAAGCAGATATTTATTGGCATCCATATTTCTCGTAAAGAATTTGTCGTAAAAGATGGCCGCGGCCTCCTTCATGATATTATTCTTATCATTCGTCTTTCTCAACCTGATTTGCAGCTCACATACATACTTCATTTTCTTCTTATATGCTTCCACACGCTCTTGTTCTTGATTATCCCCTGCGCGTTTATAATCATCGGTGTATTGCTCAATCTTCTTTTGATATACGCTATGCATATCTCTTGAAATACACAAACGCAGGGTTTCACCATGATCAGGCTCCCAACGATGATTCACAAATGTGTACCACACTGGTTTTCCAATCAAGCTTGCACAAACAAATCGATCCTTGAACATGTTGTAAAGCACCATGGCAAAGTCATAATCTGTCGGTGAATTAATTGTCTCTTCAATATAACTATCTACTGTGTTATCCTTGACGCGTTGAAATTCTTCGAACGCATCTTGTTTTGCCCAATACATAATAGATCTTCTTGTCACGCCAGACGTCTTATTATTGTCAATGTGTCTGTTCCACACATTATACAATTCTGGAATAGTATTGTAATCAAAATCGGACGCCTTGCTTCGCAGCATGACCCACGACAAGAATAAACGTTCGTCCGTATGTTTTAGTGCAAATGCAACCTGTCTGTTCAACAGATGAGAACCCGGCTCGTAATACTTTTCAGGCAATACTTGCACATACTCATGCGTCTCTTTGATGAAATACTCTGCAGGTGTCAATGTAGACAAGATTTTATTGATTGCACGCACCAATATATCCTTGTTTGTAATTCCGGACAATGGAATATCTCCATTCATATCATCCGCACCGCCATCTTCATCATCATACAACAAGCGCAGCTTTGCCTTGCTATTCATTTTTGAACGTGGTTTCCCTCCCTCACTATTCAAGGTTTGTTTATATTCCTCTACAATAGACGGGTTGATTTCAAACTTGGGATGGTTTGGATATTGCGCAGACAATTTGAAGATATTCTTTGACATGTCAAAATCTATCACACGCTTCTCTTCAATCATGAATTCACCATCATTATTATCATATTTGATCTCAAAATATTGAGTCAACTGATATGCATCTTGCCCCGGTTTACGTGATCCATACATTTGCCAATTAGTTTTTCCTTTGCTAATACCCTCATCTAGAACCGCTGCCCAGCTATTTGTAATTGGCAACCCATCCCACATTTCAGCCAGTTTATCTAATACCCGCTTTCGTAACATTGTTTGCATAACATTATCCATTTGAATTCCAATGATCATATGGATTCCGTCCTTGGTCAAAGATTTGTCTTCCAATCTATTTATCTTGGGCTTTTCCATAATATAGACGGGAAACTCCACGTTTTCCACAAAGGTAAAGAACCCCTTCAACTCCTCCAGATACAAGAGCACCATATCTTGAATATGCTCCTTTGTGTGTTGTCTGGAATCGATTTTGTATTCGTACCTAAAATCAAAATCCACTAATATTGGGCCGCCAGTATTGAGTTGTTTCTCCGTCAAATATTCCATTTGATTTTTAACCATTACCTTATCATAATAGTAGACAAAGAACTCAGGCAGTTCCTCGGGTGTGATATTATAGGCACCCCCATAGATTTGGAGGGTCTTGTCGGGAATTCGTGTATGAGTTGGTGTGGATTTGGAATCATTCTTACCATTATGCTTTAATAGGAAGTCTGACAAATCTTTATATGATGTCATTTTATAGTATACTAATGGTATATATTATTTTATTTCTATTTCATTTTTTTTAACATTTATTCAATATTCAAATCGGCGGTTCATAAATAATTCAATGCATAAATGGTATAAAAATAATACAATATATTTCATATTATGGCAGAATCAACTATTTCTAAAGTTATATCAAAAGATACAATAACCCGTTTATTAAAAGATGTAAAATCCCTTAGGCAAAATCCTCTCACGGAAAATGGTATCTATTACATTCATGACGATACGGATGTCTTGAAAGGTTATGCCATGATAGTGGGACCCAAGGACACACCCTATTTTGGGGGATATTATTTTTTCTCACTTGAATATCCCACAGACTATCCGCATATGCCACCCAAAGTGAAATTCCATACGAATGGCGATAATATTCGATTTAATCCCAACTTGTACAAATGTGGAAAGGTGTGTGTTTCACTTTTAAATACTTGGCGCGGAGAGCAATGGACATCGTGTCAAACGATCTCTACGGTGTTATTGACCTTGTGTATATTATTGTGTAAAGACCCGTTACTCAATGAACCTGGTGTAGATAAGAATCACAAAGATTTTGAAGCATATTCACGAATTATTGAATACAAGAATATAGAAATTGCATGCTTACATATGATCAATAAGAAAGACACCATTTTTTCAATAGAATTTGATGCGTTTTATTCACATATGAAAGAATATTTTGAAAAAAATATAAGTGCCATTACGGAAAATTTAGAAAAACACAAGAGATTACACACGAATCCTGAAAAACTCATGACGGGACTTTATTCCATGTCCACCATACTCGATTACAACAAATTATATAATTATTTTATAGAAACGAAAATAAAGTTGGCTTTAGACAACCACGATAACAAGGAGAATAACAAAGACAATAACAACTAACTTTTATATTTAAAATTGATTTAAAATAATTATAATGAGGTATATAATATATAGTAACTAATATGCACTTCTGTGACGTATGCCAAAACATGTATTATATTCGTATAGATACAGATAATCCAAATAAACTGGTTTATTATTGTAGAAAGTGTGGAAATGAATCTTCTAACTTGAATGCGAATGACATTTGTGTTAGTAAAACATATATTAATCAAGGTGAGCCAACATTCACTCATGTTATCAATAAATATACTAAATTGGACCCAACTCTTCCGCGGTTTAATACTATTCTTTGTCCCAATCCAGATTGCACCACAAATACAAAGGATACGCCGCGCGAGATTATTTATATACGTTATGACCAAATAAACATTGATTACATTTACTTGTGTTCTACATGCGATACAAGTTGGAAGACTGAAAAACAAGGATAAAAATATGAACGGAACCGATGTGGTGTGTATATATTGTATTTTTTATTGTGATTGGCGCACACTTTAAATAAAAATTGATTATTTATTTAAAGTTATCTACAGAGTATATAGTAGCAATGAGCGATATAGAGAACGATCTCTTTGATAATTCAGATGACAACGATTCAGATGTGGAATCTGATGCTGGATCAGAGTTAGGTTACGATGAGGTTACAAATAAAAAAATGGATATTAAGAAAAAACCACCCAAACCACCTACTGATGAACCTGAAGCAGATGACGATGATGATGATGCAGATGTAGATGATGATGTTGTGGCGGATGTTGATGCAGATGTAGATGCAGATGATGAAGAATATGTAAGTGGTGATGATAATGCCGCAGATGATGAAGATGATGATGAAGCTGATGAAGAAGCAGAAAATGAAACAGATGAATATATTCCAAAAAAAAGAGATGCTTCCATGACGGCTGCAGTGCCTGAATTTGATAATCAAGACGGAAATACTGATGATGAAGATGACGATGAGAATGATGAAGATTATTTACAAAAATTTGATGCGGATATTAAAAAGAATTATATAGTGGATTACCATCCAGAATGTATGATTCATAACTATGAAGAAATTAGTGCATTGACCAAGGTGATTCGTGACAAGGACAATATTATCGTGGATCCATTGCACAGAACTATTCCATATTTGACCAAATATGAACGCGCGCGTGTATTAGGTCAACGTGCAAAGCAAATTAATATGGGGGCAAAGCCATTCGTCAAGGTGCCTGAAAATATCATTGACGGGCACTTGGTCGCTGAAATGGAACTTGCTCAAAAACGCATCCCATTCATTCTTCGTCGCCCTCTTCCTGGAAATAGTGGTAGTGAATATTGGAACTTAAAAGACCTAGAAATTATTACATTTTAGTGGTAATGCAAATTGTATTGTATAAAAATAAATATGATTTTATTTGTTTTATTTATTTTTATATTTTTTATGAGTTATGTTGTGTGACGTACCCGGTTTATTCGTCAACCGCAGCACGTCCCTTGTCCAACAACCAATCCTTTTGAGGCCTATCCACCAATTCATTTCTTTCTATGATGGCGTTCAAGATATAAGGTGTCATGTTTGCTTCTTGCATTTCATAACGTAAACTTGAGGTATCCTTGGGGAAACAAGTTCCACCGAATCCTCTCTGGCCGTCATGTCCAGGAACCATGGTATGACTCGACAAGATTCGTTCGTCTGCAGTAGCCAAGGCCCTGACAACTTCATAATTGACTTGTTTTTGCTCACAAAATTGGTAGATTTCATTGCAAAAAGACACCTTTGTTGCCAAATAGCAATTCTTAAACATCTTGATCATTTCCGCCTCTTTGTTCGTGATAAAATGCAAGTTATTGTGCTTGATCCGGTCATTTGCGTGCGCCAAGCTAAACAATGACGATATTTTCTCCTTCATTTGCTCGTCTTCGGGCTTACCCAACAAACCAAACATCCAATCCTTGTTGTTAATAAAGTCGTTAATAAAGTTCTTTTCGGTTAAAAATTCAGGCATGAAATAGCAATTCAACTTGTCGCATGTTCCTACTGGCACAGTAGATCTTAGGACAATATATCCTTTGTAATCAATGGATGCTAAATCTCTTAGAACAGATTCAATGATATTTAAATGACAAGAGCCGTTCTTTGACATGGGTGTCGGGACACTGATGAATACAATTTCACACTTGTTCATGTCTGCTAAAACGAGACCTTTGGGAACACATGATTCAGGATTAATATCATAAGCTAAAATATCAATATCCTTGCACTTTAGTTGAAACGTGGCTTTGCCAACAAAGCCATTACCAATAATACCTACGATCATTTCTAAATATATATTTCTTAATATTTTTAAGTTATTTACGAATTATGTGTTTTGACTATAATATCCAATATATTATCTATATCCTGTGTTGTCATATCAATAGTGCACGGAACACATAAAATATGATCGTAAATATATTGACTATTTGGAAGGCTTTTCAAAGGATGATAATATTTTCGACAATATATATTTTCTTCTAACAATCTTTTTTCATATGCATCATCATATTTATCAAACAAAATGGAAATACAGGCAGGCACATTTTTGTCGTCATCATGAAAACTTGGGAATAATTTAAAATAAGTTATATTTCGACGTTTCATTTCGTCCTTGAAATATTTGTATAACTCATTATGTTTTTTAATAATAGTGTCAAACATAGTGTCCCAATATTGTAATATGTATACTGCAGATATATCGGACATTTTTCCATTCGTGCCTTCTTTTACAAAATAGTTATCGGTTAGTCCTATGCCAAAATTGATTAAACATCTAACTGCTTTTTCATATTGTTTATCTACAATAATTGCGCCTCCTTCACCAAAACCAAATGGCTTTGTATGATGAAAGCTAATTCCACATCCAATTCCGTAATTAATACAATTCTTACCTTTGTAAAAGGTGTAGCAAGTTGCTGCATTATCAAATATCAAGTATTTATTGTTCTCTCTAGCCCATGCTTCATATTTGTCGATGTTGACCACATTTCCAAAGATGTTGGTGATAATGACTCCATCAATAGAATCATCTATATTGCTCAAATCAATACCGCCATCTAAATCTATATCAAGTATGGTAGTATCTTGTAAATTTGCTTGTACTGATGGTGGAAAAGTGAAAGCCTGTGTTGCCCATTTTAATTCTCGATTTGCTTTATATTTTATTGCAGCAGCTAATATGTGAATTGCAATAGAACCATTATTTACGACGATAACCGCCTTTTCATTTTCTATGCTAAAATGCTCACGTATTTTTTCCTCCAATAAATGTACATTTGGGCCATAATTTGTAAAATGACCAGTTTCTTCTGTATTTGACAAATATGTTTTTACAGCACTATGATTTATAGTTTTTTTAGGTACCCAATTTATCATATAATATATATTATATAATAAATCATATTATCAAAAGTAAAAGTATACATATTATAATGCCATTGATATTTTATCATCATTTGATTTACCAACTGATTTTGCTGGAACGCCCATATAAACATTATATTCGTCTGTATTTTTTGTTAAACATGCACCCATCGATATTAAACTACCTTCCTTAATTAACAAATTATTTCGTATAGTTGAATTTACACCAAACCAACAATAATTTTCAATTACACAATTACCTGAAATAACCACATGTGATGTTATAAATACGTGGTCCTTTATAATTGAATGATGTCCAATATGATTTCCGCTCCATAAAACACAATTATTTCCTATTTTAACAAATGGCTGAATAGTATTGTCTTCCAATATAAAACAATTCTCACCGATATCTTTGGTTAAAATAGTTGCATATTTACTTATATATGATATAAAAGTATACCCTTTTTCTTTACCTTGATTATATACCTTTTCACGAATTTTATTTAATCCTTTACCCGTCATAGGGGCAAATAAATAATATTTACTCGGTGGATAGATATTTTCTATATTTTCAAATTCTACTAATGGTTTATCATATACTTTATCATCTTTTTTATATTCTTTATGAGCAGTAAATGCAACAACCTGATATTCATCGGTTGTTTCAGTTAAATAATAATTTGCCAATTGTGCCAATTGTTCAGTTCCAAAAATAATTACCTTTTTCATTATAATTGAATAATATAATTGAATAATATAATTTAATTTATTTATAAACGTATGTTGTGTATTCCCACAATTTGTAATGATTATTTATAATATAATGTCTTGATAAATTGTTCTTTAAAAATAAGCCTAATTTATCATATGATAAATAAAACAATTCATCTCTTTTAAAATCCACTATTGGACACATAATATTAAAAGCAATTCCAATATTGACTTTTTTAAATAATGTTTTTAAAATATTTGAAAAAAAATCAAACATTTGTTCGTCATCTAATTCTCTTTTTTCAGTAAAAACTCCATTTAAAATAATATAATCAAAATTAGGTATGCTTTCTATATTATCATTTAATATATCTAAATTATAAAATTTATGGTTTGGAAATTTGTTTTTACAGCACTCATAAAATTTTGTAGAAATATCTAACCCACTATATTCAATATTCAACTTATTTTCTTCAATATATTCCAATAAATGTCCGCATCCGCAACCAAAATCTAGAAGAGAAAATTTGGTATTTTTATCTTTGATGACACTTAACATCATATCAAATCGTTTGTATACATCTTCTTTATTAGGCCAATCTACCCCCAAATGACTATCCCCATATTTATCTAGGCATTTTTCATAATGTTTATAAATAATTTTATAACTCATTTATATGTTATTTAATTATATATTATAAATTTATATTATTATATAATTATATTATTATACATTAAATGGACAAAATAGCTATTAAATTAACTATTAGAAATGAAGACGATTTCTTAGATGAATGGTTTCAGTATCATATTTCTTTAGGATTTATAAATTATATAATATATGATGATGAGAGTAGCGATAATACAAGACAAATTTTAGAATTTTATAAAAAAATAGTACATATAGAAATTAATATAATAGACACTTCAAAAATGCAACATTTTACACATATTTTTTCATATAAACAATTTGATTATATATTAAATATTGATGTAGATGAATTTTTATATGTCTCACCTGAATTTCATTTAATTAATTTTTTGAATGAGAATAAAGAGCAACGTAATTCTGTAATTATAATACCAGGAGTAGATTGTGGTAACCCCTCTAATTATAATAAAAAAATAAAAAATCTTGAAGTATTAAAATATAACTTTTTAAAAAATAATATAAATATTTTACAGACTGAATATAAACATTTTTTTGATCCATCTAATAGCACTCATTTAAATGGTCACAAATCAAACCCCATAAATAATACGAATGTTGTATACATGTATGATAATAACATACAAAATAAGATATTTATAACAGAACAATATATAGATACATTCAAATTATTAATATTTCATTTTCTATCAAAAGATTCAAATCATTATAAAAATTGTCTAATTAAATATAGAACCAATAGTAAGGATTCCATTATTTTAAATCAATATAGAATTCACGAGGATAAGATGTTAGGTCATTTAAATAATTTAACTTATGAAAATAATAAGCATATTAATTATTCAAAAAATGTATTATTTCATTTTTATAAAAAATATGGTTTTTTAATAGTAAGAAATTTATTTGACAAAGAACAGATTCAAAATATAACTAATCAAGCTCAAAATATATATAAAACGCAGATGATGAAATTAAACTTAATTAGTAGTTTAAATATAACTAACCAGGAGTTTGAAGACAAAATTAAAATATTATTTCAAAATAATTTTGATACATTTTTAAATTGTGGAAAACAATGTCAGCATATTATAGATTTATGGAAATTATCATTAGACGATAAAATAATTAATATTATTCATTTTTTAGGTGTAAAAATCCCAATTATAAGCACGAGACCAGTCTTGTTTAGTAATTCTAAGTATATAAGTAAAACAGATATGAACCATACTGTTCCACCACATCAAGATTGGGCGTCCATGCAGGGGTCAATTAATAGTATTGTTTGTTGGATACCATTGGTTGATATTGATCAAAAATTAGGATCGATTGCTATAGTTCCTGCAAGTCATACGTGCGGACTTTTATCAAATGAGAAAAAAGAGAGTTTTGGGTTAGTAGATAAATTTAACGATGATGATTTTAAATCATGTGATGTAAAACAAGGTGATGCAATATTTTTTTCGTCCTTTTTAGTGCATAAATCCGGTGATAACATTACAAATAATATACGCTGGAGTACGCATTTTAGATACAATGATTTGGACGAAAAAACATTTGTTGAAAATGGATATCCTCATGCTTATATTTATAAACCGAAAGATGAGTTGTTAGTTCCTAGTTTTGATACAAAAAAAGCAACTAATAATTATTTTGAGAATACATAATTATATAAACCATCATATTTGGCACCTCCTGTAGAAAAAACATCATATATTTTTTCAACTTTTAGATTGAAATCCTGTAATTTATTTATGATAATATGATATTGATTTTCTGTTTCTTCTTGTAAGATTTTTAGTAGAATTATATCTTTGTATCCATCTTTGTAAAGTAGATTTCTTACAATCAAAAATTTTACAGGTTTTTCTTATATTGTCTTTATTTTTCAAATAATATTTTACGGCAGAAATTTTATAATCCGCACTTTTATGCGTCATTACTATAATAAAAACATAAAAAAATTACTCATAATTTGTCCCATTTTAAATCTTCAAGGGTGGTAAATGTTATTCCATTATATATAAAATCTGTCATATATATAATGTATATTGAGATATTTAATAAACTAAATAATAATAAATTCTCTAATATTGTCCAAAAAAATGATATATATTATATTTTTGGTATAGATTCAGTAAAAATTCATCAAGAATTAAATAAATTTATTATTTTTTATGAAAAATATAGTTTAGATTTTGAATTTATTGAAAAAATAAACATTAATTATAATTTTGACAAAAGTACCTTGATTTGGGATATTTTAGAACATAATGAGTATTATATATTCCTAATTGAACAAAAATCAATTGATTCTACAACACATCAATGTAAATTTTACAAGTATTTTATTAAAAAGGAAAATATATGTAATTTTATAGTTGATAAAATTGAACCAATAGATTTAGAAAATTATTTAATTTCAACTTTATTTAACAATCATATAATAGCATCTAAAATTGAAATAGATGAAGAACGCCCTGATTATTTTTGGGGAAAATATTTATTTCATTTTCAAAATGAACATCACGAATTTTACAGACCTACCTTTGATAGTATAGTGAATTATACAAAAGATAAGGGTCATATTTTGCATTATATTGAAGAAGACAAGACCATAAATGAATACAAATGGTATTTTGACAATGACGGGAATTGTGTTTATAAAAAATATTTTGTTGTTTTTTCCATACGTCATAAATATGAAGATAACCCAACAAAATATTATTATAAGATATATTCTGCTAATAGTGATGATTTAAAATATTTTTATGATACAAAGGAAATATCGATTGAAAACAATATCACGGATTCTAAATGGTATTGTTATCCTGAAGTATTTAAACAAGATAATAAATATTATGTTTTATTGAATCAAGATGATTTTGGAAAGGAAAAGGAAAGTTTACTAGGTAAACTACATATAACCATATAAATTTTGTTTTTATTTCCTATGAATCGGAAAATAGGTGTGTTCTATATATGATTTTTTTATTTTATCATATATTTCTTCATTCAAAATATTTTTATAAATAGTGTAATGAAATTTTATATCCGCTATTTTATTTTTAAATTCAAATAAGGTGTCATTATCTTTTAACCCGCCTCCTAAATGATATAACTCATAATTATTTTCAATACCATATTGTATAATACTACAATGGATTAAATTATTCGGTCTCATGTGTCGATGTTCTAACAATGAACCGCCTAAATGATAATGCAATAGCTTATTATATTTAAAGACCATACAAGATGCAATTAAATCACTCTTATTATAGACATTTGCAAAAAATATGTTTTCTTTTAAATGAAATAAGGAATAATAATATTCTTGATTAAAATAATAGTATTTTGTTGAATTTAATTTATCCATGGTCAAATTATAAATAGTTATAAATTTGTTCAAATTTTCTTCATTAAAATCTTCCATTTTAAAAATTAAACTATTGTGCAAAGCTATTTTATAACCTCGTTTATTATCTCTGTGTGTATCTTTTAAATATTCGTCAAATGATTTGTATTGATCTATTTTTATTCCAAAAGTTATTCTTGATATAATACGATCATAATGCTTGGAAATATTAGAAATATTAGTGAATACATATGGATTTTGTCTGATAACTTCTGTCAAATAGTTTCGTTTCCTTGCCTCTTCTCTGAAAAGCGGTACAAATTCATTAAGTGTTTCCTGTTTTTCAAAATAGTATCCTGAATATCCATACGGACTAATCAAATCATAGTAGGTCTCCCTATCAAATGCATATGACCTTTTCAAATATACATAAATCAAATCTTTGAACCGACATAATTCCCATTCCGCATTATCAGAAAATTCACATGCCTTGCCATATTCAGGTGTAAAATATATATCAGGATAATGAATATCAGTATTATTTATAGTATATAAAGTATAAAAAATTATATTTTCCATTTTATATTTAAATATAGTATGAATATAAATATAAAATGGAAAATAAACTTATTTTAGTTACATCAATACTACATAATGAAATAGTATATATTGATGAATGGATTACTTTTCATTTAAAGCAAGGTGCAGATATTATTTATATTTACGTCAGTTACAAGGAAGATGAATCTAAAAATGATACACTATTCAATACAATTGTCGAACAATATAAAAACGACACAAATATAATTTTTAATTATCAAAAGCATTACGATTTTGTGCATATAAGAGAATTTGTAACACATGAAAAATCAAAATACCCAGATGGTTGGTTGTCAGTCTTAGATGTAGATGAATTTTTGTATTCACCAATAAAAGATAAGTATATAAAGGATATTATTTATGAATATGATAATAAAGATATATCTGCGGTTCTAGTGAATTGGAAATGTTTTGGAAGTAACAATTTAGATGCTAAACCAGAAAATGTATTACCATCATATACCAAGTGTGCTGATGACAAAAATGGAATAAATTTTGAATGCAAATCTATTATAAAAATTAGCGCTATAAAAAGCATATGGAATTCGCATATGTTTCATTTAAACTCTGGGTTAGACTACTATACAAGTAGTGGAGTAAACCAAAATGATCATAATTTACAATATGTAGATATTATGAAATCTAAGCATATAGATTACATTAAAGAAGTGTTTAATAAAAATAGTACCCCAATAACCTATAAACGAAATGATTTTAAACATTTTATCTATCCAGAAAACACCCCAAGACTTGTAATAAATCATTATATTATACGTTCAAAAGAGGAATACGTATTGAAGATAAAAAATAATCCTCAACGACCCGATAGATATAACATCAATATTTTTAATAATATTAATAAAGTATCTAACACTGATACAAATACTGATATACTTATGAAAATATAGTACATGTATTTTAATATTCAAACTAATATACATATAGATTTCTGCTTTCTATTATTTTTTATACAATATAAATTCATTTATATAAGGAAATTTCTTTTTATCATAAATATTGTGGTGATTTTCTAAAGCCCCTACTATTTCAAATTCAGTAGAATCGAGGTTTTTAACCAAAAAATCTACAGCCGGTTTTACCTCAGGAGAAAATTGTGCATCATGATAATCATCAAATATAATATATCCATTGCTATTTACAAATTCCTTATAATTGTTAAAATCACGTACAACCGCATCATATTTATGATCACCATCAATAAATAATATATCTATCTTTATTTCTTGTTCTTTTAATTTTTGTAATAAACTAATGTCTTGAGAATAATTCTTAAAAATTGTAATATTATTATTATTTACATTTAGATGTTCTAAATTATTCTTTATTGTATTGTACATGTCTGGTATTGTATCAATACACGGGTCTACGCAAAAAACATTTGTTTTATATTCATGTTGTAGTATAAGTCCTGCTGATGATCCAGACATTGTTCCAATTTCCAAATATGTTTTCTCTCCATCTCCTAGTATGGTTCTAATATCATACAATATTGAGGTGAAATTATGAAAGATTCGTGAAGTTTTATTGAAATTTTTGAGTTGTTTGTTAACTAACTCTATAATTTTCAATGAGTCAGAATTCTTGTAGAGATTTGCTAAATCGCACATATCTCCAATATATTATGTGTTTATTTTATTATGATAATTTTGACGCAGAATAGTTCCTTGTTCAAATTCGTCCGTGAAAATATTGTTTTTTCCGAATCCCATACTAACCAATATTCGTGTATCTGCGCATGGTGCATCCATACCTCTATGCGTAATTCGCTGGTCAAATATAACAACATCTCCCTTTTTGGGGTGCAAATAAATTGATCCGCCGAATTTTAGTTCTCTCTGCAAGTGACTTCCAGGGACTACTTGAAGTGCGCCGTTATTATTGCCATGATCTTGCAAATAAACAGCAACCTTTACTATTTCATGCTTCTCTCCTTCATGTTCTGCCCATATATCATGTATTTGGTATTTTGCATAATTATTATTTAATTTATCTTTATGCCAACCAACCACACGATTGATTCCAATATCATTATGACTACAAAAACGATAGTTGTTGTCGCCAAAAATCATTTTCAGGGAATCGTGAACCCTATGTGAATCCTTCAACTTGTGTGTTATCGGCAAATTATGTCTGCCCAAAAAATCGACGATATTTAGTCCCTCGGCCACAACTATCTTGGACGGATTGTCTCTAACGTATGCATTAATTTCCTCTTTACATGCATCCAATTCTTCTGAAGAAAATATATTTTCGCATATGACATATCCATCTCGTTGATATTTCTCTATATCGCACATTATATTATATAAAAATAATTAATTATTATATATTATACTCAAAATCATCTATATATCACACAAATATACGTGAATTAATTTATTTTTTTATAATATATGCAGTTGGAGTTCTACCCCATTGCAATGTTTTAATAGTTAATTCCGGATGTTCTTTTAAAAATCTGTCAACTGCATTTGATTCCGTCCACTTTTCACACGCATATTCATCAAACACAATAATACCTCCTCTTACTATTCTATCATATAATAGATTTAATGAAACAAAGGTTGGTTCATCAATATCTAAATCAAGATACAAGTATGATATTCTAAATCCTGGATTTTCATCGAGATACTTTGGAATTGAGCTTGTTACATCACCTTCTATTAATTGGTAAATATCAGTGTTAAATCCCATTCTAGTATTTGTTAATTTCATTTTACTTATAAAATATTCAATGTCTTCTTTACTAATACCCTCATTCATATTAACATTTGAATTTTTATAATATTCATCTAATTTTTGGTCATCTTTATTCAACAATTCTTTGTATTCATTTGATTTTGAGAATAAATCAAACCCAATAACTTTTTTATTTGAAGCAGGAATAAAAATTTCTCTCATTTTTAATAATTGTGCAATACCAGTCCCTTTAAATACACCGACCTCAACTATATCACCTGGTATATCTAATGTCATTTTGAACAAATGTTCCCTTACTAAAAATTTTCTTAATCTTTCAACATCATCATTTAAAAAAAATCCATTATATAAATCCCATTCATTTGTAGAAGAAAGAAACTCTTTTAATTTCTCCATTCAATATATTATATACCATTTTGAAGATTTAAATCCCTACAAAAATACGAATTTAAATTTCAAGCATCTAGTTCCAATCTTTTGCTTCATCTATGTCAAGAGTATCTTCTTTATTCATGAGATATGGATATATTCTTTCACCTGAAATGGTGGCATTTTCCAATATAGACGTATTAAATATATCAATATATCCGTTATGCAAATAACATTTGGGCAATATTTGTCGACATTGGTTATACGGCTCATCTATATCGTCCACCTTTTTGAAAAGAGGCACCAAAGTATTTTCTGTTAGAGTATACATTTTATAAGGCGATTTTTCAAACTCAATCACGCTTCGCAAACTATCATAATTCTCTCTATTTTCCAAAAACAACTCAATAGCCTTGTTAATATCTTCCACCCTCCGTAATGGTGATGTTGGACGCAATTGCAATACAATATCTGGATAATATTGCTGATTTTGCTTCAGCCATTCTACGCTATGTTTCATGCATTCATAGTCTGTTGATAAATCACCGGATATTTCCGACGGACGCAAAAAAGGAGCCTCCGCACCATATTTTATTGCAATATCCACATACTCTTTACTATCCGTAGAAACCACAATCTTCATGTCATATCGACATAGTTGCGCCTGTTCTATAGACCACGCCAATAGGGGCTTTCCACGATAGTCCTTGATATTTTTATGCGGCAACCCTTTACTTCCCGAGCGCGCAGGAATTATACATAGAATGCGAATCATTTAAATATAACTACACTATAATATTTAAATGATTATTTTCGTTGATATTGACGACACGATATGCTATTATACTGACGGAAATAAAGGCGATTATAAGTTGGCATTACCATATTCTGATAGAATTCATAAAATCAATCAATTATACGAGACAGGAAATACCATTATTTATTGGACCGCTCGTGGGACATTAACCCAAATTAATTGGTTTACTATTACGCTGAATCAATTACATGAGTGGGGTGCCAAGTTCCACGAACTTCGAATGGGAAAACCAGCATATGATCTATTTATAGACGATAAAAATATAAACAGCGATGACTATTTTAGCATAACCGAGTAGGCTTTGCTTATCCCTTTAACTTTTTTTTACACCTTCTAAATTAAAATTGATAAATGGGTTAAGAGACAGAACATTCACATTGTAATCTTTCTGAAGTATTTTTTTAATATGAATTGTCATATTTTCTATTTGTCGCAACCAATTATTATATTTATCTATTGCATCAGGTCCTCTCCCCCAAGCAATTCCTCGCGTTTCGATGGTATGATAGTTCGTAAAATTACATTCATTATTAAGGTTACAACAATCGTGACCAACTAACATAATATTTTTTGCACCCATATAATGAGCCAAATGAATCGCAGAAGTTATGGTAGAATATGTTATTACTAGTTTATCCTCTGATTTATCAAACATACATGTCTTTATTTGATTTGTGTCAACTGGATAAAAATCATAATGATCAAATGGTATTATTCGGCTAGGTGTTGAATAAATCATTTTATTTAATTGCCCTAACGTGCCTGCATTTGAATTACATACAAATATAAATGATTCTGGATTTGTTATATTCAAAGCTTCATTTATAAGTGCATGTTCTTTACGTAAATAATATGTGCATGGAACCCTTTTAAATACTTGATTTACGCCAATAGTTATTTTATTATCAAAAAAATCAGTATTTAAATAGTCTAAAGACTTTCCTGATCCGATTACATAAATGTCTTGACCAGTATGTATATCTTTAAAATCGTTTAAACACGACTTGGTTGGGTTCATAATATATTATATATTAACATTATTTTATATTAAAAATGTGTTTATAATATAATATAAATGGTAAAAATTATTTCTGAAATTGGAATAAACCACAATGGTTCTATTGAAGAATGCAAAAAATTGATAATGTTATCCAAAATTGCTGGTGCGGATTATGTAAAAATACAAAAAAGAAATCCTGATGTCTGTGTTCCTGAACATCAAAAATCCAAAAGAAGACAAACTCCTTGGGGTGAGATGAGCTATTTAGAATACAAGTGGAAAATTGAATTCACAGAAGAACAAATTAAGGAGTTGTGTGAATATAGTGATTCGATTGGTATTACATTTTTTGCTAGCGTGTGGGATTTGGATAGCGTAGCATTAATGGCCAAATACACAAAAATTGCTAAAATAGGCAGTGCCAGTATTAATGACTTGAAATTGTGTGAAGCCGCCAGAAAGGCATTTGATTTTTTGATTATTAGTACCGGCATGAGTACAGAAGAAGAGATTGAAGCGTGTGTCAATGTATGTAAACCGGATGTCATTATGCACACAAATTCTACATATCCGTGTCCAACAGAAGAGTTGAATTTACGATATATTGAACATTTACAACAAAAATGGGGACACCTGGCCGAAATTGGATATAGTGGTCATGAATATGGTCTTGTGACAACCTATGCGGCAGTTGCCATCGGTGCAAAATGGGTAGAACGTCATGTTACTATGAATAGACATCAATGGGGAAGTGACCATTCGAGCAGTATTGAGCCGGATGGTCTTATTAAACTTATAAAAGGTATTCGTGCTATTGAATCCGCTACTCAATATGCGCCTGGACCTCGAAAACAATTCGAGGGTGAAAATGCCAAAAAAGATAGTTTGAGAAAATAACAATATAATAATATATTTTTACATTATTCTAAACAATGAAGGTTGCATTATGTTTTATCATAAGTTATGAGCACATATTAAATAAAGAACATATTTGGAGGGAATGGATTGAACCCAATTCCGACCTCATTAATGTCTATTTCCATTACAAAGACTATAATAAAATAAAGTCCGTTTGGATTAAAGAACGCGCCATACCGGTGAGTTATATTGCGTATACCACCTATTATCATGTGGTTCCCGCCTATATAAATATATTGTCTTACGCATTTAACCATGATACTGGGAACCAGTGGTTCTGCATGCTCACTGATTCGTGTGTGCCCATTATTTCACCCCAGCATTTTCGCAATCTTTTTATGCAATATTACAAGGATAGCATCTTTCGTTGGAAAAAGGCGTGGTGGAATGTTCACTTAAACGGACGTGCCAATTTACGCCATCTAACCGAAGAATTCCATCTGGGACATGACCCCTGGTTTGTACTCAAGAGAGAAGATGTTTTCCGGTGTGTTCGTTTTGCATTGTCGGGAAATGCCATGTATAAACGCGTATGTGAAGGGGGGCTCGCTAATGAAAGCGTATTTGCCATTATTTTGCACGGATTAAAACAACTAGAATATGTGAAAAACGAGGTATCGCATATGACCAACTGGGAAAAAATGTCGTCCCCGACCAGTCCCTATGTATTCAAAACCGACACAGAGGAGGATGTCCAATTCATTAATACATTCCTGGATGCCAACAAATATACCATGTTTTTGCGCAAAGTAGATCCCGCTTTTCCTGACAAAATATTAACGCATTTTATTCAACGCCCAGCGCCACATGTGTCATGTGTTGCAGTGTTTACGTATTATGTTGCGTCATGTTATGTATTTACGTGTGCGTTTTTAATGCGCTCACAAGTTCTACTTATTTTATTCGGCCTGGTTGTTTATTTTTACTTTTGCTCTGTGTTTGGTTTTGGCTCTGGATCAAGTGATTTATTTGCAACCTCTTGTTCCATTCCAAGTGGTCCGTCTGTATTGTTATACCAATCATCAAACCCGAGCTTTTCCACTTGCAATGCTTGAGATTTCACCCAATTCAATGTTTTCTCGGTATAGCCTGGAATACATCCATAATCAAGGAGCATCCTATTGATAAGTTTCGTATTGTGACGAAAAAATAACACATTATATATTGTTTTTTCACATATTTTTCTTGACATACGCGCTAAATATACTATACGCAATATAGTATATTTTTTATTTTATCCAAAAAATAAAGAATAAAACCTCAAAAAAATGAAACCAAACAGATTACTCAATGATGGTCATATTGGACAATTCTTTTAGATATCGCTTGGAACAAGTTTCAACCAACAATCCATTCGCATATACACCATAGTTGCTGTAATAGTCATCATTTTCTAACGCAAAATGCCAAATAGTATAGGTCCCTGCATACACCCATGGTTCGGCTCGTTCATCTATTATAGCCATCAGTCGGTATTTTCTAGATGTCACATATGTTGCACCTAATTGCTTGATAGTTTCTTCTCTCTGTTTATCAGTGAGAACATCTACCAAAATAGAATGACACCCTGTAATGAACAAATCTTCGGTGAGTTCAGGATAATTTGCTGGTGTGCATTTATATAGACGATTTTGCGTGCGTTCATCCGTTCCAGGATTATGAATAGGGCCTGTTCCAATCATTACTACCGGTTTGTAGCCATCCAAACTTGTTTTGACGAGGGTTCCTGGTCTCATTTGTTCCACAGGCATATATGTATCTTTGCCATCTACATGACATAATATTTGCGAGCCTTCTAAAAAGCATGGCACATCTGATGGATATAAATTATAGGTCCCATCGCCAATTAATGTATCGCCATTGTTATATACTACTGATTTTGAAGAGGTCCCACTACTATTACTTGCAATTCTCCAACTAGTATATCCGCCATTTGTTCCATAAGCATCGGCAATTCCTACTATATAACCATAACTACCCCCTAATATATTTGTATTAGCTAATGCGTCTGCTTGTGATGGATAATAAGTCAAATTACCCCCAACCGCAAATGCTTGCTCGCTCATAGGACCTATCATAAGACGAGGCACCAACCCCGTATTCAGCGTCTTGTGTGAAACACCTTCATTAAAGACATATCCTGTATTTTCAAGAATAGGATATTCTGTGGTATTCACGACGAATTCACCTGGACAGCTGTTCAAATATACTAAATGTGTTCGTTCAAACTTTGCCATGCCAGTATCTATGTGAGGTGATGTGTCGCCTTTAATCCAACGCATCGGGATAGTAGTTACATTAGACAAATCTAATCCAAAATGCGTTTCAAGGGCGGTGCGTATAGAATCCGTTAACGAAATGGAAAAATATACCTTGCCATAAGAGGTGTATGTATCTAGTTTGGTCTTTGCTTCCAAGACTTCGGGAAGTTGCTTCAAGTAATTGATATCCTCGGTGGATAAAATATCACTAAAAAGGGAATCCATTATATACATACTTGGAGATTTATTCTCTAAAAGTAAACATAAATAGAAAAAACAGAAAACAGAAAACAAAGCAAAACAAAGGATTTTTTATTTTTTTATTTTTTTATTTTTTCTAATAGGCGTAATTATATGCAAACTCGTCATATGCGTTGTAATATGAATCAATGATTCTGTTGTTCATCATTACGAATCCGGCCATCAACGAATAGATTTCATTGGCGGTCTTTTCGTCCATAATCGTCACCATGGTATCAAATAACTCTTCATAATACGACGCGTTCGGCATGACATATGTTTTCAACCATCCCCCCGTTCCTTTCACTCTTTCTCTCTCTAGTCTAAAATAGCACATGATTCTTGGCACATCGTCTGGAAAATGTTGTTCAAAGGCGTCTATCATCAATTCTGGGAAATATTCGTCCCCCTGGTCGTCATATATATTTTGTAGCAGGTCATGCATGCTATATTTATCGCGCCATATACTTACCATTACGTCACGATATATAAATGAATATATATATCGTGTTATATCCGCAGGCAGCCTGTTTGTTGTTTGCATTCTTTTAATTGTTTGATTTACCTTAGTTGTATTACATGATTTGCCGTAATACGTTTCAATTTTTATTTATGTGTTACATCTTTGGACATGAATGTTTATAACGATTTTGTTATTTGAATGGAGAACCTACCATTTGTAGTGTAATTAGTACTTGCAAGTTGATATAATGTAAATGTTACTGAATTTACACCCGCATTCGTCGTAATAGTATCTACTACAGAACCAGATATTCTATGAATACCACCACTACCACCAGTATCAAATACAGCAAGGGCAGCGGGAAAATTTGAATTACAAGCCCTAAAACTAGTAGTAGTAGCACCTACAACATTGGTTGCAGTTAGATACGCCTCGGCATAATTTAGTCCACCAGCGCCTGTTCCTGACTCATTCAAAAACCAGTTAATCACATATTTTGTATTAGGTTCTAGTCCATTTAATGTTATTGGTTGGACTGTTGATCTAGGAATCAAAGCATTTGTTAAAGCTACATTTGAAATATCTACAACTAGAATCTGCGTTGAAAGTGGTCCTGCAGGTCCGGTTGCGCCAGTAATACCCGTCATACCCGTCGGGCCGTGTCCAGTGAGACCAGTCGGACCAGTTCCACTTAACAAAGAATAACTTGGTCCAGTGAGACCTCCGCCGCCATCGGGTATAAGTTGGCGCGCAACTAAATCAAAGCCTGGGGCACCTGCAGTGCCAGTTGGTCCTACCTGCCAACCGCCAATTGCACCTAATGTACTAGATATTGTTGGTCCAACATTGATGAATGGTGTGGCTATACCACTGGCAGTATATGCAATGCCGTTGTTATCTGCACCCAATGTGGCAACATTATTGCTTGGCCCGTAAATTTGAAGTGTTCCAGGACCCATCACAATTTCTTTCCATGCGGCTCCAGTAGTACCAAGTTGATATGTGTTGTCAGCCGTAGGTATGATGTCGCCACTAGCATATATTCTGTCGTTACCCGTAGCACGTCTCTCCACTTGTAGAGTGTTTGCATAATATAAGTCATTTGTGCCAGTCGGGTAGTTCAATAGCACAGAACCCGTTGATCCTTGTGGAATTTGGCCTGTGATAGTGGGCATTGGGCCTGTTGCACCAGTTATACCAGTAGGTCCAGTGGGACCAGTTTCTCCCTTAGGTCCAGTAGCACCCGTGATGCCAGTAGGTCCAGTGGCACCAGTTTCTCCCTTAGGTCCAGTAGCACCCGTGATGCCAGTAGGTCCAGTGGCACCAGTTTCTCCCTTAGGTCCAGTAGCACCTGTAATACCAGTAGGTCCAGTGGCACCAGTTTCTCCCTTAGGTCCAGTAGCACCGGTTATACCCGTGGGTCCAGTGGCACCAGTTTCTCCCTTTGGTCCAGTAGCACCGGTTATACCCGTGGGACCAGTGGGACCAGTTTCTCCCTTAGGTCCAGTAGCACCCGTAATACCAGTAGGTCCAGTGGCACCAGTTTCTCCCTTTGATCCAGTAGCACCCGTGATGCCAGTAGGTCCAGTGGGACCAGTTTCTCCCTTAGGTCCAGTAGCACCCGTGATGCCAGTAGGTCCAGTGGCACCAGTTTCTCCCTTTGGTCCAGTAGCACCCGTGATGCCAGTAGGTCCAGTAGCACCAGTTTCTCCCTTAGGTCCAGTAGCACCCGTGATGCCAGTAGGTCCAGTGGGACCAGTTTCTCCCTTTGGTCCAGTAGCACCGGTTATACCCGTGGGACCAGTGGCACCAGTTTCTCCCTTAGGTCCAGTAGCACCCGTGATGCCAGTAGGTCCAGTGGCACCAGTTTCTCCCTTTGATCCAGTAGCACCCGTGATGCCAGTAGGTCCAGTGGCACCAGTTTCTCCCTTAGGTCCAGTAGCACCCGTGATGCCAGTAGGTCCAGTGGCACCCGTGATGCCAGTAGGTCCAGTAGCACCCGTGATGCCAGTAGGTCCAGTGGGACCCGTAATACCAGTTGGACCTGTGTGTCCTGTAATACCTGTAGGTCCAGTATGTCCAGTTTCTCCCTTAGGTCCAGTGGAACCCGTAATACCAGTAGGTCCAGTAATTCCAGTGGGACCTGTAGGTCCAGTAGAACCCGTGATACCAGTATGTCCGGTTTCTCCCTTAGGACCAGTGTGTCCTGTAATACCAGTAGGTCCAGTATGTCCAGTTTCTCCCTTAGGTCCAGTGGAACCCGTAATACCAGTAGGTCCAGT